TGTTATTTTACCGCCTTCAAAATCTATCCCTTGAGAAATTATTTCACTAGCATTATTTTCTTTTTCTCGAAGAACTTTTAAATCTTTCGCATAAATTGTGTGACGTTTTCCAGTTTTATCAGTCCATCGATATTGATATATACCATCCTTTCTTTGGCTTTCGCCATTTTTTAAAACTCTGCCTTTACTATCTTTACGTCTTTCCATAAATAGACTCCTTACATTTACTATAAAGAGCCTTGATGTGACACTATAAGTATATCACACCAAAGCTCTGATTTCAAATCGAATAAGACTGGTCTATGTATTTTTCGAGTGCTTTGCGTTTAATCAAGCGTTTTGATCCAACCCATAGCACAAGCTGCTTGTCGTCCTTGTCTGTGATTTCTCTTAGTTTATGTGTGCCAATATTAGAGTATGCAGCAGCTTCTTCCACAGTAAGCGTCGTTTTTTCCCAGATTGGGACTTCTTTCATCCAATCACCTCCTCCATCGTATGTTCACCATATTTAGCCACACATACATTATAAAGGAGTATGGCACGGGTCATAAGACCAACGCCACCGATTCTGGGAGTAATATCAAAGCAATGATTATACTTCTCAGAACGCAGTTCCTCAGAGCAATCGCCATACTGTTTGCCGTCTTTATAGTTGATGCCAACATCAATGATAAGGTCTGGGCAAGAACCGGAGTTCTCATAACCATTGGTTTGAACATTCCACTTACAATCAAGGTCGTTTTCCGTAATGAGGTTCATACGACCAGCAGCAGTAATAAGAACATCCGCACGGAGAAGCATTTCTTCACGAATATACCTCTCCATAGAACTGTTGATGCTAATTACGTTGCAGTGTCTCCCGATCAGCATATCGACCAACGGACGACCTACGATATCAGACTGGCCGCACACAAGCACATTCTTGCCATCCAGATCGTAACCGATGGAGTCAAAAATCTTCATAACGCCAAGCGGAGTGCAAGGCTGAAATGGTGATGTAGAATTAAAACCATCAACATCAACTGCGTCTGGAATGCAGATATTTTTAGGGTTGATATGTTTTGGTAGTGGAAGCTGGACGATAATACCGTCCACATCTTCCCAATTATAATCTTCTAGTATTTTATTATTCAATTCATCTTCAGTGATATTTTCTGTCAATTTGATAAGTTCTGCTTCGATTCCAACCTCTTCACAGTCACGCAGCTTGCCACGGATATAAGCGTTAGACGCAGGGTTGTCCCCTACTTGATAAATATGTAAAACAGGAGCATAGTCATCTTCTGCGATAATATTCTTGATTTTATTCTTGATATCTTGTGCAATAGATTTGCAATCAATAATCATTGTGAACCTCCTTTATAAGAATCCAAGTTTTATCGTATTTCATAATCGTTGACAAGTTCAATGACATGATCGTTATCGCATATATAATAGTCGCATCTCCAAAATCTGTTGTGGGTGCTATTACTATACTGCCAATGAGTATTATCCTTTAGACAGATACCATCATGCCACTTGGCATTATTAAAATCCACTTGAATAATACGAAGAAAAACAATGGCTATAATCAACACTGTGGCAGAAGCAATCAACGCAAATATTTTAGAAGAAAGACTATCTGCATCTTTGTAATCCATTATAAACATTCTCCTTTGTAAAACCCTAATTCTTCCATAAAATTCACCTCGTTACTGTACTAACTCCATTATTTTTAATCTGTCCTTTTTGAACATGAATTATTACAGAGTCAGCATTAACAGTATTGGTTGACTTGTATTCGATATATGGAGCGTTGCTATCATATACAATTTTTACATGTCCTTTGATATTCATATAAGTGCCATTGCAAAGAACCGTAAGCATCTCGTAATTTTCTGCTGGGACATTAGATATCATAGTAGATGTATATCCGTAGATGCCCGGTTCCAGTTCTTCAATAGTAGCAGTCCACTCAATCGGATTATAATGACGATAGATACCGTCGCCAATCGCCCATACAAAATATCCAACAACAAGAGTAATGAGTGCGCCAACAATCAAAAATAGAATCTTTTCTCTAAAAGTGAGTTTTGCACTTTTATTCACAGTAAGTACCTCAATCCGCTCAAATATTTTTCCTTCAATCTTGGAGTCAGTGTATCCACCTGTGATAAATGATCTTTCATGTCAGCAAGTTTAACAAACCATGCGCAGAGACCATATTTTTTGAAGTTCAGATAATGAATCCTCTCGCAATAATCATCATAATTCGCTTCGTCTGGCTTCGTTAAAAGTTTTAGTGCTTTCTTGAAATTCTTTGGCAGACCACTCGGATCATAGTCTGTGTCCTCTAACAGGTCATGCATAATAGCCAAACAACGGCAATCATTTTTCAGGCTGTCTGGAATAGCAGAGTTTGCAGATACGTAATTCATAACACGAACAGTATGTTCAAATGTTTTATCGTCATAATACTGACGTGCAATTTTTAGTGCATCGTCAAGAATGATATAATTTTTATCAAGACTCATTTAATTCATCTCCTCATAAAAGTCTAGTTTTATTTTATAAATCCAATCCATTTTCCATCTTTTGTTAATGCACAGCCATAACTATTTGGATGCATTTTGCAACCTTCTTTTGTGATGCACTTACCACAGTTTGGATGTTCACCGTAGCGATACTTTTCGATGATTTCATTTTTGTTTTCTTTCATTGTCTGCCCTCCATAAATCATACATTTTATTCATCAAAAATTTTTTCTCGCAGAACCGGTTCGTCGTGGTTCTCTACACGACTGCCGCATTCTTGACATTGTGTTTGATAAAACAAAATCACATTCAATGACCTCACAATCCAAACACCTTCCGAATCAGACCAAAATTCACAACCACAATTGCATTTAAAGTGATATGCAAGTTCTTTTGGAGTCTGTTTATGTTTAATAATCTTAATTGCCATCAAGCACCTCCACGGTAAAAATATTTTTAGTTGCTTCTTTCCAAGAAATAAACTCAGATCCAGCAACTTCCGCTCTACATCTATAGCACGCAATCACATTATTCTCAGGAACGTCCAAATCAGGATTTTTAAAAGAGGCTACTCGAATCTTAGTTGTGCAACCGCAGTTCTTACATGGAAATACGATTACCGGATTTTTCAAACTATCAGTCTTATGCATATCTACGCCTCAATCTGCAAACACAAACGATGTAATAAAAAAGTTCGACTCAATAATCATGTTTTCCGCAGATAGAGCAACCTTGATGACTTCATCGTCTGTATGCGTCTCGTCATATTCTATTGTGTCGCAAACCTTATACATTTTGCCGTCTTTGTCCTGAAGTAGCATTCCCTCGCCAAGTTTTAATGGAGCTGTTTTCTTTTCTTTTCGAATATGTGCTTTCATATTGTTTATTCCTCCCACCCACCACTACTATTAGAGTTATTCGTTATCTAAAACATTAAGCATCATTGTGCCCTCTGCGCAACTTCCTTTAATTTGAACTCGACAAGGAAGGTTTGGAATATCATTGGCGTTATTGGCAAGTTCGTACTCCCACCAGTAATCCATTTCCCATCCGTTTTTGCTCATATCAATATTCTGATAGCCAAGTTTTTCAAGGATCTTCCCTACTTGATAAAGGGAAATTCGTTCAAAACTGAGATCAAGAATCTCTTCTCTATCTGCTTTGCCTACCCATCCAATAATATTAGTAGCTATCGGAAATAAAATATCCGTGCCTTCATCGTATCCATTTTTGCCTGCGTATGCCATAGAATCACTTCCTCCGTAAAATTTACCTTTTTACTTAATACCGTACTTGGCCTTGACCTTCTTCAGAGTTTCACTCTTGCTGTGATAGTCATCGCGAGCTGCCTGATAAGAAGTCATCTTCTCTGCAAGAACACGCTTTGCTTCGGCCTCTGCAACGTCAGCCTCTGCCAGCTCCTTGTTCAAAACAAAGCCGCTCGTCTTGATACCATCAATAAAATCATCCATACGATCCTTCTTGACGCTTTTCTCACCCATTGCACCAGTATCAGTGTTGAACATCTTTACAATAGAATCCTCGACACCGGCGATATTGTAAACATAAAAATACTTAGCCATAATTTAGTCCTCCTCAACTTTTTCAAATTTAAAAATAGTATTTTCGGTCTGAACAATAACATTCTTCTTGTCATTCGAGATGTAATAATCGGTAACACAAGACGTATGCATTGCGCCCGGATAGTTATGTCCTTCATTGTCTTTGATATACCGGAAACCGGCAGACTCATCGACCTTCAGGCGCACAATCTTCATAGTCATGCCAATCCAAGTAGGATACCAGCCGTCGTTTCGAGTGCGTCCAGTTACCAGTGAGATTGCGTTCACCAGCTTGTACTCATTCTTCATAATTTCGTCATCAATCGGATTTTCGTGAGTCAATGCAGCATTCGGCATCTTCTCAATTGTGCGTGTCAAAAGAAGCATGAAATGCATAAACGCATCATGTTTTTCTTCTCCAACATCGATTTCTGCGTACTTTCCCATCCGATACAGAAGCTCGGACGTATCGATTGTCTTTCCCATAAATTATTTCTCCTATTACACTACTCGTTCTTTTTCATCCCAATGTGCGATATTGTATTTGTCACGAACACGATTCAGTTGAGAAAGAACTTCTTTATATTGTGGATTGTTTGGTTCTGTCTCGAACATGGCCGTCTCTGCTTTCCCAAGTTCTTCGTTATATCTATAACCACCATTTCTTAGCTTTTCCCCAATGATAATCAATTCGTCATCACTTTGTACCGATTCGTCATAGATACCATTTTCATCATAGTATTTAACACGTCTTTCTACATATGGGGATTTAACTGTATATCCAAAACTGCATCGCATAAGTAATACTCCTTAATTATCAAACACCAGTGCTTCCGAAGCCATTATCACCACGCTCAGTTTTATCCAGGTCTTCTACAATATCGAACTGTGCCTGATAATACGGAACGAACATAAACTGTGCAATACGGTCACCATGAACAATCTCTTGCGGCATATCAGAGTGGTTATGAAGTGGAACCATAGCCTCTCCACGGTAGTCTTGATCAATAACGCCAACGCAATTTGCAGGTGCCAACCCCCTCTTAGTAGCTAGACCGCTGCGAGCATAGCCAAGAATCGCCCAACCTTCAGCCGGAGCAAACCGCAAACCAGTACCAATCATACGCGTCTCGTGCGGACGCATATAGATGATGGGATTGCCGTGCTCATCAAACAGATCGGCCTGATTTGCCGGAATATAAGCATACACATCAGCACACGCAGCTTTCTCAGAACCATAGGTCGGCAGATGTGCATCATCATAGATCTTATTGATTTTCACCTGCGGATGATAAATAGTAGTAATCACTTTGTTGTTTGGGAATTTTTCGTAATTTCCTAAATCCATAATTTTATTCTCCTTTTAACATTTTATCCAACATTTCATCGTCAATACCATAATTACCAGTATATTTCAACCCGCAACTCTCATAAATTTCATCTATAAGTTCTCCATAATGGAAAGCATTTGCTGTTTCTAAAGCTGTTCTTTTAGGATTATCAAATGTTGATTTAATACTCCCTTCATACATTTCAACAAGCATTTTATCGTAATCCCTTAATTCTATACGACGTGGTGACTCCTTAGGATCAACAGTGATATATTGACCAATAAGTCTATCATCGTTATCATCATCAAAGTCATATGGACGATTCAAATATTTCGGAGTAATATCGGCCTTTTCAATATGATCAATCGTCAAATGCCAATAAAATGACTCCGCCCATTTTCTTTTCACATCTGTTTTACTTGTGGCAACCATTCGATAAATGTATGGACTTGGACCATTCACTTTACTGTGTGCCCAAATACAATAAACGTATTCTTTTTTAGATGACATATTATTTATTTTCCTTTTTATTATTCGGATTCCACCAAAGGGTCGGTTCTTTATACTCAAGACTCCATTTAATATCAATTACTCGTTGATTTTTGCTTCCCATGTATGGAAGCGAAATATCTTTTTCTGCTTCAATAAAGGGACCATCTACAAGGACGTTGATGTCAGCAAGAATGTCAGCTACGAGCCCATCCTGATTCCATAATTCTTCCCACTTGTATCCAGTCCAGAGCCAGACGTCTTTTTTGCTTAGAAATTCAGTCCACACACGATGAACAATTTTCTCAACAACTTCTCTATTCTCCGGCAAGAGCGGATCTCCACCAGTGAGCGTAAGCCCTTGAATATAATCAGGTCGAAGTAAATCCACAATTTTATCAAGCGTTTCATCTGTGAATGGCTGACCACCATTCGGGTCCCATGTGGTAGGATTCTGACAGCCGGGGCAATGATGCGTACAACCCTGCACGAACAATGTAACGCGCACCCCCTCGCCATTTGCTATATCACAGGGAACGATTTTAGCGTAATTCATCTCAAATAAACCTCGTCCACATACTTGCACAAACGATAATAAAAACATTCAGCGCGACACAGCCATACATTCCATTTTTTTTGTCACCTTTAAAAATATATGTAGAAGTATCATACAGAATCTGTTCAGAGCGAACTGCTGCTGCGGTGAAAATCAAAATAATATAAGCTTTGATCATAAGCCAAGCAATCTCAGCCAACATTTACATCACTTCCTTTAATGATAATATTCACTCCAATCTATTGCTTGTCCACAATCCGGACAGAAATTTTCATATATTGCAACCCTTCCACAAATAGGACAGGCAATATCGCATTGGGGTTTCATAGGTAGCTGCCTTTTTAATGCTTCAATTCCCATATAACATGCTTCTTCAACCAGTTTAATAGACTCATAGTTCTCACGATGTTCTGGGTCAATGATTTCAATTGCGCGTTCAATTGTCATACCCCGTACTCCTTTCATGCTACTTTTACTTCAACTGTGCAAATCGTATCATTGTGCCACCCACCATGCGGAACCAGAAGAATACGAGTGATTTCAAACCCATACTTACGCCCTATGCCACCGGAGTTCCAACCGAATGTAATGACTTTTCCGCCGTGTTTTACAATTCTAGATATTTCCTTCTTCTGATTTCCCCAGAATGACGCCCGTGTTGTTTCACTCGTCACATTCATACCGACTCCCTGATAACACTCTGTCACCTGACGCGGAGAATACGGCGGGTCATATAACACACCATCAACTGATTCATTTTGAAATGTTTTCAAGAAATCGAGTGCATCCATGTGATAGTCCGTATCAAAATCCGGATTCAAGTCATTCGTAATAGCTGCCAACTTATTCTGATTCGCAAACGGGTCAATCCATGTCCTGTTGGTTAGTTCTGACTGAATCAATTCTTTAATGGGCTTGATATCAAATGTATTCTTGTTGGGCATCGCCCACTGTCTTTGAATGTCTATGTATATCACCGTCCCTACTTTACAGAACCAAGTATACGATACAAGCAATCAATATCCATGCAGTAATCGTTGCAAATGTGATAGCCCAAAAAGACTGTTGCAGCGTTAACTTTTCATTTTTCATATTGACACCCTATTACTTTCCATTAATGGTTCCTCTGATAACACTTTGAATAAGAACTGCTGCGAGCCAAATACCAGTTGCTACCTTGAGTGAGAATGGTTTGTCAAGCAGAGCGAAAATACACCACAGTGAACCAGCAGTAAACGCCCAAGAAATAAAGTATTGAACAATAAGAAATAACAGCACTCCTAGAAATTTTTGCCACGCCTTCATTTTAAACCCTCCTTATATATAAAATCCTACCCACCCACCCTTCGCTTTACGCGAACTATTTATTTATGTACTACCCGGTTGTGCTTAACACGCAACTCGACTTCTTGCTGTTTGCCAAGGTTGAAAGCTGTTGTATAATTCCCGGTGATATAACCTGTCACACGACGCAATCGCTCAATATTACGACTACCACACTGTGGACAAGTATCATTTATCTCATCGCAGTACCCACAATCAACACAAGTATCGTTCGGAACATTCACTGCAAAATATGGAACATCGTGATCCATTGCATAATTTACAACAGTCTCAAGTGCATTAATATTGTGTTTTACAGTCGCGTCAAATTCTGTATACAAAATACATCCTGCACTAGAATACGAATCAAGCTGAGACTCGACATCGATTTTTTCAAACGGTGTCACCTCTTCCCACACTGGTACGTGAACGCTATTTGTAAAAAATTTCTTGTCAGACACGTTTGGAATCTCACCATATTTTTCTTTGAACTTCGTCATAGCTGTGAAACACAGATTTTCTGCTGGAGTAAAGTATACGCCGAAGTTTAACGATGTCTCATTCTTAAATTCCTCACAACGATCCTTGTACAACTGGCAAATCTCTTTTGCAACTTCCATACCATATGGGTCAAGTTGGTTTTTACCAATCAGAATCTGAAGTGTTTCGGCCATACCAAGCATACCGATTGCCAGAGTTCCATGCTTCATAGCAGACCGGATATCAACACCGTCATATCCAGAAAGCACACCGTTATCCCACATGAATTTTGCAGATGCAGGAGATTGAGAACAAATCCAATCAAACCGCTCAATCAAAATCTGCTTTGCTTCATGCAACTTCTGGTCGAGGATTTTCATAAATTCTGTGACTGTATCTCGGCAATCGTGATAATCCCGCACAGAAACCGTATGTTCTGCTTCCATTGCCAGTGTCGGAAGAATAATAGTCACAGGACAGATGTTACCACGACCGTCCTTCTGAGCAGCCGACAGCAGATCGTCAAATCGTAACCGACCAGTTTTAATAACTGATTGAATATTAGCCGCATATACCTCTTTGAAGTTGATGTCATAGGAATTCCAAGTTCGACAACCCATTGTACTACTGATTTCAAATGGAGCCTCGTACTCCTTGTTAATCATCAAGTCGCCCTTATAAGCGACAATATATAGCTTATTGGCAAGGTCGTTATCTTTTGACAGTACATCATACAGACGTTTCTTTTCTGCAGGGTTCAATGCATCCAGAACTTCTTGTTTAACTTTGCGATCGTACTGAACAGCCGCCTTCTGATTGCTCCAATCGCAGTTGCAGTAATTCGGATACAGCCGCTGTGCAGTCGATTTCAAAGCCAGACGATACAGGTCATAGTTTGGGTCGCCAGGTTTCTGGTTTACGCCAATCTTTTTCTGGAAAATAGCACATGGGAAAATACTCGTCCGATGATACTTTCCAGTGCCGCGAATCAGACCTTCTAAGAATTCCCTTGTGACCATCCGTCCTTCTTCTTCGGTACAAAGGCCAAAGTTGATTGAGCTGAAAGGAAGTTGATTGCCACTACGAGATTGCAGACTATTCAAATTGTGGAGCAGACCCTCAGTTGCCTGCTTACATTCACGACGAGTCATCTCCATTGCGTAATCCCAAGCATCAGGATGTTGTGCCTGAAATTCTGCATCATCAAAATGGATAGTGCCGTCCGGATGATTCTCATCGTGCTCAAGCCACTTTCTGAAACGATCGGCTTTATATGTGGATTTCTTTTCGATGTAAACCAGACCATCCTGAAGATGCTTTGTGAAGCTCTTCCGAACATAAGGCATCATACTGAAATCGAAGTGTGTTGCTGCGATCCCACCGAATTGAGAAAGTGACTGGATCTGGAACAAAACTGCCACAAGCTGATATGCCGTATTGATAGACTGAGCAGGACGAATATCAACCTGACGAGTCTTAAATCCATTAGTCAAATGCTTATCTATATTGCAGCTCGTACAGTTGTGATCGCCGACGGCATAATTATCGAGATCATGAGTGTAGATCTCGTTGTTCTCATGGTCCTTCTTTGCGAGGTCTGACATACAATAATCCAGTGCATAACGCTTAGAAACAACACGGCTCATCTCACCAGTACGACCACCGAAAGATGCTTCATCAACATTGGCATTTTGATTGTCGATCTTCTTACCCATCAGCTTTTCATCGACCGTATCCATCAGCTCTTTGTACTTATTACGGGCAATACCGTGCAGATAGCGATAATTCATGTAGCAGCGAGCGGTTTCATAATGGCAGCTCTGCATCAATCGGTTTTCCACGGCATTCTGAATCGCTTCGACGTCCATCGGCTGGCTGATAGCTGCGATTTCATTTGCAATTTGCTCGCTCAATTTGTGATTAACCGAATCAGAGGAATCGTTCATCGCTTTTTCGATCGCATTTACGATCTTAGACTTGTCGAACGGAGCTTTTACGCCATTACGTTTAATAACATAATCCATAGCACACACCTCCTTATCAATAATACCGCTGCTCACCCATCATATTTGCGGCGTAATTCTCATACCAACGAGCCTTTTCTTCATCCTGCTCTGCGGTCACACCGGGCTTAGAGCCATTACGGAAACGATACTTGTAGGCATTGCAGATACAGAACCAGCGAACAGCATCGTCGCCGTACAACTTGCGCATTTTTTCGATGCACTCAGTGCCATGATAGTGAGCAGGACCATCTACATACTCGTAATCGGTAGAGTCCTCGGACTTGTCTTCGTCATCGTGATCGTTTAGAGCTGTGTACTCACAGTTCTCGCAATCGCCATCGCAATCGTCAGTATCGTCATTTTCTTTCTTGTCTTCAACGGAGTCGTCTTCTTCATAGTGACAGATGCAATCGCCGTCGCCAATCATCTCTCCATATTCACAATTTTCGCAATCGTAGTCACACTCGGAGTCGTCCATATCGATATCCTGCTCATGAATTGCAAAAATCAGAGACAGACGGGACATGGTATCGAAGCCATCGATGTCAAGATCATTCGCCAACGCCCGCAGTGCATCTGTATCCATTTCCTTCAGGCCGCCAATCTCTAATCGTCCAAGGCGATGCCCAGTCTCTTCGTCAACCTCGCCTGTGGCAGTCACAATAACAGTTCCAACCAGTTCATCATCATCGCAGTCGGGGCAGTCACAGGTTTCAGGTTCAATCTTTTCGTCTTTGATATTATTCAAAACAGCCATATAATCCTCCTTGTGGTTCTTGTAAGCGTCTGCGAGCAAAGGGTGTACAGGAGAAATGCTCTTGCCAGCGCCCTGTTCAGCCAAATAATGAATCCATTCCTTCGGATCGAAGATCTTCATAGCTTTTTCGTTCAGTTCGTGATTGGAACGCGCATGAACCAAAGTCATCGGAAAATTAAAACCCGGCATATCGTAAACCAGACGCAGGCGGCCGCTCTCAAACAGGATATCGCAATTGTTAATGTTCATATGTACTCTCCTTACTTCTCTACGGTTTTATATACATCTGCCAGCTTCGGATGCCGCCCACAACAGCGGTTACCTTCAGGACAGAACGGATACTTGGGATTTGCTTCACAGGACGGAACCATCCATGCGGCAAGTTCAGGGCAAACTGTGGCGACTTGATTCTTGATTAGCTGAAACATCGACCGGATTTCACTTTGTGCTCGAGTGCAAAGACGTAGATGGCTCATTTCAATTAGTGACCGCGCATTGATTGTGACATAGAACTTAGTGCAGCACGCATTTGGCAGAACAGCGCGAGCATCCTCATTGGCAGCGTTGTGATATTTTTTTAGGATATAATAATCAGCTGCAATACTTGCCATCATATCTTTAAAAACATCTGCATCTTCACCGCTAAACGGATTGACATAATCAAAATTGTCCATGGAAACGTATCTCTGTGACTGTACACTCAGGCTGATATGACGATGACGACTTAACTGTGCCAACAGTGCTCGACTGACTCCGCTTACTTCAAACGTAAATGAAATATGTTCAAGCACGCTCCGATGACCCGTCGCTTTACATCCCTTTACGATTCGATATGTATCTGTCGGTTCAGAATCATAGCAGACACTCGCTGCCAGCTCTGCAATCGACAACGGATTTTTATCTCCGTCTGAATTGACTGGTTGTGAATATGAAATCAATTTAACTTCCATTTTCGAAACCCTCCTTATTCATCGTGCCAGTTTTCGGGAATATCATTCTCGTCAATTACGATACAATTACGAGGTGCCACGTTTGATATGTTTTCCCCATCTTGAACTTTAATCATTACGTTCATAATGCCTACAACTTTATGAATACTCCAAAGAACTCCCGTACTCTTGTATGTTCTTGCCCGAAGAACTGTATCACCAACATGGATTTCTTTTTCAAGTAAATCAGTCATTTACGCCCTCCTTTAATAAAATCATCTACTGTTTTTTCGCCCGTCAGCACCTGTTTTAGTTGCTCTGGCGATAATTTATATGTAATAACCTCGCCACATTCGTAACCGTATCGCCGCAATTGACGATAGTATTCTGCTGTGGCGCGTTCTTTGCGACCCAACTCTCTTTGATCAATTCCTGAAACCACAAGGCCCCACCTCCCTTCTTATTCTGTATTTACTATTTCGACTTCTACGTCGTAATCATATTTCCAGTATTTGGGGAATGCGACCATCGTGCCGTGTGCCCATAAGAAATAGATTTCGTCTAACTCTGCTACAATTTCATATCGATTTCCATAGCGGAGTCGCCAACATAAATTTTCATCTTGATAATTAAGTTTTAGATATCGGCGCGTCCAACTTTTCATGACGTGCTCTCCTTAATATTCCTGAGAGAGCTTCCTCAGCGTTTCGGAGATCATCAATTGCACGATCGATATACTCAGGCTCACAAAACTCAAAGTGATTCCAAGCAACTTCAAGTTCTTCGAGATCTCCTTTGAGTCCACTTTTGATTCGTTCTTCATGATTCATACACCGTTCCTTTCAGCACCTCGAAATATGGGTCGCCATCTCGTTTTTCTATCTGAGTCAGTCGCCCATCGTCGCCAACTGAGTACAAGCGGAAGTTCTTAAAGATCTGATCACCTTTGATAGTTGCCAGCGACGTGATGACGTATTTGACATTGTGTTCTTCTATTCCATCAATGAGTTGAACTTCTAGGTGTTCCTTCTTTGGAATGGTCAGCTTATGGAAATCACTCATATGGAATACCCCCGTTCTTTCCAACGTTGAACAATTTGCAGACCAACAGGAATTGGGCAGTGAGGGTTTATCAGTTGATTCGGAGATAAAATATTTTGCTCAATCGGACGAATGCAAGGTTCTTTAAACAGCCTATCGTCAAAAAGAACGCCATAAATTGGACCATAGCGTGTATTACGCAATTTCTGTGTAATTCCGATAAATTTCCAAATCGTAGATAGTTTACTGCTTTCAAATGGCACCCAAACTCCGTCGGAAAAATGACAATTAGCATTGATTATGCGTAAAATTCTTTTCCGTGTCTTTTTTGACAAATTCGGCATATATACTCCTTATTTAATAATGTCTTCTTCTGCACTCTTTCTTGTTCTTTTGGGTTTCTGTGGCATTTCATAATGGGTCAGTGCTTCACGCATTTCGTGGAGAAGAAACGCATGGATCAGCCACGAAGTTGAAGTTGGCTCGCAGAAAATGATCTGACAATTATATCGAGCAAGCCATGTGGTTAGACTGCCCAGCAGTGAAGCCGGAGTCATTTTACTGCGATATGCACCGCGATTGATCTTTTCCCATGAACCGTTTTCAATGAGTATGTAAGTTTTTGCTCCAGCGGCCGCAGCTCTATCGAACTCTTTAGCGAACCGGATACGATTCGTTGTAAAATTGCCGCAAATTTCTGTTAAGTCGTATTTTCTTTCGACCACTACTTTGTCTGCCAGCGAGAATTTTTCGCCGTTTGGCAGCGTTACTTCTGCGGTATAGTCTCCGAAGTCTAGCCGCTTACGCATAAATGCACACGGAAATGAAGTCAGCCGCTGATGTAAAAGTGGAGTGTCTTTCTCTCGGTCATCCACGACAATAACCATAGATTTGAGAATCTGTGTGATTTCGTTATATGTCACTAATTCACCTCCTCTCAAAAGCGCTGCGTCATCTAACGTGCGCGTATTTACGTAGGATTATTTCTTTGTCTGTTTGCGACTGAATCCACTGACCATGTTCATCCTTCGACCAGCGGCCTTCTTCTCGTTCATCGTCGATGCGGAGAATGTCGCCTTTTTCAATCGGATCAGCTTCCAGTGTTCGAGCTTTGACTTTAAGCCGGCGCTGCTGACCGTTTTGCAGAACATATCCTAAAACTGTCTTGTTAGAGAATTTACCGTCAATATCTAGGACGTAGATATAAGAAGGATTCAATTTCGGAATAGTGAACTGGATATATCCAAGGCAATCAGCTTCATACTGGATTCGATCAATAATTGAAGTCTTGATGTCGGAGGTTTGAGAAATCAAATAATCAATAATCATTCTGTTTTTGATACCACAATATTTCTTTGCAGTTTCTTTCTCACACATTTTTAGCATGAGTTCCTTCGGAATGATTTCATCCATTTTTTCTTTGTCCAGTTCACTTCGGTCATTGTATGTATTGACTATTTCTACTTGCTTTAGTAACTGGTTTGGGTTTCCAAAATCCGAAAAATAATCAAGCTTTATAAGTGTTTCGAGCTGTCCAGAGTTCACTTTTGTTCTAGCTTTTATCGCAGACACAATTGCAATAAAGGAATTGAACTTTTTTGATTTTGATAACTTATACAATTCAGAAGCACACGTTTTACTGATTCCCTTAATCGAAACCAGCGCAGGGTTTATTCTGTTGTGTTCTGGATCTGCTTTAAAATCTCGATTATCTAGTCCCCATTTCATAGGACCTTCTTCAATGCCAAATGCTTCTTTCATCTCTTGCTTTAAAATGGCGACCTTGTCTTTTTTACCCTTCTTAGAGAAATGCTGTAATAGCACCTCATAGAATTCATAAGGATGATTTGCTTTTTGCCACGCATTATAGAGAGAATCGTAAGCCATGCACAAAGCATGCGATGAATTGAAACCGTATCCGCAGTTATCTTCAATGATTTGCCAAACTTTATTTGCGACTTGATCTTCCGTTTGACCAACTGGGCATTGACCTTTGATTTTTTCTTTGAACCCATCAATAAATCGAGATTTCAAAGGACGAACTTTTTCTGGATGTTTTTTTGCAATCGCCTTGATGATTCCATAGCATTCATCCATCGGAAAGCCTGCAAAGTTTAAAACAGACATGACCTGTTCTTGATACTCGACAAAACTGTACGGAACTTCCGGTGTCTGAATCAGATTGTCAAATGCCGGAATACCATACGAGAAAGGTTCTCGACTTTCAAATTTCGCATACATTGACTTAAATCCCGGACGAATACCGGCAATAAAAGCAGCGAGCTCTGAAATGTTTTTTGGCTTATATCTCTTCAATCTATGTATTGCATTCGGCTTTTCACACTGATTCACGCCAACCGTATATCCGTTTGCGTACAACCACCATACTTTTTCATCGTCTTTAACTGCATCTGTAAGCTGATTGACCGTCATTGGTTTTATTCCGATTCGTTTGAACACCATATCGGTAAGCAAAACTGTTTCAACGATAAGCCAGTCGTTCTTTAGAAATTTGTAGTTTTCGGCAACGGCACCATCAACAACAGTTGTGATGTATTCGCGTTTCGTTGATTCGCTTTTACACTTAATAAGACCAATCTGTCGACGAATACTACCTTGATAAAGAAGATAAGCACAAGGAGCTTTTGATTTAGAATCAATAATACCCCAATAGGCTTTGCTCTTTTCAACATAATCTTTATACTCGGGACTTACATAATCATAAATATCAATATCGTCTCGTTCGTCATCTGACGCATTCTTAACAGCTTCATCATAAGCGCTCAACTGGGCACTGATTTTATTTGCCAAATCAAAATCCATATCTTGAGCACGAGCATACATTTTAAATGCAGCTTTCTTTTTCAGTGTGCCAAATGCAATCATCGGATAAGCATGATCGCGGCCAAGGATTTCTGTTTGAGCTTCTTCAAACGGCTCTTGGGCAGCCACATTCATGTCGATGTCTGGGAGCGAGTTTGTCTCGATAATTCGCGTCTTAGAGATAAATCGTTCTGGATATAGTTTGATAGGAGCTTTAAACCGATCTACTTTACTGAATCCACAAAGAGTGTTAGTGAAATAACCAACTGCAGAACCACGTCCTGTTGCTGTAATGATTCCACCTTTTTCAATACCACGCTTCACAATGAGATAATCCAAAAGAGGGTAATCAACCATTTCGGTTTCTTTATATGTATTAACTTCCATCTTGACGCCATCAAAATATCGATTATATTCATCGGGTGGCATTCCTTTTGTATAATCTCGAAATAGTCTAGTAATCAGATGCCCGTAGATTTGATTCTTTTCTTCTTTTGTCTTGCCTTCATAGGCCGTTGGAAGTTTGCGATTTTTCTTGAAAACCTCGCTATCATAATCTTCAAAGGTTAATACAACGTTGGAATTATCCATAGCTCTGAGAATCTGGCCTTCTTTCCAGATTCCTTGTGCCATAAATCGACGACGAACAGTGTCTTCATCCGGGTAATCCATGTACCAGCCTTCTTCGTCTTCGTAATGAATACCCTTAGATTTCAGAAGCTCATCACGTCCTTGTGCTTGCTCTGGATAAATATAATGACTATCAAGACCAGCAATGAGTTCAATCCCATATTTGTAAGAGAGTTCTTGGATACGTTGATTGAGTTCGATTTGTTCTTTTGTGTTGTGATTCTGAATTTCTAGCATAAAATTATCGCCAAAATATTCATGAAATCGCTTCACAAGATACTCAATAGAGTCATATTTCCAAAACGCGACACAAGCAGATGTGATAAAAACATTATGTGGATTCAACTGAAAAATAAGTTCTGGGTCAAGTCGTGGTTTATAATAATATCCATCCTCATTTGCGGTAGATAGAATCTCATTGATTTCCTGTCGCCCATCTTCATTTTTAGCGAGAATAATAATATGGCAGTTGGATTTATCAGTTGAATGTCTATCCATCACCCAATAAGCTTCAGTACCAAAAACAAATTTGAGACCATATTTTTGAGCGGCTTCATAATATTCATGATATTTTCCTTGCCATCCGTGTTCGACGCTACAAATAGATTTTTGTCCAAGTTCGACTGCTCTTTTTGCGTAGTCTTCAATTGAAACCGCACTGTCAGGAGTAAAAACATTGGAACCATAGGAATGCTTGTGATAGTTTTCCATGACTCCTCCTTAAAACAATTCATTCATCGCTGCGTCGCTCGGATCTTTTGTTGCATAAAACTGCTTCTTATTGATACAATCTCGTAGCGGTTCACAGGTTTTACGATGCCCACACAGATTTGTACAGAAGAAGTTCGGATTGCCGTTCTTCTCTTCAATCTCACGCGCAGGCCATTCACCTGTCTGCTTTCGCTCTTCGAATTCATCCGCCGTTTTGTTTATGTAATCAATGCATTCCTTGCGCAGTTCGTCTGTGATGTAATACGGGCGAACATATGTAGTCAATTTGAACTGGCAACGGATATCTTCTGGCAAATCATTGATGTCGTTTGATTCAATAAATGCCTGCGTTGCGCTTTCAATTTCGTTGCTGTCGTACCCGGCTGCTTTCATCTTGGAACGAACTGTAGCCCGCAGAGTGTAACCAACCTTGCATCTGTCGAGTACTTTTTCAGTTAGTTTTGCTCGTCTGCCAGAACCAACTTCATAAACGATCTTACAGTATTTCACCATGATCCAAGCCGCTCCAGCCACTGTAAATCCGGCCTGTTCCAGTGCCAAAGTATAAGCAACCAACTGTCGACCATAATGCAAAAGGTCTTCGTCTTTAAACTGACTCGACGTCTTGATATCCAGCACCTGCAGCCGACCATCTGGCAAAACTCGAATCAAATCAGCGTAACCTTGTAAGTACCTATCCTCTCTCAGTTTAAGAATCAGTAGCTTCTCAACCTCAAACTTGCCTTTTGGACTGATATAATCACGAGCCATGTACATCATATTGCCAACCCAGCGATCTCTGATACCATTGCCGCCATCTCGCGTTTTTGGAAAATCAATACCAAGCATATCGAGTTCATCTAAGGCATTTTGAAGTGCTGGTTTAATATCTGTTTCTGTGTTCTTGCCCTCAATGATTCCTTCGAGCACGTCATGGCAGGTTCCGCCGAGATAGGAATATACGTTCTGGCACTGTTTGCGCTTTTCGATATATGTAAGATACGCATTATACGGACAATCATGAATCGTGCCGAGCTTTGAATAGCTGTACACTTGCGCCCCTTTGTCGTACAATGCTTGTAGTTCTGGGGCAACGACTCTTTGACCCATTTACATCACACCTCTACCCATTTCACATATTTTGTTAATCCTTCTTGATAAGCTTCGCGTCCGAGGTCGGCAACGTTCTTTTTAGACCCTTCTGGAATCAACCCATTAGGCCATATATATCCGACCTTTGTTTTCAGGATCGGGTTATTCACGATTAGCTTTTTGCACTCATTGACCAGATGTTCTTCTTCAAGTCCTTCATCGTAAGCCAGAATAATTTTCTTTGGAAGAAGTCGTTTTATGTATTTTGCTTGAGTTTCTGACACATGACAGCCACACGTTGCAAGAGCGATATTACTGCCGAATGAATCACATTGCTGAACCGCCTTTTCAGATTCAAACAGGACGAGATTTTGTGTCTCTTGAATACGCCGATAATTTTCGCCGTACCCAAACAATGTCTTGCTTCGTGGGCAAGATATCAATGGAAACCATCGTTTATCGTGATCACATTCATAATTAGCACGTCCCATAATGCCGACCAATGAACCATCTATCGCACGCTCTGGGATTGTGATTCTATTTGAGTCAACATCATATCCAATGCCGAATTTTTCTTGTGTTCTCAAACTTATTCCGTCTTTGACGAATTGAATACTGAACTTATTTGCATACGGTTCCAAAATCTCTTCCGGATACGTTTCCAAGTCTTCCATTTCTTCTTCGTAGTTCGGCAACAGTTTTAAAAAGAATCCACCGAATGGCCAGCGAGTTTTAATATTCAATTCTTCCAGAGACAGACCAGCTTTAACTGCGGCGAATTTTAATGCATCAGGAAATGAACATCGTTTGACATCCATAATCAAGCTGAATATGTTTCCTTTTTGGTTCGTAGAAAAGACAAAGAATCGTAACGTTGCACAATCCACCAGACAGCTGGTCGGGTTTCTTTGTTCTTCGCGAGCAAATCTCAGATTGTTTTTTTGAGGATTGAACTTGATATTTTCAAAGCCAAGAGCTTCAAGAATTTGGATGATTTTGTCTGGCTGATTTTCAAGCTTAGATTGCAAAGCGTTTACATCCATTCATACCGAGTCCTCCCTTCTTTATTTATCTCCTATCATACTGGCCATGATCGTTTATAATGGTGCAATACCCCAGCTCTCGCCAGCAGTTCCATGCGCCATCAAACTGAAAAAGGATTGTTTGTCCATCTTCATCGTTTCTCGTTTTATTCAAAAATGCGACAACATATGTTTTGTCTTTGTCAAGCACAATCGGAACCTTGATTTTGGGGTTTTCCTTCGAACGATAGTACGGATCACAATCGAACTTTTCACCAGTATATTCATCCTGCCAAAGTCTACGGACCATCACGAGCTCGCTAATAACTTCTTTAATCTGTTTTGAATTAGATAAACAAGAAGCATCAAGCCATCTCTGATTCGTTGTATGTAACGCAAGCTGAAAAGTGCTGACAAATGCGATTTGTTCTTTATTGACTACATTGAAAATACGACGACTATTCATAAGTAACGCCTGCCACATGTTATCATCTACACTATCATCACTTTTGAGAGTATCGTACACAACAACTTTCGTTCCTGTTCTTGCCAACCTCTTTATGTGTTTCAATAGTTTTCCAGTGTCGTTTTCGAACATTTTTATGAAACGAATATTGGAGTATTTTTCTTTTGTGATTTGTGCGGCTTTACGAAGCATCTTCCATTCTTCTTCATTAAAATGCCCTATTTTTAATTTCTTACGTGTGATTTTCCAATAATTCAAATCTTTCGTAAGAATATGAACCAGCAACATATTTTTATATGCTTTTGACATCATTTCGTTTGAAATTATAGCCACTTGATTTCCCTGTTCGGCGAACGGAAGTACCATCAATTCAAATATCAGGCTCGACTTGCCCGCGCCGCTATGCCCGGCAAGCATATACATATCTCCCACGGGTGCACCAAGTGTCAGATAATTCAAAATAGGAGCGCCAGCCGCATAACTAATTCCTTGGTCTTGTCCTTCATTACATTGCTGCAAATACTTTTCATCGACGACCAAATCCTCAACCTTGGAATCCTGTCCTGTAATAAGTGCTGCCTGATTATTGAGCAACTCAAAAGTGTTATACACATCTTCATTTGTTGCATCATCAAACCGCTCTGGATGACTAAGCAACTCGTCATACTTGGTCGCCAAGATCTTGAGCGTATTCATCTTAGATATCTGATTGTAATAGCTATCCGTGTTTTCAGGATCAATCAAATCCATCATAGCTACACAGGCACGCCAGCCATTTAATTCCTCATAATGCTTACGGAGAGAGGGCTTGTCGGCCAGATATGTGTCAAGCGTGATGTTGTCAATGTTCGCAAATCCTTGCCGACGGATGCCACGTCCAATCATGAAATAAAACACCTGATCTTCACAAATCAGAGTCTTATCCGTTCCCTCATTGACGTTTTTATAATCATCGTATCGCTGAGGATCTTTCCACAAACAAAAAACAAAGCTTGCTTCGGCACGTACTCGATTTTCTTCGATTCTCGCAATAGCTTTGTTCAAATCCATAAATCGTCACCTCCTAGCAAGCTGCTAACATCATTTCCTTTATGTACTGTTCCAATATTTGACAGGTCAACCATTGTATCAAGATCCGGCCTAGAATCTTCTCTTGCGGTCTTCCTTGTTTTGTTTTTCTCGCGATCATATACGCCTTTGATCTTATTGCGAACAATTGCCATCAAATAATTCGCCGCGCCAGCATCATCTTCGAAGTTTTTATTCTGCATCGCCCACTGAACTGCATCTGCACTTTCATCCAATGTTTGCTGAATAATTTCGTCTGAGTAAAAATCAAGTTCTTTTAGTCGTCGAAACACAATCGTCGGCATCGGCTGTGCTCCACCTCGCTCATAACCAAGGAAATCTGCAATGGTATCACAGAGTTTCTTGTATGATTCAGGAGTTCTGCCCGGCTTGTCATAATGTTTCGGCTTGTTCTTCAGAGCTTTTTCTTTTCTACGACCAGCCAGCCACGCTTGATAAACCGCTTCAGACTGAAAATACCGTTTGTTAGGCGCTTTATAATACTGATCTCTTGGACCTTTGACGCCTGTGGCCATACATGTAACCATTACCGGCTTAGCCATATTTACTCCTCATAATAAATTCCCACCAACCCACCCTGTTGTTATATATTTAAGTTATGTTTATACGACCAAAGAATAAACTTTCTTCAGTTCTGCAATCGGGAACTCCGGATCTGAGAACTTCTTGCCGATGTTGTTACGCACTTCAGCAACCTTCGCTTTTACATCATCAGATGCGCTCTTATAGTTATTCTGAATTGCACTAATCCACTCGGCGCGATACTGTTCATCCTCTTCATCCTGAGCTGCTCCGACATACTGCTTTACACGCTCAGCCTGTACCGACTCAACTTTCTTCTTCTCTGCTGCCTGCTTCTTCAGATCTGCTTCATAAGAACGACCGCCCTTATCATGTTCTGCCTTGATTGCATCGGTCAGAGCCTTGATGAATTCATCTGCGTCCAGAGGAATACGGTCAACAATATCAGCGAAGCGACTCTTGGAGTCCACAGAGAAGTTGTCATCGCGGAAGCAAATCACACGACGCTCGGACTTAACCTTGCCGATAATTTCCTCTTTGCCATTGACAACATTCTTACGGCCGGTTTTCACCTTATCGATATCGCGATCAACATATGCGACACCAACGACATCGACCTTGTTCTTCAGTGCATTGAAATACCGCTTGTCCATATTAGTAGACAACATGGAGTAACTTGCCAGTGTAACAGGATCAGTAATATCGGTCTTCTTTGTATGACCAATAATGATAGGGCTGATACCTACACGCTTCAGTTCCCACAGACGATTCGTAACTAATTCGGTTGCTTTATCAGTGGGACCGTTAAATCCAGAGAAAGTTGCCTTAAAAGACTTTGTACGCTTATCAGGATTCTCACGGTTCCAAATTCGAATCGTCTCATCTTCGGCCATTCGCATCAGTTCATCGATGGTGTCAATGACAACAACCTTCAAATCACTATAATCAGTGAAGCGATTTTCAATGATATCCATAGTGACTTCATCAAAATGTTCCCAATCCCACACGGCTTCCTGAACGATACCTTCAATAGTGGCCTGATCTGCTTCTTTACCACAGGTCAAAAAGATATAGCCATCATCACCAACCATTTTTTCACAAACCTGTTTAACCAGCGTAGTTTTGCCAATGCCGCCCTCGCCCATCAAATAGATACTATAATCAAGAGGATTCAAACTAATTTCAGTTTTCTTACCAAATTTACGCGCCATTATGTATTCTCCTTATATAAGTATTTTTAAGTCCTGTTTGCGTGGGCAAAAAAATTAGAACAGAGTGTCAATACCGTCGTCCTCTTCCTCTTCCACCTCAGCAGGCTTAACAGCCTTTGTTGCGGGCTTCTTGTAGGACTTCTTCACCATATCGTCAACGGTTTCATCTTCAGACGGAGAATAAATCATGTCCTCAAATTCGCGAGCGGTAATGCCAGAGTCTGCAGCAGTCATGCACTCCTTAAATTCATCCTTAATCAGCGGCTTGATCAAGCGCAGTTCATGAACCTTCTCGCCATAGATATTCCCACGCGGCTTGAAATCTTCCAGCTTATTCAGACCAGCCTCGATGAATTCACGCTGGACATCAGTCAGGCAGCTCTCATCGAACTCCTTCTCTTCTGCGCCATTCACAACACCGATTGCCCAGTTCATATGAACGGGATTCTTGGACTTGGTTTCGAGGTAGCGCATTTTCAGGTCATAAATCCGCTTGTGCTTCTCTTTGGTCATATCCAAAACAGAAGTGTTAAACACGGCGCTCACAGGGAACATCTTCTGAGCTGCATCTGCGGCCGACCACATCGGAGTGTAGCAATTCATAAAGATCTTACCTTCAGACTTCTCCTCGGAACGATCGATACTGTTCTTGTCATAATACAGATCCATATTCATAGTTAGATGCGGAGTGTCTTTGCCGTCAACTGCTGCATACACATTCTGAATCTGAAACTCCTCAAAAATGCGATCCTTATATGCACCAGTGCCAGGACGCAGCTTGTAAATACCAGCCACAACGATCGGCTCAGCATAACCAGTCAGAGCAGATTCCAGATACTCGATCATATCCCATGCGGTAATGAACTCCTTGCGCTCGCCCAGATTCACGACATACTTTCGCATACTGGACACCATATCGACAGTGTCCTTATCGAAACGATCGTCCCAATCAATCTCGATATCCTCGTTATCGACATTCTTGGTCTTAATAGTATCATTCTTGAAACCCTGAGCGGACACATAAACGCAATTCATGCCGTTCTTGATGCCCATGTTCAGGCTAATCTTTTCAGAGTTGTTATAAGTATCGCGCTTCACCCAAGGATTGTTCCGCTTCGGAATGACGATATCGCCACAAAAATTAAAACGAGGATAAATGTTCTTCTCTGCCATATGTACCTCCTATGTATATCAACATTAGTAATCGATTTCTTCAGTGGTTTTAGACTCCCAGACAGGGATACTACTATTAGGAATACCACCTGCTTCAATTGTCGGCTCATGCTTACAACGGGAAATAAATTCGTCCGTCAGCTTATCAACACAGTCAGAGCACATGGAAAACTTCATCCGGTCTCCGTCGCGTTTGCTTCCATAAAAGAACCGTACAGTCAGATCTCCCAAATTTGCTTCGTCACAGGGGTCCAGCGTCTTACCACAAAAATTGCAAAGCATATTATTTCTCCTATCTAATTTGATTTTCGCCTATTATCGCATCAAATTGGGAGAAGCTCGTCCATACAGCATCTCTGTTCCCCTTTCCTTTTTTATTTATAAACTCACTTCAGTTCTATGATGTCATTATAGAGCATCACATAATCATCCGTGTATTTATCTCCATGAAAGTGGCCAAAATACCACATCGGTTTATGGTCCGCCGGGAATTGCTCGTAAAGGTCATCAAAAAACTCTTCTGTTGATGTATCGACCGTACTCTTGTCAACACAATCTAAGAAGAATTCTTTAGGTTCAAACCGCAGAGGACAAGTATGGGTCAACATAATATCAATCGGATATCTAGTCGCCATAAAACGTACAAGACCTTTTGTAAGCTCGTTTGGTTGTTCATCCGGCCACCAATTCGCTCTAAACTGAAGCCGATAAAATTTGTCAACAGAATAAGCACCGCCACAGACAAGAGCATTTAATGTTCGTTCCGATGTCTGAATTTTATAAACAGCTCCGTCAATAGCGAAATACTGATTTGGATATTTGGCGTCCCACAACATTGGACCTTGAATTGCTCCTTCTGTAACTTCGACCTCTTGATATCCGTCTTCACTGCTCGGCCGCCGCTCGTGATTGCCGTGGATGCAGAATAATTTCGCAAGAATTGAATTGGCAGCATTTTTAATGAACATCTCTTTTGGATGATCCTTACCATAGTAATTCAGACCCACATCACCCAGACATACAACCCACTCAACATCTGGATTGTTTTTACAAAAGTATTTTAACTCATGGAACCGACTTGGATTTCCATGAATATCACCTGTCATGTAAATCGACATTTGGGAACTCCTTTCTTAGAAAATCATAGCAGGCTTTTTTGAATTCGCATCCTTCGCAATCAAGATTGGCTGCCACTCTTGCATTACATGTCTCTTCTACGCCTTGATTTTCCGCTACAAACTTATTATAGTTATCGAATGAATATCGGTGACTCATTACGCTCTCCTCCTTAACATGGAATGCCTCCTGACTTTTTTAAAATTTCCCATTCACATGGATAATCATCATTGTATGGGGTGACAAATCGAGTGCAAAATTCACGATACATACAATCGTCGCAATGTTCGCATTGTTCGCATTCTGTAATGAAATCTAACAGTGTGGTTTCTAAATCTTTTGGAGTTGTCATCATAGAATCCCCTCAATACATTGCCCACTGGTCAGGATCTGTCTTATTAGGTATGTGCAATTTCAAACAAACCTCATAAAACTTACATCCTTCACATGGATGAGCTCCATATCGGCACTCGAGAATAAAATCATTAAGCGCCTGCTCTAATTGCCGTGCGTTAGTTAAAGTAGTCATAATGCGCTCCTTTTCTGATTTTTTGGTTGCGCCAGCAAGGATCGAACTTGCGTATGGCTGAGTCAAAGTCAGCTGCCTTACCACTTGGCTATGACGCATTATATAAGGCGGCACCCAGTGCTACCTGAGCACCGCCGAAGATTTTAAGTTTTAAAGGTTGGACCATGGAAGAGATAGCCAGCCACAAAAGAAGCTAACATCAATCCGCCAACAATCCAAATTGCTTTACTGATTTCAATCCAGATCAATCTGAATCACCTCAGTTCTCGATTCGCATGAAACTGATATCCGTGGACTGATACACGCTTGCATCACTACTCAGAGCGCCAGCCGCCTTATCAGCCTGATACTTTGCATTGCCGGAACCAGTGACAATCAGTCGATTCTGATCAATACCCTGAGACGCCAGATAATTTGCAACGGTCTGAGCACGGTTAGCAGAAAGCTGCACGCCAAACTCAGTCTGGTTATTCGCATTGATATTACCGTTGATAACAATCATAGTGCCATCCAGAGTCTTAGCAATATTCACGAAATCGTTCAGAACAGAAGCAGCGCTGGCCTGATCGGTAAACACGGAAGAATCCGGCACAAAAGTTACATTAGCGGTCTTGCTCAGCATCGAATCATAGTCCAGATTACCAGTAACCTGCTGAGTGATGTTTGCACGAGTCTCGTCGCTCACAGTCACCTTCGTAGTAGCATTTGCAGCAGAAGTAGACTTGAAATCACTCTTGAGCGCATCGATATATGTAGTATCAAACAGCGTATTTACGAGATCACGATTAACAGTTTCACCCAGACCCTCCCAAATGTCGCACATCTGGTTATAAATCATCGGAGCGGTATCATTCAGAATATTGTAGTTGTCTTTCCAGCTTGCCATCTTAGCGTTTGCATAAGTCGCATCAATATCGGCATCAGAAGAAGTAGAGTACATCGGGAACACTTCACGAGCTGCATTGTAATTGATAGGCTGGTCATAAGACATCAGAATGCCCTGAACGAACTTCTTGACGGTATCTTCATGAGCCGCTGCCCAATCTGCGTCAAACACAATGCCATCCATAACCAGAGAGGAGGAAGACTTCGTATCAAACACGACAGTGCTATTGGTGTAAGTCTTGGCCTGAGTCAGATAGGGTTCCCATGTTGCAGCCACATCAATCTGGCCAGCGAAATATGCTTTAGCGGTATCGTCTGCGGTGCCGAACATAATCAGATTGTTCATGATAGTTGCCTTGTCAGCATCAGACAGACTGGAATTATTAACAAACCAAGCAACCAGAGTCTCCGCCTCAGAGAACTCAGGGACACCGATCTTGGCATTGACCCACGAATTCACATCAGCGAACTTAGTAGAAGCGATGATACCGTCACCGCCATAGCTGTAGTTGGTGAAAATCGGCATGATAACATTCTTGCCAGCGTCAGTAAACTTCTGAGACAAGAATGCCACACGGTTCGTAGTATAACCAGCTGCCTGCAGGTCACCAGAGATCAGAGCGTTACTGGACTCAGTCGCATCGTTGATGACATTGATATTCACCTTGATGCCGAGCTGATCAAACACAGAACCGGGCTGAGTAGTAAGACCGCCATTTGCCGTAACGCAACTCAGCCAGCCTGCCCACTCATCCAGAGATAGATTGATTGTATCATCCCCGGCGGAATTAGACGGCTTATCCGTACTGATAGAAGTGCTCGGCTTCGAGGCTGTCGGCTTCTTTTTGTCGAACTTGATCACGCCGCCCTTAATGCCGCCAACAACACCAACAGCAACAGCCACAGCAAGCACCACGCCAACAACAGCGCGGCCAGCCTTAGTCAATTTGAACTTAGACATGTTATTCTCTCCTATTTAATTTTTGATTTTATTTCTTGGACTGAGTATTCAATCCAGACGACTTAGAAAACGCATTCAGGTCAGGAATATTATATGTAACCACATTCGGATTGCTCTTTTTCAGACTCTCTAAATACGAACTCACTTTATAATCAGCAGTGTTTGCGTCCGCCCTGTCCAGCTTTCCCTCTCGACTGGTCTGATACAAAACCTTTGCACCCGCAGCTTTTTCACGACTCTCCTGAAGTCCATCGCGAGTAGCATTGAGCATTTTATCAGTGCCGGTAGATGCACGCAGACGGTCCAGATTGGAATATACATCAGCAACCTGCTCGTTCGCCTTTAACTCAGCCACAACATCCTTGCTCTCACGCTTCAGGGCTGCCAACTGATTTTCAAGCTTTTCCTTGATTGCCTTGACTTCTTCCGCAGCAGGCTTCATCTTCTGGAACTGATCAGCCAGATTCTCAGCTTTATCGATCTCCTCCTGTAACAGTCGAGCGTAGGTTCGTGCAGATTCCACATCGCCGTGACTCATGGCTGCCTTTGATTGTTCATCATATGTCTTTGCCTGCTTCTGACAGACAGCATAGTTATCTTGAATCGTCTTGAGTTTTCCAGTCAGATCTCGCAGAGTATTACAGGCATCTGCGTATTTCTTAGTCATTTCATCGATTTTCTGAGCATAGATAGCACGGGCACCATCCGGCGTCTTGGCTGTATCCTGCACGAAAACCTGTAAGAAACCACCGGCTAATGCTTTAATCTGCTGACGGAATGACGGAAATAGAATTAAACTACCGACCGCAACAACACCAACACAGATAAGCGTAAACTCAGGGATTGTAAAAGAAAACATTACTGAGCACCATCCTTCCCGGCGGACTCCGTCTTATCCTCTTCGATAAATTCCTCAATAGAAGAAATCATCTTGAGTTCGTCCTGGACTGTGTTGGTGATCTTTTCAATGGCCGCACCAGCTTCAACGTTGCGATTAGTCAGCGCTTCAATCTGTTCCTTCATGGATTCAATCTGTTGGTCATTGCTCTTCATCTCGTCAAACAGAGCATTCATCTTGTCATTACCAACCGTCCGCAGGAGTTCCTTGCGCTGCTCTGCATCAGAAATAATCGTGGTCGCATCATAGCCCAATGTCGTCATCAGGTTTTTGACTGTTGCTCGCTTTGTCTTGGTGGGCATCTCAGACGGGAATGTATCGATCACATCCTTGATCTTGTAGACCGTTACGGCGTCGGCAGGATTCATACTATTGGCTTCGTAGACAGCTCCGATGTCAATCGTGTCACCCTCCGGGACCTCGGCCTGCACAGGAGTCGGCTGTTCGATATTAGGTCCAAAAGAGACACCAACATTCACGTCTGCTACTTCTGGCATTTCATACTCAGAAGTTACTTCCGACTCAACAAGACCGAGCTTCTCGAAAAAACTTTTCTTTGCCATAATTTTCTCCTCTTTAATCTTCTTCTTTGACTTCTATTGATATACAATGGTCACTTCCAAATTCACTAAGGCCGCCACCATAATACCAACCGTGAGACTCGACAAATTTTAAAAATATATCTGTAACATCATCCAGACTGATTTTATCTGGAACAGTTAGACAACCTTCAATCTCAATTTCGTGTGACATAATCTCTCCTTACGAAAACTTCCACTTGAAAATCTTCTTGATACAGACGCTCGTAATCCAGTCAAACAGGATACTGAAAATCACAATCGCCAGAATTCCAACAAATACCAACGTTGTGCGACCACGAGCAGACGAAGTATAGATCAGATACCCGATACCATACTTTGCATTCACCGTTTCCGCTACCGCGATATATGTCCAACCGATTGCGTACATTGTAGCGAATGATTGACAGATAGACGGAGCAGCGATTGGAAGAATAATTCGTGTGACCGTGTTAAATTTTCCTGCCCCGTCAATACTAGCTGCCTCGATCACATCATCGCAAACATCATCCAGAGCAATCAGTACACTTGGCAACATAAACACGAAGCTGGCCACAAACAGAAAAGCGATTTTCATTTGCTCCCCTATTCCGAACCACATCGTAAGAAGTGGATAGAAAGCGGTCACCGGTAGGAATCTCATCGCTCGAATCGCCGGATACAACAGGTTTTGAATCGGATGACAGATTTTCATCAGACAACCAAGCGGAACTGCGATACCTGCACTCAGAAAAGCTGCTGCTGTGATACGAATCAATGAATATCGAAACGCTTTGAGCATCGTGCCATTCTGTATCAACAGAAAGAACTCACGGAACACAGCACCTTTCTGGGGAACAAAAATTGGCGAAGTCAGAGCCGCGCCAATGTCCCAGATAATCGCCAACAGAATCAGAAGAATCACACGATAGATCCAATCTTTCTTCGTCGTTTTCATTATTCAGTTTTCTCCTTTGGTGGGTCTTCTGGCAAAGGCATCCAATGTGTAACATGGTTTAAATACCAACATTCATTTGCATCACACCACTGGTTGTCATCATCAAGATAACCTTTGCGCTGTCCGCATTCTTCGTCATAAACCCAAACGACATCACTACAAGCCCATTTTTTATCTTCCTTAGGCGGTAATGAAGTTTTTACTGAGATCCAATCACTTGTTTTCATTTTGATACCTCATAATATTTAATTTTCAAAAAATGACCCGTACGGGAATCGAACCCATGTTACAGCCGTGAAAGGGCAGCGTCTTCACCTCTTGACTAACAGGCCATATGACGCGGCGAATCCGATTCGAACGGATGGAGGTTTAACCCTCAGAAGTTTTCAAGACTCCCGCATTAGACCAACTATGCTACCGCCGCATATAACAAGCCTTTTCACATCATGCTCGGGATGATTCTTGACAATTGCGTGACTCTGTGGTACACTGTCAGCCGATTCAATATCTCCTTCTCACGTCTTCAGTAGCTGCAAAAATGTGTCAATAGACGCAGGAAGGAGGTGCGTTCCCTGTGAACAGTCGAATCTTTGGCGCTCTTGGTGTCGCTGGTTCTGTTTGTAGCATCATCGGCTTAGTTTTGATGGTGTGGCAAATGTTCCACGTCGCTATTTAACGCCAACAGCTCAGTGGTTATGGCCGCTGGGCTGTTTTTTGTTGTCAAGAAATTGGGGCAAACGGTAGGATTCGAACCTACAAGACGAGATGTTCTCTCATCCATCTGTTTATTAAAGCGCGCTCAGATGCCTAGTCCTATTCGGCTGCGTTTGCATATAAAAGAGGATTATTCGTCCTCTGTTTTTCTTTTCTCGATCTCTTTATCAACATCTTCCAGAAAGCTCATCCAGTTTTGAAGATCAAATTCATCTCCAAAATCAAATCCTTCATCCAGACGTTGATATAGATCTCGCTGAAAGCACCATAGCGTTTTATCTGTCAACTCGCTCAGATACGGTGTAATAAAATCGATCACAAGACCAGGCATATATGTTCTGCGCCCAACTGCGTATCGAACAGCACAATTACAAATGGCACCGAAGTCATCATTGTGCGGATCAATTATTGCCATAATCTTCAAACTCCTTTTTGATTTGTTCCAGCTCAATACGTTTCAGACGAGCTTTTGCTAATTTACGATCAAATTTTTTGTCTGGCTTATATTGATAATGCGGCCAGTCTTCATAGTACCAACTATCAAAAAGCCCTTTATACGTCTGTTGCTGTTTCATTTGCAGTCTCCCACCAGATTTCATTTTCAGGAACGGTTTCATCTTGTACAGGTGAATAATTCATCCAGTCAAATGAGATCATAGCTTGCGCTTTGTCTTGCCGGAGCCGCTTAGTAATTTTGTTCCGTTTCCAATTTGAACGCAGTCGTTCATCGACTTCGCTATAAGTTTTCGGATTGATTTTCATCTGATGAACGTTTGTTACAACGCCGGCCTTAATGATGTTGAACAAACCGACTGCTTTATAGAATTCAGTCGAACATGAACTTTTTACATAGTCCTCTGGTTTGAATTTCACGACGTTCATAAAATCATCCCCTTGTCATTTGTATGTGGCAAGCCCATTCCGACTCGAACGGAAATCGACGGTTTTGGAGACCGCAACTTTAACCAATTAAGCTATGGGCCTATATGATTGCTGTCTTTCCAGCCGCCATCGGTTTATGTTTTTGTTCCTTCCGCAGAACTACTAACAATACCATCACATCAGCCGTACGCGCTAATGCTGGCTACAATAGTTGCAACTCGAAAACTACTTACCGCGTGGTGCAACTCTAAGGATTTATATGTAAAATTTTATCAATAGAGTAGTCGTCAATATACGCAGCTTTATCAGCACGATTGTTTTTTGATTTTTCAATTCTTACAGCTAATCTTTTTTTAGTACCAATATTTTCAATTGGGACCAAAATTGTATGGTCTAATGGAACAAGATAAAATGCGAAGTAATCGATGTCATTTTCATAAGTTGTATAATGTTTGTTTGTAGTGTGGTTTGTACTACTTATACAATTGCAAATTATTGACCCTGCTTCATTGATTTCGTTACAATATTTAACTTGTATTTTATTTAATTTCCCATTAAATTCAGCAATCAAATCGTATCTTGCATTGTCTCCGAAAGGTATAGATACCTGTATTCCCCTTTTCACAAATTCAGAAAGAACAACCCCTTCTCCTATATTCCCTTTGGTTTTACTATTCATTTCGATTTACCTTCTTATCGTTTATGTTATTGGTGCGACCGGCGGAACTCGAATCCACAGCCCGAAAATTAAAAGTTTTCTGCTCTACCAGCTGAGCTACGATCGCATATACAAACCACAGAGGGATGTCGCCTGTGGTCCTCGTCCTGGCTTTAACGGGTCAGGCGTCCGGCATTTACCGTTACTCTTCAGAGCACTATTGGCAATATGCGTATCCACTGCGGTTCTCAAACTCGATCATCCTTTTGGGTCAAGCCCCTTCCGGGTTATAGCCGCTCTACATAAGGTTTTTCAGTGTTATTCCTTCACTATGCCTACTTTGTTTCAGGATGCCAGCGATAATGTACACTTTCGACAACATAATTAACTATAAGAAACTTTCGGTCTTGTCGTGGCTGGACTCGAACCAGCGGCAATGGGTGGGGCTCACCTTGCTCTACCATCGTCTGAGCTACACGACCATATAAACTGTTTTCGAGCTGGTGAGACTCACGCACAGTTGCGCTCGGAATGCGGATCTTACATCGTCAGGGCACGCAGTTTGACCAAGCTTGCTACATCGACCCCTGATCAGGAGTGTGACTGCCTCGCTAATCCTGTTGCAAATTTCATTGATAACATCATCTTGGTGAGAATTCATGTTGATTTTTCGCCCTTGGATTACAACCTTTTTATGGAGGATTTCGACCAAATTCAATTATCAAATCAACTTGCACATTGGTGGTCCCGGCCTGAATTGAACAGGCGCACACGGAGCTTCAATCCGCTGCTCTACCGACTGAGCTACAGAACCACGAAGAGGTCCTAACCTGACTCGAACAGGTGACATAGAGATTAACAGTCTCTCGTTCTAACCAACTGAACTATAGGACCATAAGCGATTCGGATGGGGATTGAACCCACGACCCCTAGCGTGACAGGCTAGTGCTCTATCCTTCTGAGCTACCGAACCATGCAAAACGTCGAATATTTCATCGACGCGATGCCAGCAGCGGAATCGAACCGTTATCTTTTGATTTCTCAAACGCTTTTACCATTAAGCTATCCAGCCATATAAACGGCAGGTATTGTTACGCCCCTGCCAAGGCGCTCACCATCTACCAGCCATGTGGTAAACGACGGGACTTATGTAATCGATCCACAAACCATTGCCCATGGATTTTATAAACCTTTGACCTGTATGCTTTGTTCTTTGACCTTTAGTTAAGAATTTAAGCTTTAAGCTTTCAACCTTTAACCTTTAATCATAAACTTTAAGCTTTCCGACCATAGTTGAGCTAATATAGTGCTCAAATCTTCTTCTGAATGTCGGATTCGAACCGACGTAACAACCTTGGCAAAGTCGTGTCTTACCTCTTGACCAATTCAGAAACCCAAGTATCATCATATCATTACTTGAATTATGTCGGCTTATCAGGCCAGCTTTTTGAAGCGACTATTTGCTTTTTATTGTTTGATTTCGCTCAAGCGATGCTGCCGCGAGCAAAGAGCGAACGATTACAGTTTGTCGTTTTCGATAGACAGTGAATATGCTTCGCTGATTAGGAATCAGTATTCAATGGTGATCTCGGTGGTCGCATTGGATGCAGACAGAACCGCATCAACCTCGGCCTTGAACTTGCTGATTTTAGAAGTGATTTCGTCTCGAATCTTCTTGATGTCGATACCATCAATCAGGATCATAGTCTCGCGCTCAATATAACCGTCACGTGCGTCTCGAATAGCCTCAGGGTCCATGTTGCTCTTTTCAGAAGCAGATGCAAGGCTCTTAGTGTAATCATCCGCACGATCACTCAGACGAGCATTTGCTGTTTCAATGTTGGCAATAGAATTCGAATACTGATAATCCAGCATATTGAGCAGACGCTGCTTAAAATCGATGCCATGCTGATTCATATAAATTGCCTCAGCAACGGTATAGACAACACCGTTAATGGTCACAGTTGTCTTAGCATTGGACTCAGAAATTGCCCGCTTAATTGCATCATGACGGGCAATCAGGTCGTTGATGGAATCCAGAGAACTCTGTGCATCCTTCTTGTAATCCTCGATAGGCACACCGTTCAGTTTCTTCATGCTCTGCTTAGCTGCTGCACAGAACTTAGCTTCGGAAATCGTCTTAAGGATTCGATTTTCCAGAACCTTCAGCTCGGCCAGACCACGATGGATTGTCATAGTTTCAGTAGTCATAATTATTCTCCTTTGTAATACATAATCTTTGATGCGGTCGCCCGCTGTTAATGGAGCTGGTGGAGAATTTCGGAATCTCGACCCCGGCATTACAAGTACCGTGCTCTGCCTCTGAGCTACACCAGCTTATCAAGTGAGCATTTCTGCCCACGTATTTAAAATGGATTCAATCGGATCTCTCTTCGCAAATCCATCTAGTTTTGATTCAGCGATCGTTTGATTCAGATATTCATGATAGATGTCTCTGTATTGCCACACACGACCATGAGTATCATTTGTGTACTTACCACGTTTTATATACTTTTTATATGTACCCTCTCCCACCTGATATCGTAGGAGAGCTGCGGAGTCATTTCCTGTTGCATTCTTATGATAGGCAAGCAGGTGAACTCCACATCTAATTCCGACTCGATCATCCAACAACTGATTCATTGATGTAATGCCGAGCGTTTTATTCAAATATTTGAAATTAACCTCATTGACTTGCATCAGCCCATAATCGGTTGTGCCGTTTGAGTTCATATGAGTCAGTCCGCTTTTGAATCGGCTTTCGTTATATATCACACCAAGAGCCAAACTATAATCGACGCCATATTCATCGCAGACTCGTGAAGTGTATTCTTTTAAATCCGGCTTCCAACTGTCGTATGTCCCAATTGGATCATCAGCTGCAGCCGAAATAGTCACGCACGCAACCATAATCGTTGAGATACACGCCGCAATTATCCTCTTCATCTTATCACTTCCTTGTTGTAAATATATTTAAGTCATGTTTGTGTATCGAAAGATAAAGAGCCTTTCGGCTCAATATCTTTTTAAATTTTTCGTGCTTTGGACGCCATCAAACAATACTCTCTATATACCGTTTGCGGAACTGTATAATTACCATACTTTCCATCTATTATGTTTTCTTTTACAAATTCTAATCCGTACTTTTTTTCGTCTACTCTCATTTCGTGGAACAGTTTTAATTTTGAAATTGTTGCGCCCTTTATAATAACATTTTTATACGGAGAATCTTCTGGAAGTTCTTTGTTCGCTTTTCGTTCCACTTCCATAACCTTTTTTACGAACGAATATGGAACTTGCTGATCTGTTTCTTGTTCTTTTTTTCTTCCTCTTGAAGTATTTCTTAACAAGTACGGAGAATCAGCATAATACTCTATTCGATCATAATTTTTATTATTTCTTTCAAACGTTGTGCTATAACTATCAATGACTTTTGCACGATAAATAATATTAAATGCTGTTTCGTCATCGATATAAACATTTTGCACTGTATGTCCAGCGGCATCTACTTCTGTCTTTAATATTTTCGTTACAGCTGTAGATTCAAACTGATAGTAAAGCAAAATCATTAAAGCTGCCGGCATCGTATATTTTTCATGACCAAGCACAGTCGAAACATATTCTATAAAGGACTCTTTATCTTCAAAAATAAAGTCAGAGTCTAGAGAGTTTGTTTCGTTTTCGCTTGCAACCTCCATCTGTTTAATCAACATCGAAGACCAGACGTCGGTTTTGTTTGAGCTTCTAGATACTGTGCTAGTCATATCATGACCATAATACTGTTCGGCGTTGATATAATCGTTTTGATAACACCATTTAAGATAGGCTCTTAAAATAGATGTCATTCTTACTCTTCTTGTATCCGCCAAATTGTTAAGCCACAAAACACAAAGATCATTCATCTCTGTTGAGCCGCTTTTAAATTCACAGAAATCTTTTTTATATTTTGCTTCAACAATCGCAACCTTGTTTAACGCAGTTACTGCATCTCTTTGTCTGTACCTAGCGGCGTCTTCGTTTCTTCCACCGTTGATATAAAACTCCATGAAAGCAGCTTTGCGATCGTAGTTGTACATCGTGCTGTCCATCATATTCACTCCTTACATAGTGAGGGTGTTTTTATAATATTTTACACTATGTAAGGAGTTTTTTCAATAGACAATAATTTATGCGATTGTTAAAACAGGTTTATCTGCTGATTCTTTTCTCAGGAAAGGGCATTGAACTTTCATTGCTTCCACAACGCGCTCCCAGTTTCCTTCCGTGAACTCGCCCACCGGTTCACTAAGTTGGCAATTTCGCAGCGTATCTCTTCCCTCAATGATCAGAGTGGAATCTTTGATTAACCCTCTTACTTCGCCCGCCTTATACTCAATGTGAACTGGATTGTACTTGCCGATTCGCTTTGTGGTGAACGGAATAACTTCGCACTGTCCAGAAGTCTTATTGTAAGTATTATTTGACACGACGAGATACGGATGGACGCCGACGTATTTATGAGTACTTAGTCGGCTTTCATCGTCACTGGCATATCCAAAACGGATTTCGCCAATCTTCGGGATGCTCTTTCCAGCCACGAACATATTTATGACCTCCTTGTCTATGGCTTGTTCTCTATGGTATCATTATATCACCTCAAACCTGACTTGTCAAGCGTTTTTATTCATTTTATTTTTAAGTTATGTTTGTAAAATGATTTTCATCAGTCCAGCCATCTTATCAGATTTTACAGCCACCTCATATCTAGCGCAATCTGTTTCAATGTTACACTGAAATTCATTGCCGTAAAGTATCAGCCCGCCCTCCTCGCAAAACATCGCTCCTTTCTGAGCGATCATGCAAGAGATCTCATACCCATTTTTTCTTTTCATGATAGCAGCGCGTTTTGGATTTGCCCTAATAAACAATCCACTGTTTCCATCCGAACCGCACCATACATACATTTTTTCAAAAGACCGGATGTAGCTAAAAAACTCCTCCGCAGTAAAAGTTTTTATCATCATGACCTCCAAATACAACCGAAATTCACATTGAATTCTGCGGCATTACTATTTTCAGTTGTTATTCTACCATATTATGTCTTAGTATTCAACCCCCAATTTAAACTTCTTTGTTGTTATTTCAATATTGCAACTCGCAAACTCTTTCTCACTTCCATAGCTTCTTCGTATCGATCAATAGCTTCCTCGAGCGCCTCTTCCAATTCGCACAGGGCATCTTCTTCCGCTTCCCATTTATCATGGGTATCGCCGTCAGAATCAGGTTCTTCTCGTAATTTGGCATGATTCGCTTCAACGGTTCTAAGTACACCAGTTAATGCGTCATAAGCTTTCATATAATCCCTCCCTTATTACCGCAGCTTTCTCATATATGCTTGGGACGTCCGTTTCTGGCTCTCGTAGAAGGTAACGCCAGTAACATCATCCACGACCAGATCATCATAAGGGATGCCCTTTTTGTTCAGATGATCAATGAACCAGCGCTTTTTCAGATAGCACCACGGGGTTCTGCTGAGGTCGCCGTAACTCGATGCAGGCCGCTCACATGCGTTGTAGGTTTTGCCGCAGATGCTCCACCATTCTTTACGCACCCGCTCCCGCATTTGCAGAACTTCAGATGTGCCATGAAGGCCATGCTCCTCGCCATACTGATAATCTGCCTTCTTGATTTTTGCGTTCTGTCCCGCGCTGACTGCACCAGCCGCACCAAGACCGAACATACTTAAAATTAACGAAATAGCTCCACTCATGATAGTACTCCTTTATGTTTTTTATTCAAACAAATCATTTCGAATACGCGGCATATAAGACCGCTTTTCAGATCGATCAAAAACTTTTTGCAGTTTCCCTGTGCCCCAATCTCCTCTGTCAAACTCCATAACACACTCGACAAGCACTTTTACATCTTTGCATTCTCGTCGTTTAAGCAACGCTTTTTGCAATTCTGTTTCAAGATAGCACTTTCTAACCGCATTCGCCTTTGCGAATTCAATGGCATGCTGAAGATCAATAATTTCGAGGCTTACATCGTTTAGCTCTTTACAAGCATCAACATATAGTGACTGAATCGATCCAAGAGTCTCGTCTACAATCAACAGTGCCTGCTTCAGATTATGTAATGTCTCCCCTTCTTTGATGGGAATGCCGGCATCATACTGTTCCTGTTCAGCTCTTCCAACCTCGGCCATCACGGTCGATTCTATACGTCCAAGAATCTCTGAGACACTTTTTACTTTGAATCCTTTATCCTGTAATGCCTTTGGTAGACATGTGATTGTCGCTTGTGCTTTTTCAGCCGGAAACAGCAATGCGTCACCAAGGCTGTCCGTTGCGACCAATAAGTTCTCGCTGTTTCTTTTAATGTAGCACGCACCGTTTGTAATAACACAGTTCATGCGCATCCTCCTACCTTATTATAATAGGGGCTTGCAGATCAATGCTCCCGCAGTACTACAGACTGCCCCTTTTTCAACACCCAACAGTTCTTGCCGGCATATGCGCAATCTTCACAATGACCGCCACATTCGTTTGCGTCTGCCGGTGCATCGCAAACTCCATTTTTGAACGATACATAAGCAACTGGTAAATTATAGGTGTTATCCATATTATAACCCGGCCATTCTGAAAATAAAATATGTAAATTTTTGGGAATTTTCTTTTTCGCTGCCAAATACTGGTTAACGATTTTATACTGTTTTGTGAACGCCAGGAAGTGAGTATGCGGCAACTTACGAGCGACGCGGCACATCATCGCAAGATAATCCTGACTGATAATGTCTCCACTGACATGCCACCTAAAATAAAAAGACCCGTAAGCTGCAGCAATTGCTTGCTGTTCGAAGCTGTCAGGGTCCGTCAACCAAAGATTCAGGTTGTTTTCATATGCGTTTTGTACCGTTCGTCGCCAATCGAAATGACTAACATAGCACGTCTTCGCACAAGGCACGTCAGGCGCACAAGTAACCACTCGTGGCATAGAGATGGATTTAACATTACCCATCTTGCTGTTTGCGTTCGACACTGACAGCTTCAACATATTCAATTTTTACACCCTCACTTTAAGAGGGCGCACTCCTTCCTTATAATTATATCATCCTAATAGTACAATAAATTACACTTTCAAAACCGGCTCATCAGGCATTAAGGGTTCAAATTTCGATTCCACGTCCAGATCATAATGATATGGGATGCCAAGACGATCTAACTCTTCCTTAAAAATTTCAGCCAATTCATCTGGCGAATAGTCTTCAATTTTCATTTTACACCACCTTTAGCGCCTGCTCATTGATAGCCATTACTAACTCATTGACCAACTTCATATTAACGTGGTCCGGCAGTTCGCTCTCCTTTTTGTCTGCTTTCAGGTGGGCTTCATAAACAGGAATTACATGATTTCGCAGTTCATCATAGTCGTAGTCCCCGTTTCGAATCCGCATCAAAATATCGTGCTCAGCCCCACAATAAGTGTTGATCTCACCTTTTTTTAAGATGTCAAACAACATATGATATAAGCGAATCGCATTCATTACAGTCTTATTGAAACGTTTTTCTCCACATGTAATATACGGTTTAACATTTGGATTCACGCCAGATACTTCAACTTCATACAGGTACGCACGCCATTTAGCATCTGCTTCTTTGATCAGCTTTCCTGCAAATCCACCAAATGAATAGATTACCCTTTTCGACAGGAATAGATTTTTATTTTCCATCAACAGTCTAGTAGTAGGATGATAATCGATAACTAGTTCATCTGCGTTACCGAGTTGTTCTAACATGTTTGGATTCCCGCTACATAATAACTTCGCAGCTTTGTTGAAGCTAAATACCGTTGTATCCGTCACCGTATCCACATGATGCTCAAACTCACCCAACCCGAGTAGATCCTCTTTGGAGTTCAAAGCAACACCGCGAATGTCAACATCTGAACCTGCTACATTCGTTCCATAAGCATGGCTGCCGCCAATAGTCAGAAACATCAAATGTTTGCCAAGGTGAGGATCAGTACGTAGAAAATCATACGGTTCGCTATCAATGATACGTTGTAATTCTTCCCGTGTCATTTTTACCACCTCTTTACGCTTTAGATTATTAATATCACAGCAATAAAACAAAATGCCCATATCGGAACAATTAACCATGCCCACTCAAGGCAAAAATCAATAAATTGAAATAACAAAATATAGTTCATCATAACCCTGTTTGCACCGTATCAAATTCGATCGTCTCTCCTGTTTCTTTATTGACACCATGCCCTACCACATGAACGATATAAGCCGGCCAGCGATCTGTGTTTTCATCAATGGCGATACGAACAACACCTTTGAAATTTTTGATCCAAGTTGCACACCAAGGCTTTTCAAGATGATCATTATATTTTGGATTAAATTTTAAGACGGAGACCAAATCAGCCACACATACCATACCGGCATCTGCACAGAATCCGCCCAGTTTAACATTCGTTTCGGGCACGAATGTAGTACAACGCCAATCGCCGTAGTAAGTATTGGACTCTATTCCAATGATTCCATGACTGCTGATATCGCAACATTCAAATTTTCTCCACTCGTCATTTGACATATTATGAGACAGATAACATGGATCTGTAATGATAATATCTCCATCAAATTCCATAATACGATCTTCTGCTTCAAGATAACGATCTTTATATTCTAAGAATTCTTCATATTTTTCTGCCATATCTCGCAGTTTTTCAAATTCCTTCGAGATTTTCTTCAGCGCTTCATCGGAATCTGCACCCTCTTCGATATCATGGTTAATATACCATTTCACAAAAAAAGAACCACTATCCGTTTCTGTGACCAATCTATGTACATCGAAACTGTCTGGTTCCTCGTTAAGCTTTGCAAGCGCCTCAAACAGTTTTATCTCGACATCAACAACACGACGATCAATGGTGCTCTTAGCCCATTCAGGAATTCGATTCCATTCATCTACCAATGCCTGTGGATAATCTTTAAACTGTTCATGATATTCTTTATTCTTCTGTTCCACCCATTCGTGTGTCATATTTATTCTCCAATCATGTTCGGATTCGTTGAATTCCAAATTTCTTGAGATATATTTTCACCATCATCCGACAATTTATTGATCCAAGCATTGAGCACTTCACGGTACACTGTCATATTCGGACAAAAATGACTGTTGGTGAATACCGGCATATCGTCATTACACAGAATTCTCATGATGGCAGCGCATACAGCGGCTGATCTCGATACGCCAGCAGCACAATTCACGCAGAACCAATCGGTCTTATCTGCTTCGTGGTTATCCAAGACAAAGTTCACAATATCCCTAGCTTGAACATCCGTAATACATGCACCTTCCAGATCAGTAGTGCAATCGTCAAACTTCAGTGGTAAGAACGTGATATTGCCTTCACATTTCTGAAAATCGATATGATAGCCATTCGCCTCAGTGATAGAGATAAACCGAATTCGTTCAAAATGCGATTCTTGAATAAACTTTTCTGCTTCGTCAGCGTTCATCACAGAAAATTTCCATTTGCCGCGATACATTGTAATCATAAAACCCACCTCAAATAATCAGTTCATAAATCCGACCAAAGTAGCGACAAAACTGCAAACCATCAAGCGTCTTAATCGCCGAATCAAGAGCAAAGAAATGCACTTCGGTAGGATCAAATAAAAGCTGTTTGATGTTTTTCACATCAATATCGTCATCTTCAAATCCAGCATCCAATCTATCTTGCTTAAATTCTTCATCAGATTCATATGTAAACATTACATCATTGTAGACTTTTTCCGTATCGAAATCGATTGTTAAATCGCCTTCCGACCAATGTTCTAACTCTTCCATACCGTCGTCCGTGATTGCAATCAAACCATAGTTTCTGTCGATATCATCACTAAATGTTTCATTCGGGTATTTTTTCTTAAACGCTTCTCGGTCGCGAATATTCACTCCACCACCGCATTTCTCAAGCTGTCTTGTAATGTGAAGAATAAGTTCGTCCTTGCTAGTAGAATTAAACCAATCAACGTTATCGATGATGTCTTTTGCCTCCTGAAGGGCACTTGTGGTATATGCAGACCAATGATAATAGATCTTAGCGATATCTTCATCAAAAGCATGAACTGTGATAACTAATCGCTGTCCCATTACTTTAATTCTCCTTTTTGATATAATCGTTTTTTATATTCTTCTGTACGCCGATGTGCCAATCTTTGAGATTCTGAGTCAAGAGCGTAAAACATCCAGTGGTCCTTTATGTATTGATCGTTTTTTGCTTTTGATTCTGGATTCACAATCAATGCGATTGTTTTATGACTCACATTGTATTCTCTAGCCAAACTTCTAAGCGAATATCCACCAGTTTGATATTTGCGCAGAATTTCAGTTTTCTTTTCGCTCGTAAGTTTTACTCGTCGATCTTGAATCTCTGAAAGCCGCACGTTTCTCCATTTATTTGGCATCAACAGCCTCTTTTGCCTCACGAAGCTGTCGCATATTGTCCCAGATGATAAAATCGAACTCATCGTTTTCTGGAATGTTGCAATCATAATCGTCTAAAAACTGCTCCGCAACATCTTCTGCGCAATCCAGAATTTCACTGTAAGTAACGCCATACTCTTCTTTGAACGCCTTTTCGTCGCAATCGCATGAATTGAACATGTCGTAAATGTGGCCCTTTGCGTCCTCAACTCGATATTTGAATTCCTGATATCGATATGCTGCCTCAATTTGATCTTCAGTCATTTCGTATGTAATATCTGCCGTCGTACTTTTTACCTTCATCAGTTAGCCTCCTCTATAATTTTGATTCGATAATCATTGTCTTTGATTTTGTCGCGGACAATCATTCCGTCTTTATCGAAATCTATAATTGACAGTCCAGCAAGAGCTAGTCCAGACTGAATCACATCATATAAATCATTAATGTCATTCATCATTTTCTCCATCAACTTCGATCGACATCAATTCGTCTTCATAATCGTTCATTTCATTCTCGTTATACATGATTTTTGCGATTCTTTCCGCTTCTTCTTTTGAGTCTGCCTCAATGACAGTCTCATAGTATCTAATTGCAGAAGCATATACCGTATATTTCATACTACACCTTAAATTCCATGCTTTAAACAATAGTGTCCATAAGATAATCCTTCCGCGTCGGCCTTTCTTACAATATCCAGAAATGCTTCACGAGTTTTGTCTTTGGATTCTTTTTCTGCCCGCTTTTTCTGATTACAACGAGCAACCTTTTCTCTATTGACAATTCGTCGACACTCTTTGCAATATTTCATTCCACATTTGGGCCCATACCACGTAATTCCACATCTTTGACAGCTAAGTTCTCCATATGCAAGCATTTTTATACTCCTTCAATATGGTTTGCCATCATGTCTGCCGTGTGCGTCCAGAGCACGTTTGGATATTTTGCAATGGCGTTGCCATAATACTTCCACTCGTTTGTATCGGTCTCATATGCGCCCATGTGCCAACGGATACAAGCGATCTCCTCTTGGGTCAAGGTAACACAACTCGCCAACATACAAATAGATTTTTCACCGTGATGGCTGTAGATTGAATCATTCGCATAAACGTATTGGTACCCATTTTCTGTGCCAATCAGTTTGTATTGATCCATCTTACAAACATCGTGTAGCAGGCCAACAATGAACGGAGAGCCAGGATTGTCCCACTTCAAATCAAGTTTCTCCGTTAACATCATAAGATTTTTTGCAACGGCCAAACTGTGCTCAGCCAAGCCGCCGGGGTGATTGCCATGATATTTGGTGGAAGCCGGAGCGTCCCAGAATCCGTATGTATTAAGAAAATCCTTTACGATAATTGCTTTAGCTGGCATGAAATATTTATCAATCAGCTGATATGCTTCGTCTTTGATATTCTCATCATTCATTTTAATAGGCAAAATTTCAATACAATCTTTTTTGTTAAGCAGCTTATTTATCAGTTCTTCCGTTGCTTTATCGTCATATAAAGTGTCTATACTGCACTCTAAAACTTTTGCGATTCGAACTATATTTTTAACATTTGCATCACGTTTTATTTCGTTATATAAAGTCGTGTATGGCATATCAATCATACGGCTTAATTTTTTCAAAGGAATTTTTTTCGCTTTTGTAATTTTACAAATATTTTTTGAAACTCCCATTTGCACATACCCCTTTATTCTCCAATAATATTTCCATCTTCGAAACAAATAGCGGCAACATAATTTTCCTGCCCCTGCCGAAAGCCAACCGTTTGGATATTTTTAAATACAGAATTGTATTCAGTGATTGAAATCAAGTCATTCCAATCAACTGTTTTTCCGTCTTTAGAGAAAAAGATACCAAGACCCGGATAATCGTCTGTGGCTCCAGTTGGTAAACACACAAAATATCCATCAGGAATTGCAATCTTGGGAGTCGTTTCATCAATTACAAACATAATCAAATTTCCTCAAAACAGTCACAGTCAGATACAATTTCGTTCGTAACGTCTTTCTCGTATCTTTCAGAATCTCCGCAACAGCAATAATAATGCTTTAGAAACGGATTTTTATCATCGACATCAATCTTGTCATTGGGAAGTGGAAAACTGTATTTATCTCCAAGATAACCACAATCCACACATTTCGTGACGGTATCTTTTTTAGTTCGGAGTTCACCAATAACTCTTTTGGCCCAGTATTCAAAACTCGCCACAACATCATCATCCATTTCGTACTGGTAATAGAAGTCGAGTTTGCCATAATTGTCGATGCGATACATTGCCATAACAGTTCCATATTCTGGATTGTGTCCGTCAATATATCCAATTCTGTTATATCCACAGTGGGATTCAGTTTGAATAAGAGTCCACATAATCAAATCTCCTTTACAATTTTATTCTGGTAGCGGTTATGTCTACCCTAGTACCGCCAATCACCTAGCATTCGGACATTAGCCGAAAATAATAATCTCTTCCATTGATTACACCTCAATGTCAATGTCAATATCAAAAGAAGAAGTTCCGTCTTCATTCTCCCGGTAGTTCATTTCAGCGAGAGAGTCCATACACTCCTTTAACTTCTTTTGCGTGTTCTCTACATCCGGATGGCTTAGAAGATACCGGAGTCGTTTTGCTCCATCAGCACTCAAAATAATATCTTCATTAACGTAGTGCATTTTATTCCTCGTTCACGATCTCGATCTGGCACATCTTCATAGCTGCCAGCGCATTCTTGTGGGACTCAGGAGTAACACCAGCGCAGCAGCTTGCATCCACAATGATAGGAACCTCAGGTAGTGCTGCCTTAAGCAGAAGCGCGTTCGAAATGACACAGATATCCGTGCAAAGGCCGACCAGAGTGATGGAATTGATCTCAAAATCTGCCATTTCTCCAATTGTAGAGAAATGAGAGTCGCATAAATCTTCTATTAGCAATGTCGAACCGAAAGTTCTCTTTTCGTAAATTTTTGCTTGTGGATCTTTCATTTCCGGCAAAAGATCGTGTTCGATTTCATCAACAAATAACCAGCCCCTCGTATGTTCGATACAATGTTTTACAGGAAGATGTTTGCCTTCCTGAGTTTCGAGGTAGTTGTCATAATGCGTATCCTGCGTATACAGAATTTCACCATTCCAGTTCTTGATCTTCTCAACGACCTTCGGCACAATGGCCTGCGCTTCAGGAGTACCCAGCGAACCGGTGACAAAATCATTCTGCATATCGACAACGATCAGAATATCAACCTTTGTCTTTTCCATTACCAACTCCTCCTTGATTAGCCCCACCAATTAAACAAGGTTGGGTCATACATAGGCATCGGCAAATCCTTAAACAAATTTGCCTCGTGCATCCGATCGATCTTGGCAGCAGTTGCAGTGTCTCCGCCAAACTCGCCAGTGCGAATATATTTGTCGAGGAAATCATAGGTGAAGCCGAAATTATCCTCGTCGGTCTTTCCAGTCAGCCCATCTGCAGGCGCTTTCTCGATGAACTTTTCAGGAAGACCCAACTCACGACCAACGGCTTTTACCTCAGTAACAGTCAGCTTACTGAGAGGACTGAACTGGCCAAATCCATCTCCTCCAACAGTTTGCCACCCGACGAAATTTTCTGAAGCGTTACAAGTATTGGCCACTCGCCCATTCATACTCTGAGACACCATGAACAAGGTCGCCATACGGATTCGCGCCGGCAGATTTACACGAGCCTGCTTTGAATCACACAGACCGGCAATTCGTCCCTTGGCCAGCAGCGTGTTCACAGTCTCGGCAATATTGATCTCAAACGACTTGATGCCAAGATGCTTAACCAGCTCCCGCGCTACATCAATGTCGTCCTGCACCCCCTGCGGCATCAGAACACCGATAACACGGCCATTACCCAGCGCCTCGCAGCACAGAGCGGCTACGATACTAGAATCCTTGCCGCCAGAGATACCAATCACAGCATTGCAATCAGGGCCATTCTTGCGGAAATAATTCCGAATCCACGTAATAATTTCATCCTTTGTCTTTGCTGCATCAAATTCATACTTGCGCATATTATTTACCCTCCAGTTTCCACAATTCTACATCGACACCTTGAAATGTAGTATCGATAATTTTCTTAACCGTATCCCAATCAGCCCCACCACGACAGCAACCAATCTTATATGGCATTGCTACTTTGAAGCCCTTGCTTCTTGCTTTTGTTGCGACAGTAGCGAAAGCGTGTTGTAGTGCAGCAAGATCGGTGTATTGTTTTCCATCATATCCGTAATTGTCTTGCGCAAAACAATTAACGATACAACGATTATCAGACACTTTTACGAATTGAGCCGTACCCAAGAGAGTATGGTTGTGATTAGTCGTCGCGTTATACCATTTGTCCAAATATGCGCGGTACACTTCTGGATAACGCTCACGAACTTCTTTAGCAACGCCTGACCCCATTACACCCTGACAATTCACCTGATGGCAAATAATGTCGGCATCGGAATCAAATACGTTGCCTTCTTTGATAATTACGGCCATAAACTCACCTCTTATCTAAATTTTTAATTGCAAAATACTGTGCTGCTCTCGGACTATTTAGATTGAATTTTTCAAAAGTAGGATTCACAACTATAACATTGCCATACCCATATTTTCTGAAAAATCCATTTTGAATAAGCTTTCTAGCTTCATTTCGATACTCACACGCAACTGCTTTACCATCAACAATGAAGTATAATAGCTCTGGTTCGCCCATCCACGTTCTTGAACCGCTCATTAGAACTTCCCTCCCCACAGTCGGTCGCGGACTTCTTTCAGGCTGTACTCCTTAACCATATCCCCATCGCGGAATACGGTCTGCAGAAGATTCCCATCAGAATGAGCAGCGTGATCCATCAGGCCGTCAGTACAAACCAGCTTTCCAGAATCATCCTTAGTGACATAACACATACCCTTCAGACTCTTCTTAAAGTGGTCAGTGTCGGTCTTGGGGTCCTTGAAGATCTGAATCTCCTTGCTATTGACCACGCCATAAGTTGCCTTGACTGCCATGCCAAAAGTATCGCGGGTGAATGGCTTCAACTGACCATTCTGCTCGATGCACTGCATGGAGAAGGAACCAACGCCAAGACTGACATTGTTACAAGCGAAGCCGTGTGCTTTGAGTTCGGCATAGATCTTTTCACACCGCTGCACCGTAATAGAATCACCGTACAGAGCCTTCACATGAGAGTCGAGCACTTTATAACCCTTGCTGTTGACCGTGCCGCCGAAGATATCCCACAGATGGTAGACCGTCTGCGTGACGATTTCGACCGGGTCGCCAGAGTCGCCACGGATCAGCAGCGTACCATTATGAGCCATGATCTCATCCTTGAGCTGCGGCAGAATGTTATCTACCAGATTCCAGTAATCATAGGAGTCGGACACCATGCTGAAACTCATATTGGGATACAGCTCAGTCAGTGCCCTGCGGATAAAAGTGATCTCGTCGCCATCGACTGCGAAGTTGGAACACATGACGCTATGCTCGGTACTAACAGCGCCAAACGCGACCGGCTCCTTAGTGCAATCACAGTGATACATCTCTTCCAGATACGGGATTGCAGGAACAGTGGCCGTATTCAAAAAGCTTAGACACCACCCAGCGCTGGATTTGACAGCAGACTGCATACACTCCTGACCACGGAAACTGAAATCGCCCAGAGCACGAGCATGAGGCACGCCATCCTCGACGGTTTCATCGTAATACTTGTCCACGATATCACGATACAGAGTACCAACCGTCGCAGAAATCATCGGATGCCACAGCTCAGAACTCATAAAGGATTCGAGGAACTGCGGAACCCATGCGAAATCAGGATGCGTATTGCTCATCTCAAGGAACGGTACATGAATGGGGCAGCGAGTACCCTCGGGCAGTGCTTTGATCTCGACAGGAAGATAACCCAGGTCATGCAGGGCAGCAATCTTATCGATATCATAAGCGTCCTTGCCAATGGTTGCGTCCAGGACACGCTGATAATTTGAGACAACCCACTCCTTTGGGAAATCAAAAAACCAACGTTTAAAATAATTCTGCAGATAATTCTTGCAGAACGCCTGAACACCAAACACAACGACTTCATCCACGCCATCCAGACGGCTCATGCGCGGAGTAAAATAACTGACCAGCTTAGTGGTGCCGGCCGGAAACTGCTTACTGTGAGTCGTCTTGTAGAAATCGCACAGCAGCATCGGGTTAATGTTGATCATTTCAAATCCTCCAAAAGTTTATTTACCATCTCACGACAATTTCCAAGATACCTGTCTTGAATCTTTTCAAGTTCATCAGCCGTACATTCGATTTTAAAGGTGCGCTTATCCTTTGGTGAATGAATTTTAAAATCAATATGCGATCCATCATAATTTCCAGATAGTTCTTTATGATAATTGCGCTCTCCAACATCACAGAAAGCATCATAGATAGATTTTTTCACATACTCAACTGCATAGTCTTTTCCATGGATATTATCGATTAGGAAATCTAAGATTGAATAGAATTCATCTTTTACACATGATTCAGTTTGATTTTCATTGATTTCACGATAAATATGCAGAGAATATGATTCTTGATAATGATCACATCTCATATCGATTGGGGCAAAATCCCAACCAAAATCTCCATCGGTGTAAAACGAGATATCTAGTTCCCAAATATCCATCATATCAATCCTCGTCCCAACGATGCTCCAATACAGTGATCTTGTCGTGGTTTCCGGTAAAGATACTGTCTGTAGTGTAGACCATATGAATCAACTCTGGATCGTCAAACAGATGGCCGCGCTCCTGATTCAGAATACTGTTCTCACAATGACTGACATACATATCGATATCGCCAGCACCTAGCTCCTTCAGCTTCTTGGCCGAATAGAACATGGTACCGCCGTAAGAGCAGATATCATCGATCATCAGAACTTTGCCGCCCTTGGGAGGATAACCGGTGACATCCAAGCCGAGAATCTTACCCGTTGCCCAGTCCCGCTTTTTATCTCCGTGAATGATATAAGCTTTACAGACAACACGATCCAGCGCCCAGTGAACAGTCTTTTCATAGCGTTTCATTGCACCGGCATCCGGGAAGTAGATTACATCAGGCTTACTCTCTTCGATTGCTTTACAAATTTCACGAATAGGAGTAAGTACCTCACAACGATTGATCAGAGCCGGAGCCACATCGCTGTGAGGATCAAATACAACAACGCGGCTGAACCCGCACCGATTGATCTCCTCTGCGAACCACTTGAGAGTGAATACATCCTCGTCACTATGAACGCGATCCATACGGGCGTTCGGAATATACGGCATAAACAGCTCGACTTCTGCCCCGTTATCCTTTGCGTCCTTCGCGATCATAATGACCGTGGGAAGCTCAGCCATAGATTCAAATGTCCAGACGATGCTGATCGCATTCAGATAATTGATAGCTTTATCCTTCTTGATCAGCGGGGTGCCATCAGGAAAAGAACTGATTTTATAATGATTTGCTTTGACCATATTATTTCTCCTTTGCGAAGTCCTTAAAATCGTTCCACTTGATTTTAACGATTACCCGATTGCCACGTCGATCTTTCAGTTCAACTTTCGGGCGAGCAACAATGCCTTCCATATAAATATCTTTCGTAGCAATAACAGACTTTGGATGTCCACAAACATAATCGATTCCAGTCTGAAGAGGTCCAGTAAATAGAACTGGAACAACTTTTACACCAAACATTTGCGCTGTTTTTTCAACCCATTCACGAGTTTGGTAATTTTCATCGATCAAGACATCGAAAAGGATAAAAGTTTCGTTCGGGCTGTATCCGCCGCCAACGCCCTGAATTTTCCCTCCGTACCCTTCACCAAAAAGGATTACATTCTTTTCTCCAAAGGTCTGCTCAAAAAGTTCTTCTGTCTCAGAGGTTCCAAAAATTTCGTTTAATGCATTCAAAAGAGGCTTTGGGATCTCGGCGTTATCAGTGCGCCCTCTGAATTCAACCTTATGTCCATTCCAGCAAATGCGAATATTTGTACCATCGACTTTTTCTGTAAACATCCACTCAACGTCTTTCAAAAACTCGACAGTTTCGTTGCGAAAATTTCCAAGAATCAATTTCTTTGTACCAACTGTATCGCGATTGAAAACCGTCTCAATTTTTTCATAGGTGCGCATCAAATAAATCTCCTTAAACCATATAGTGAATATCTCTTTCACGAGCACGAGAAATGATGACCTTGACTACGCCATTATCCTTTTCAAAGGCTTCATAGCGATCTTTTTCATCCTCCACGTCCTTGGAATACGGATTGACCACATCAACCTTCTTGCCATCAATGAACTGCTCGCCGTTGGCGGGGTTATACTGGATATCCTCGGTGTTGATGTAGCAATCAGGCCAGAAGCCATCCTTCAGCTTGATCTCAAAATAGATACGCTGTGCACCATTGAACATATCAAAACGCTTGGTGCAGGATGTACGGTAACCATCCTTGAATAGAACAGTGAGCTTGTAGCTGGTCTCGTTCATATTGATGATATTCAGATCCTTGATGGCCTCTGCGAATGGAGTGCCCAGATTCAGTTCAAAGGCAATAGACCGCAGGCAGTCGTAGTTCAGATCGATCTTGCCAGAAAAATCGACCACAGCTGGGATCTGATCGTAATACTTCTCTTCGAGTTTATCTTTGAGATAGGTTTCGACCTCGTCAGCGCCCGGGTAATCGAAGCGGAAGTGATAGTGGAAGCGGCCTGGACGGTTGACCAGATAATCGTTCAGGCCATTGAGCTGGTTACAGGTGACAACGAAGAGCTTTTTGCCCGCGCTGGTGCCATCGAACAGACTCAACATCGTATCCTGCGGATTTTCATTGTCCCGGGACTTGAAGGTCTTATCAAACTCGTCAAACAGAATCATAACTTCCTGATTGATGGATTCGATGAAATTTGCGATACCGCCGATATAGCGGTTAGCCAGAATGACAGGATAGCCCTGCTTAATGGCCTCGATTGCAATCATCTTAGCGGTCAGAGATTTGCCGATGCCTTTATTGCCGCTGAGGATGACACCCAAGTTGCGGTTGAACGCTTTGAACGAATTCAGCACTTTGGCAACCTTGCCACTCTGGACACCATACACCTTTTCGTTGATGACCATATCAGGGCGGCGGGACAGATAGAAACCGGTCATCTCAGAACAGTGGATATCATAGGTACCCGCCGGGATCTTGTCATACGCCTTCATATCGTCGCCATACAGGAACAGATTGCTTGCGCTTTCAACAACTTTCATTTTTGATACTTCCCTTCTCAGTTCAGCTCTTCCAGCTTCTTCATCAGCTGGTCAACGTTCATGTCTTCCAGCTCCTTGTCCTTCTTCTTTGCCACGATCTTCATAATCTTATCGCGCTGTGCCTTCTTCTCGGCAGCATTCACACGTGCCTCGGACTCAGCCAGCTTAACAGATACGATGTGCTTGACCAGCTCAATCTTGTTTGCCAGCTCAGTATCTTCGGCGCTCTTAACAGCCAGCAAGGAGTCTTCGTCTGCGGTCTTCTTCTGGCGGTTCAAAGCCTTAAAGATTGCATCCAGAGCCTCAACATTCAGATCCCACAGATCCTCAACAGTCATGACGCCCTTGTAGGTAAAACGGTAACGATTACGAGTTGCGATTTCAAACAGATTCTTTTCCATAATAATTTCTCCTTTCAAAATTACAGTAACGACCGACAAACAAGACATTTTGCCGTGCCAACAAACATATCATCAGTCCAATGTTTACGATGGTCGTCTTCTTCGATTCGGTAGTATTCTCCGACTTCAGAAATCGTCACAATTTTTCCAGCAAGTTTCATTCTTTCTTCTAATGACCACTTGACTGTTATAGTATATCCGGGATTGTTATTCCGATCTCGCATAAAATACTCTTTATATTGCACAAAATTATCGATTAAACGCACTTTGTCCCCAACTTTGTAACGAGCCATTAAATCACCACTTTCAGAACTCTCTCAGTAGCGCCATGAACCTTGACAATAAAAGAATCATGCTTCGTCTCAGAGAAGCCAACGCCGGACAGCTGATCATCTACCGACTGAACTGCCATCTGAGAACCAAGAGCCTCAAATACACGCTTATGCTGTAGCAGTTCCGCTTTCAGGAATTCATTGTAGAAGCCATTGGGTTTTTCAGGGTTGACGCAATCCTTGAGCATAAAGAAGTAGTGGCGGTTGCCATTACCAGTCTGCTCATCCCAGTAGTTCGGAGAATACATTGCCACAGAAACAGGCACAAACTGATTGGAGTTCACACCCCAGATCTCGCGGGTACTGGTAGAACTGGGCAGCAGCTCCTTGATAGAGAACTTGCCATCCTTCAGCGTGACTTTTGCCACGGAGACATTCTGACCCTGATGCAGCGGCTTATCATAGTTAAACGAGTAGATGTTGCCATCGAATTCGATCTCAGCACGGAAACCAGTTTTACCTCCACGACTAGTAAAACAGTTCACATAGAAGCTGTACTCACCTTCCTTCAACCTTTCGATGTCAGGCCATGTAATATTCTCGACCGCAGGTTTACCCTGATTAGGATGAATGATATCCACATCCAAGCGGCCATTAGTACGAGGATTCCACTTGTTGCCGAAATAGATATGATTCTTATCGGGTTCAACGCAATGAGCATCTTCATCATTTGCATCGTACTCACCCGGCACATCGTTCCACTGAATCGAGAAACGCAGCACGCCGTCCACATTACCTCCAGCAGCCTTAACGTTTTCGCGAATATCACTGTCTGCCATATTGCCGGTATACGCCCAACTGAAACCATTAGGCCACTTGAACATACTCGGCGCAGTCTTATCCTGCGGAGCAATCAGAGACATCATATTCTTCTCGAAACGATTCTCCATGAACAGTTCCAAACCGGTTGCAGTCGGCAGCACGTCCTTGATAAACTTGTCGATGCCAATTTCTTCTGCGCGGCCAAACTTCTTGGGATCAATCGCAACAGTCTTAGCCATTGCCTCAAACGGATTTGTAGCACCAGCAATACGAGGAGCAGCATCACGGTTGCAGAACAGGATATTGTTGGCGGTGATATCGTCCAGAGTAGCAAACCGACGACCCAGACTGCTCATATAACCCAGCTCGGTAACGGTTTTCTGTGCATCTTCCAGCATCTTCTTAGTGAAAATGGCCTTTGGACGCTTATAGTTTGCGGGAGCGACAACCTTCTCAAAAGCAGTCACAGCGGAATCCACATCCATGCCTTCGCTCAGATTGATAAGAAGGGTGCCGATAGCGGTGTTACGAATACGAAGCTGCGCCGCCGTAGCATATGTAGGGGCAAGCCATACAAAGGCAAGCTTTTCATTAACAGACAGCTTGTCATAATCAATCTTATCGTGCTTAAACTCCTTTACAGACCGCTCAAACTCCTTGCCGCGATACAGACTATTCTGAGCAATCAGCTCCAGCACAGTATCAACAGCCTCCATGGTTAGCTCTTCCAGAGAACGCTTGAACACGTTTGCGGAGTCACGCCACTGTGCCATCTTGGTAGCCACGTCATCTCCACTGGTAATAAAACGCTGCGGAATCTTGACTGCGAAATGATCCCAAGTATGCACATCCTTGTGGTTTTCATCGTACTCGTAGTTCATCTCGGTGCCGAACATATCCCCAGAACCGATCATATTGCGGCTGACAAAGTACGGATTCACAATGGCGCGGCTCTTTACATAGGCGGCCAGTGCATCAACAACAGGCTGATACTTGGCAGACTTTGCATCGAAATCCCAGATGGAAATCAAATTATAATTCTTGTCAAACGCCACCAGCTTGCCGATATTCTTCACAAAACGGCGGCAGCAGGAACAATCATACTCACGACGCTTACGGAACAGCTCATTCGTGCCGGCCGGGAAACTGTCAAGATACAGATTGTACAGTTCATCCTCGTCTGCATCGGTGACAAACAGAGGATTTTCGCTCTTCACCATCTCATTGAAGTGGTCCTGCAGCAGTGCACGAAATTTCTTGAAATCAGACATTGTTATTATTCTCCTTTAATTTTTCAATTTTATTTGTAACTTCAAAACTACGCCAAACCCAACTGTATTTATCCGTCCATACCTCGCCAATCGGTTCCCCATCAACGATATCGGTCATTCTATCAGCCCCGGGTAAATCTTCCATATTAAAAAGACATTCTTTTGTCTCTTCCTCAATAAATGCAGCCGCTTCTTCTTTTGAACTGAAAAAATCCGGCTGAAAGATTTCGCCATCTGAACTGCATTCGATCACGCACCAGATTTCATTCATACAATTACCTCATAACAATGATTTGCAGCAAAGCGGTTTAGCCGGCTCAAGCATTTCATCACTCCATGATCAATTACCGAATCCTTCTAAAACATATGTAATGTAGCAATGTGAAACCGTTGCAATCTTACCAGCGTAACTACACATAGCACTATTAACTCCGGGATTAAATCCTCGTCTTGTTCCACTTACCATTTTGTAACTTCCGGACTCATGAAGATCTGGGCGGACTCTAACTTTGTCGCCGGGTTTATACTTGTATTCCATTTCTAACCCTCACAATAAACTTTTGCAAATCAAATTCTTTGGACGATCGAACATTTCATCCGTATAATAATATGTTTTTCCATCCTCAAGAATTTTGTATCGACCGTTTGCCTTGTGAGAAATATGTACAATTTGTCCACGATAACCTACTTGCCCACGTCCACTCCATGACGTCTCAATGCCATTGGCATCCGGTTCTGGACCAGATCTCATGTAATAAACTGTTCCAGATTGAAGATCCTCCCTAACGCGAACAGTTTCTCCATTCTTATATTTGTATTTACTTTTCGACACGTTCTCTTACCTCTTTTCATAATAGACTTCTACATGTAAACGGCTTTTTAGATTCTTCGAACATTTCATCTGCCCAATATCTGGAATTTTCTTTTACTCTATAACACATTGCACTCCCACAACAATCATAGCTCTCGATTGTGACTTGTTTCCCTCGAAGATTTTCCATAGAAGGAGTAGCAATAATGGCATCATATGGAGTTTCTCCTGACAACATCTTGTACCCTTCACGATTTGATAGGTCTTTTCTAACCGTCACTTTATCTCCGGGTTTAAACTTATAGTCCAACTTATAGTCCATAGTTCATTCTCCTTCAAACCAGTCAGAAACATTCTCAGAGACTTCATCAAGTTTTTCTTGATCCATTTTGATATATCTCATCGTAATCCGCTGATTACTGTGGTTAAATTTGTTTTGCAAAATACTCACGATATTCGCTTCATCAACTGTGCCTTCTGCACTCTGTAACGCGGCCATAGCATAGGTTTTACGCATAGTGTGAGTAGATAACTCAATATTCAAACCACACGCTTTACCAGCTTTCTTCAAAAGGTTGCTCACCGATCTAACGTTAAGCTGTCCACCTTTCCTGCTCTGGAAAAGAAGCGTGTCACGGTCAATTCGAAAACTGATTGCCTGATAATATTCTCTTAAAGCTTCTTTTGCCATATGAGAAATCTTACATACGTTTCGCTTGCCGGTTTTCTGTTCGATCAGCTCAACATGATCTTTTACATGAGCGTTCTCATAATAAACATCAGCCGTTTTAAGCTTCAACAAATCGCCGCATCGAACACCAATTGAACAGCCGAGAATAAACATCGTTTTGTTTCTAAGCGCGATTTCTTCATGTCCGTTAGACCCAAGGTAATCAACAATCTTCTTAAAATCTTCCTTTGACTTGATAGGATCTGCCGGGGTTGGCTTTCTGCGCCCATCCTTGAGATAAAGACTGTCCGTCCGACGAGGTCTTCGTGTCTTTTTCGTTGCAGTAGCACTTTTAACTGCCTGCTGAATAATTCGTTCAATATCGTCCTCTGTAACAACGAGTTTTGCGAGCTGATCTTCAACTGGAAAAAGAATGGTTTTTTGTACCACTTTCTTTGCGGTTTCTGCCATCAAAATTCACTCCTTTACAAAAGACTTTTACATGTAAGCGGTTTTGGTGATTCAAACATCGTGTCAGTCCAACTCCAATATTCGTTGTCCTCACAGAGCGTATAAACACCGCATATGCGTTCGATTGTCATAAGTTGACCACGGTATCTTTCCATATCTTCATTAACTCCCGGATCGCAACCATAGCTTTCTCCGCTCTGCATTGGATATTCTGCACCAGCTGTCAAGTCTTTCCGAATTCGTACTTTTTGTCCAACTTTATACTTGTATTCCATAATCAATCTCTTTTCTAAATTGTGAGTAACAGTTTGGCTAGAAGAACATTTGCGAGATAATATGGAGGGATCTTTGATCCCGGAAGCATGATCGAGTAAATGTTCTGATGGCCAATGAGTCGCAGTGATGGCAGCCGCGATCTCCAGCTTTGCTGGGATTAGGCTGCAGAACGGAGACTCCGCGCTTGCGAACTAATTTGATCCATAGCTCAGGAGGGCGGGGCTGCCGGAGTTGGCAGCCCATGGAGCCCGTATGAGCGTGCTATGGTATTCTTCATAACTGTCGGTCATCCGGCAGCTCGCGACGTAAAACGCCCGATATTCAAAAGAGATTACAATATATAATTACTTGGATTCTTTGTCCTGCTTTCGCAGTTCATCAACAAGACACTCCAAACAAGTCTGCAAAGCGTCGTGTCCGGCCTCAAGCATTGCCTGATGAATATTCACTTCAAAATCGCACAAGAGATCTGCACATAAGCTCATATCCTCTGCATCGATTTCTTTGATACCGAGTTCCTTGATTGCGCTTGCAACGTCGGAAGGCCCCCAATAGACCATTGCTCTGTGGTCGTTGATATCCAACAGGTCAACTGGACACCCGATAGATTCCTCTACGACATTTGCCGCCTGATCGAGCAATTCAACTGGAGTGCCGCCATCTCTACACATCATTTCAATCATTAGAAAACAACTCCTTCTTTTGGTTTTAAGTCAGCTTTGAGCATTGCCATCATATCAACACGATACTTTTCGTTGTACCGAGAGATCACCGTGTCGACCGCTTCTTTTTCTACCATACGGTAGTAATTCAGCCTGCCATTAAACTGCTGCAGGTCTTCAAGATCCCACGTTTTTCCTTCTTTCTTGCAGACGATGTAATTAGATGCCATCTTCTTGAAGTCCTTAAAATTGCGCCATCCGACTGTGATATCATTATTGGCGTTCCACATCAGACCGAGCATCCAGTTTTCGCTCGAATGCCGATTGCCATAATGCGTTTTTTCTTCATTCAAAGTAAACGGAGCATTGATTGCGTCCAACGTCTCTTTGATAATATCCTGCATTTCCATCGGATCAAAACTCAAATAGCAGCTGATAGTGATATCGTCCGCATATCTGGTGTATGTAAAAGTGCGAGAAATGCCGTCTTTCATGGTATATTTGTAAGAAAGCTTCTTGTTTAACATATAATCAAACGGAATCATCATAACGTTCGTGATCCACGGACTGATTGGCGTTCCCTGCGGAAGACCGCCGTTCAAAAAGCACAGACGCATCGCTTTAGTCAGTTGGTTGTATCCATTTCGATCCTTCATAATGAGAGAAAACGGATAAATCTTGCTGAACATACCGTAGATAAACTCAGGAGTGGAACTCGGGAAGAACCCATGAAAGTCAAACTTGACAGCCCAGTTATTTTCATAGGTGACGATCTTTTCTTTCCCAGTCTCACGATCTTTTACTGTATATCTATGCCCCGCCTGATGCTTTTTAATTGCACTCAGAGTGCCGCGCCCATTGATATATGCGTGTGCTGCCGTGTGATAATCAGCAATCATGAAACTTTTTAACAGCGTCCGCAACTCAACCAACGCATCGCTCAGTTCATTGTTCGGTGCATCAATTGGACGAACGCCACCAGTCTTCTTGGGAATTTCAAAGTGATAGTAATACGTCGACAGGTCACGTACTGCTTCAAGACGGGCGTATTTCTGATTGAATTCCGTAAGCCGTGTAATCATATTGGTAACGTTTGTAATGGCTACGAGACGATCATTCAACCCATTACGCTGTACAGTTCGAGTAGAAGTTTCATCGCCAGCATATTTCAACTGGTTCACGTCAACAACTCCGCTAAGGATTTCATCAAACGTAATCTGCCTTGTTCTCGGCGGATTCCAATAAGTAACGTACATATGTTTACCTCTTCTAAATCGTGATCTAAATGGTGGTTTGTATGCTCAGGGAGGGGCCTTCGACGGGACGTCTTCCTGCGAGTTTGCGTTTTGAGCCCATTGTCGGTACGTGTCTACGTCGATTATTTCAATCAACGCGTCAACATACCTGCAGAGTCGACGTACGTCGCATGCGATCACACGCCTCGGTTTCCCGGTGGGATGTATATGATCTTACCTTTACGAACCTGTCGGTCATCCGGCAGGACTGTATATTTCAACAGTAATTCATCACGATTTTTTATTTATTCTTTATGCGGCCGTAACGTTAAAAGTGTACGGATTTGCAACGATCATTTTCTTCAAAGGTGCGATATTAGTTGCGAAATTGATAAAGTTCGTAACCGCCAAACAACACACGAAACGAACAGTCGGCGCGAGACCCTGAACGATACCACATGCGGAAACCGGAGTTCCAGCCTGTGCATCTTCATGAGAGAAATTCATAGAGTTCCATAAATTCTCTCGGTCTTTTTCCTTGCTCCAATCCGCTGCCCAGCACTGTGCATCATGGAATCCAGTGCGGACATCAAACACACCCTTGATATTCGGATTGTATTTGTTCGCCTCCATGAACTGCTTACGAATTTCGATGTTGTCGACCGCGAGGAATACATAACCGCGAATCATCTCGCCATGCCAACCATTCGGCTTCAGAACGATTTCATCTTTGGCATCAGGATTGATGGCGCAGATAATATCGCGAACCGCCTCGACTTTCGGAGCTTCAATATTGTTGGCGAAGAACATCTGGTTGACGATATTCTTGCTTTCAACCTCGTCCATATCCCACAACGTGAAATTCTTCAGACCATACCGTGCGAGAAGTTCCGCCACGGTAGAGCCAACCGAACCACAACCAATAATGTGGATCTGGCCGCTGATATCATCGGGGTTGAATACCATTTCAAGCTTACTCAGATTCATTTTGTAGTCCTTTCTTTAATTGTCATACGGAAAACAGCTGGAATTCCAGCATGTATCAAGATCTTCTGGATTCTCCTTGTAATAATTGACCAGTGGATACCGACTCTCAGAAGTTTCATTGACTTTCGGAGCCGCTGCACCAGTTACCGTCTTGATTTGCGGCACTGGCGTTTGCGTGTTAACTGTTTGCGGGTACGTTTTTTGCGGCGTAACTGCTTTACCATAATAGGTGCCTGTTCCATAAACTCCGTAATTTGCGACATATACAGGGCGCTTTCGAACCGTTTTGTCTGCATCTTCGAGAAATCGAGTCGAGTCAAAATCTCCAACAGTAACCTTGACATCGGCTCCCTCATAGATGACATTGTCGGCCAGATCAATGACGCGAACGTTGTACTGCCGCTTCTTGTTCCAGATCATAAAAATCTGATAACTCGTCGGCTTGAGTCCGTCAATGAATCGCCACTGATCCTCCATATCGCGGCTGCTCGGCGTTACACCGAAATCGACATGGCTGTGTCCCTGAAATCTCAGGTTGCGAATCGTTTCAACGGGCAGCGCCTGAAACCACTTTGAGAATTCTTCCTGATCGGTGTCTACGGTGGTGCCAGTCACAGTCTGAGGATACAGCAGAATCTTGGTAATCTGAAAATGCGTCTTATCGACACGATTCACAATGCCGCGCCATGCAACCTCACAATCAAAGTGATCAATCAACGCAAACATCTGAGAATACGCTTCATAGGTGAAATTCACCTCGACAGCATCTTTCTTAACAGACGCAAAATTCTTCTTGTATGAGAAAGAATCCGTCTTAACCCTACCGGTCTTATACAGCTCCTGAACAAATTCACGTGCCATATCTGCTACAACCTGCTCCGTGATGTTAATGGGCTTCATCTTCAGCGACCTCCTTCTTTACTGCTGATGCTGCTGCGTCCTTCTCGTTCTTGAGAATGTCAAACACTTCTGCCACCGTGTACAAGTTGCCCGCGTTATCCTCGATACACTTACGAGTTTTGATATAGGATTCGTCGAACAAATCATACATGAGATCGCTTACAACGGTGCCATCCTTCCAGTTGAGAGATGCGCTTGAACCAATAATCGTAGTCAGGACGCCAATGTAATCGTGTTTTACACTAAGCGCATTGAGCATCTCACGATAACCGCTATAGCACGCATGCCGATCGATATGAGGCTGACGAATACGATCCTTCATCAAATCAGAGCGACCTTGCATATCAGAACCACGAATTGCTTCAATCTTGCAACTGGAATACAGTCGCCATTCACAGTAGGTGCGAATAGCGAACCGATGGGTCTTCCAAATTGACACAAAGAAATCTTTCGTAAGTTCCGTGTCATACGGCGAACGCTGAAAAATATAGCTTCGACTATTTGCCTTTTTCTCAACACAAGTGCGGAACTCGCCCTCATCACAATCGTTCAGCGTGCCAACATAACCAATAGAGATTCGATCACTATTGGAGTAAAGATAAACCAGCGTCTTGCAGCGCTTTAGGAAATTAACAATTGCAGCTTCGTCATCCTCAGTGCAGCAAGCACGGTCCATGATCATAGTGAGTTTAAATTGAGCTTCTTCAAGACTTTTATTTCTCTCACGGATATCATTATATTTACTTTCAATATCATCTTGAATACTACGAATGTATCGCTCCTGCCGAGAAATTTCGTTGGCGTAATCCTTCTTGCAAAATCCCTTCAGAGCGCCACGCAACTTCTTACCATAGAAATCGCCAGTCTCGTATGCCTTCTCCATGTATTTGCCGAAAGCTTCGTTGTCCTGATCGTAAAGAGTGCGCAGCATCGCCTTCTCATCATCAGTCAGCGGCTGATCCACAAAGAACCACGGCATCAGATTGGGCAAACAACTCGCCGCCATGTGCATGGCCTGAATCAGATTCTTCTTGGAACAAACAACGACAACGCCCTGCTTCTCTTCGTTCTGATATACATAGACGTTGCCATTCTTATCGATGTACTGAGCTGCGACATCCATACTCTTCCAACCGACAGCTTCGTAATCCGCATCATACTTCTTGAACTCAGAGATAATGGCGTCCGCTTTCTTATCGTCGATTGCCTGAAACATGATGCCATACTTCATCTGATTGAAAGCATTATCTTCATGAACGAACATGTCCTTAGTGAACTTTTCGTCATCGCCCATATAGAACTGTTGACAATCAATAATTGACTGAATGCAATGTTCTGTCGCAATAGAATGTTTAATGCGGTCATCATTGATTAGAACGCGCAGGACAGACAACATCACGTTATCATTGAGATTGCTGTTGTCACAATTCAAAATCAACGGATATGCTTCGTTGCAATCTCTCGAACCAATTTTGCTGGAATAAGCTGTGAAAGCCATATGTATTTCCTCCTATTTAATTTCAAAGCCCAGATACTGGACACATATAAGGCAGACTTTAACCGGCCTGCCAGCGGCTGCAGTGTTTAGAATATCGTTGTAACCAATAACGAATTCAGCGGTTTATTTTCGAATTAGTGCGATTAGTTCATACCAGTCGCATTGTCGTGCTTGGAGATGGAAGCCAGATACACCTCATCGCCGACGCCCAGCTCAGACAGCGGAGTGTTCAGCTGTGCCACCGTCAGAATGCAGCCATCCAGAGTGCTCTGGCCATTTGCGTAGTTCACGCCATGCTTTGCGAACACGTCCTTCGGGGTCATGCTGGTAGCAACAACGTCCTCGATCTTGTCGTCATTAGTGGTAACCCAAATCTTAATCATAGTATGTACTCCTTTTTAATTTGAAAAAATATCGTTTACTCGTTAAAATGCCGGACGTATTGCGCAGGAACATCCGGCGTGGAACCTCGGCGGCGCTCTTACTCAGCGTCTGCGTCCTCACCATCGATAGTGATTGCAGCATTCATGGCAGCCTCATCAGCGTTGATGGACTCCATAGCGGCTGCAATCTGCTCCTCGATCTTGGTGCCATGAACAATGGTCAGACCGATCATGTCGCGAACCCACTCCTTGATCTCTTCCTCAGACTTCATGCCAGCAGGAACAGGGCGGCTCAGAGCAGCAACCTTATTGCCAGTGACTGCATCCTGAGCAAAAGCCACGCCGAACTTGCTGATATCATCCTTAGAAGCAACAGCAATGGCGCTCACGAGCTTCTTCTCCTTGCCATCGCCCTCATACAGCTTCAGAGCCTCGGGACGGAACTTCTCGACCTTCTTCAGGGTAGCGACATCGTAAGCGGAAGTGACGAACAGGGTGTTGATCTTAACGTTAGCCTTCATGATTTTTTCTCCTTTGTAATTAAAGATTGATATGTAAACGGGCAATCACCCGTTATACCTTATGCGGTTTGTAGTAGCTCCTTCATATCATCCAGAGCTTCGTCCCATGTATCGGCCGACTGAATAAACTGACCACTATCCGCCGATACGATTTCATAGTGGCCGTCAATATACTTGATAACCATTTCTTCACTCCTTTATATATTTAAGTTATGTTTGTATGACCAAAAAATAAAATCACAGAAGTGATTTGCAAGTAAGTTTTATTGGACACGGCTCCCAAAATCTCTTCGGGCACCAAGTAATCGTTGTTTCTCCACTCTCAAATGGGTCTAACATCTCTACAACTGGGTAAGCTCCATCAAATCTTACGATGCGCCCTCTTTTGTTGCGATTCACATCGTTTTTCGACACTTCATTGCCGATTCTAACTAATTGCCCAACATGTAAATCGTATTTCATACAACTGTCTCCTCTGTAATTGTCCATGTGTGACGATAACCAGCCGGAACGTCTGCGACACGCGCTCCCCAATCGTCAATGTAGCTATCTCGCATACTTTCTGCATCATTTGCGTCGCGTTCGTTCAAACACTCTAAGAACAAATCCTGCATCCGATCTACCGCGTCTGCATGATTCGCATAAGTATGTTCCACGCCCGCAAACGCCCATTCGTCGGGATTTTCGACACAATCATAAAGGACATAAACCTTCACGTCGTCACCTCGCGATCATAACATTTCACAAAACTCGCCAAGCTTGATCCACAGCCAATATGTAGACTGATCCATCCGAACAACATCAGGGACACCACGAATAAGCGCCCACTCATGCGCCATCTTAAACAAACTTGCACACGCCGCTTGTTCCTGTTTGGTAAACTGTTCGTTCCAGAGCCTACGGCGAGTGCCACTGTTCCAACGAGCGCCTTCCCGAGTTTCGCAAACAAACATAAACGGAATCGTCTCGAGAACCTCCTCATGTGACATGGTGATCATAATGTTTAGCTCCTTTCATTTTTGTGTGTTAATATTTGAACAGTGGTGCGCCCGGCGGGACTTGAACCCGCACGCCATCTCTGGCAGAAGATCTTAAGTCTCCTGTGTCTGCGATTCCACCACGGGCGCATATAAAAGAAAATCAGAAACAGCCAACATTCGTTTTACGTTCCAGTTTACTGGCTACCTGAAGGGTATTCGTCCGACAGCTACTCGGCTTGCACCTTATTTCCCTTCCTATTTGGCTCAGCATCATTTACCGGTGTGATGCCTGTCGTTTGCCAATGAACGGCCAATCCCCGATCTAGCTGAAACAACTGATTTTCTATTCCTCATTTAGTTAGAGACCTAATGAGTAAAGATGTCTACCTACACCGGTTGTGGACGGACTTACCCGGCTGGATTTATATGTAGGAGTCTCAAACCGTCGCACATAATGGAGCAGCGAATGGGAGTCGAACCCACGCCATCGACTTGGAGGGACGATGTACTAACCGTTATACGACCGCTGCATATAAACCCGGCTTACTAAGCCTTATTGCCACAGCATGTGCCATGGAGCCGGGAATAACAAGGAAGAAAAGAGGTAAAGCCCGAATAGGAGGAATGAGACCCTATAAGCGGGCATCGGAGTGGCTGGTTGGACTTGAACCAACGGCGTGCAGTTAGCTTGCTGCTCTACCATCTGAGCTACAGCCACATAAGATACTCGGCTTACAAAGGCACGCTGCACTCTTTCGAGCGAGCCGAGAATAACGTACATGAAAAATCTCGTCAGCCCCTTTCGGGGTGGTGTCTCGCACAGGCGCGGCCGGATCTGACCGCTAAAGATCCTACCCATACGAGATTGGTGTCGGTAGTGAGATTTGAACTCACATGCACTTAAGCATCTGTCCCTAAAGCAGACGTGTCTCGCCTATTCCACCATACCGACTTATCAAGAGCAGGATTGCGTACCTACTACGACTTGTTCAGTCACGGCGATTCACGTATGGAATCCATGAATCACTTGCACATTATATGATTTAAAGGAGACAGATGGGCGAAGTAAATCGCCCTGGTAGCCCAACTCGGATTTGAACCGAGAATATAAGGCAAGGTTTGAGCTTGCTGTGTCTGCCATTCCACCATTGGGCCATATAAATCTTGATAGATGTTTTAACCAGTTATAAACTACAAGACTGATTTGGAATCCCACCATTTCTGCCGAGATGGGCTTCGAACCCGATTTCTTCTATCAAGATTCTCACATTTTTAGATCTTGTGTTGATCTCTGGACACGGGTTTAACGTCTCCGTCCCGACGGATTACTTCATATCGTTCAGTACAGGGATGCTGGCATCACCGCCGACATAAGTAGGAAGCTTACCATCCCACTTTTCATACATCTGCTGCTGAATTAGCCGATCACTCAAAGACTCAGAGATGATTTTATTTGCCTCTGCTTCTGCATTCGCCTTGGAAATCTTGGTCTGATTCTCAATCTCCTGCGCTTCGTCATTGCGCTCGGCCACAAAGGACTTGTTAATAGCAGCCTGAACAGACGCATCGTCGTACTCAATGCCATCCTTCATGCCAAGGACAGTAATCGTGATACCGCGCTCTGCAAAATACTCAGTCACATCCTTGCGGACATAGTTCATAATCTCGGCCTTCTTCTCAAGGATCTCATTCATGGTGTACTTAGCGCACATTTCAACAAAGTCAGCTTCAACACGAGCACGGATTTCAGTATCCATAATCTCAGAGAGCTGCTTGTTGTTGTAGGAATACAGAAACTTGACTGCATCGTTTTCAGTGTAAATCTGAGCAGAGCAATTCATACCGACAGAGAAGCCAATAGACTCCTTGCTCTCGGCAGAGATGGACTGGTTGATAGTGCTGGTGCCGCTATCCTTGCCCTCGGACCATTCACGAGTAACAGGAGTTCTATTGACGACAACCAACATGTTATCCGGAACCCAAGTACCAATGATGTCAGTCGGCGACAGATGTCGCTTCGAGTAAGTAATGTACACCTGCTTGGCTGCAACCTTTGCCTCGGCGAGCATTTCCTCGCTCTCAAAGGACGCCTGTTTTCCCCCGCCCTCAGAGAGTGAAATCAGAAATGCAGTTTCATGAGGTTCGATTGTATACACCTCTTTCTTGGTACACCCCGTAAAGGTCAGCGCCATCACGATTGCACACGAAACCACGAAAATCTTTTTGAACTTCTTCATTCGTTCCTCCTTTTAATTTTTGAATAGAATATATACCACAGCTCCAATCGCAAGCGACAGAGCTACAGACACCGAAAGAGCCAATTCGCTGACACGTCCGTAAAGAGAACTTATACTTCCTGTTGCCATTTGAACAAGCGAGATGTGCCGTAGAAGTTTCTCAAAAATGGCATCGAGACTCAAAAACGAAACAGCCGATGCGCCGGCTGCCAGCAATAAATCTTTATATTTTTTCATAACTTATCACCCCGGAATCCGGTCTCCGATTTTTGCCACAAATTTGGTCGTGATGACAAAACTCACACATTTTATTCATTCTTAAGCATCTTTTTCAGTGCTTCAATGCCAAGCGAACATGCTTCGTATTTGAGCAAATCCTTTTCATTGGAAATGTCATATCTCGCTCGAATATCAGACAGTTCATGGATTGCATGCCAAATTTGTACATTCGTATACAACTCTTTCATTACGCTATCTCCTTATTAAAGATATCGGTATACTTCGTAAATAGTTTGCCGTTATGATAGTAGGTGTTGTAATCGCACTGAGTTACATACCACCAAGCCTTTTTACCTCTCTACCTTCATTTTCCAGCCATTCATCAAAGCAAGCCCAACATTCTCCACCAAACCCAATATCTTTTTCCCATCGATCCAACAACGTCCAAATGCTTGGGCATGGCTCTCCGTCTTCCAAGTATTCCTTTTGAATCATGTAGAGTTCTCTAAAAATCTCCTCTAATGTATGTCCATGATCCAACATCCATTGAAGTTTATAGCATCGATATCTTTCGATATTTTTAGCTGCATTCTCGTCCATTTTGATTTACTCCTTGTTAATGGTAAGCTGAATAGACCAATAATCTCTATCGTTTCCAGTGTAAATCAAAGAGTCCAAAACTTCTGAGTGCCGATCACACTCGTGATAGATTTCTGGACCATGGCTCTGAAGCCATCCAGACTCCACTCCGAACTCTTTAACGATTTCTCCTTCATCAATGACTGCGATGCTATCGGAAGCCTTATCTTTCGCTTCTTCAATCATCCATTCAACGATTTCTTTGATATTCAGATTTGCCATGATTCATACCTTCTTTCAAAATGTCACTAAAAAATGGTGGGCCAGGAGGGATTTGAACCCCCGATCAAGCAGTTATGAGCTGCCGGCTTTAACCAGACTAAGCTACTAGCCCAAGAGAGGAGGATTTGACCATGTAACAGCATCAGCGATGCGCAATGCGACTTAGCCGCGTCAGCGGATACAACTAGGTACATTTTGTCTTCCCTAGAGCCCATCCTCAAAGGCTGCCCTTTTCAAATTCACTCTCCGATACTCTGGGCACCGAGCATCTATGCCACTTTCGCAGGCAGTGCCAAATTCGCCTACTTATAATAGAGCCATGCACATCCACTGTGGCGGGTAGCTACTCCCGTTGCATCATGGTTATTATTTTCGGTCAGAGCGTTATGGGTGTGTCAGAAGGGGGAGTATGATCACCCACGGTGGAATTGCGCCACCCCAGCGACCGCGCACTACACTACGCTGCCGCATCGAACCTAGCTGGAACCCAACAGAATCGAACTGTTGTACGACCATCGGCTCCATATAAAGCAGGATTATCGTACCTGCTCGGCATTTTCATCCACGCGGTTTCGTCTAATGGAAACCGTTTTTATACACACAATAGGCACAGGTAGAAAGGAAAGACCCTGTACCATGGTCGAGCATGAGGGATTTGAACCCTCGACTTCTTGCGCCCAAAGCAAGCGCCCTTCCAAACTGGGCTAATGCTCGATATATGCCGGTCTTTCCCGGCTGTCAGTCCCAAGGACAATGGAGGAAAGTAGATAGCTTAGATAGCTGCCGCCACAATCTTTGCGGCTTCCCTAAACACTTTCATATTCTTATCAGAATGTTGGAAAATATCAGGAGTAGCCTTGGGCGGCTTATTATGAGAACGTACATACGCCTTGCGCATCCGATCCATCTTTACAGTGCCGATCGTGTTATAGATCTTTGCATATGTAACCCAATACCCAATCGTCTTATCACCCAGCTTTTTTGCAATGGGTTCAACGATCGGAAGCGTGATACTCGGCTTGTAGTAATAGTATTTCTTTTTCTTCTCTTTAACCGCAGGAGCTTCAGCCACCGGCGTTTCAACCACTGGAGCTTCAACTTCAACCGCCTGAGCCTCTGCTACAACCTTGATATCATTGCCGCCAGGATTTTCAGGAGACAACACACTCGGAAGGTTCTCAACCTTATGCCGTGTAGGAATCATGCTGGCAGGGATCATCGGTGGATTTCGCTTGCTCACATGCGGCTGCCTCTTTGCTTCCTCGGGATCAAAAAGATCGTTCTCGTAGCAATCCTTGAGTCGGCAATAGAAACTTGACCGAATGTTATCGTTGGCCATCTCAACAATATCAATGAGCGGGATCGAATAAACATCCGAAATATCCTTTTTCTTCGCGTAGAGCTTTCGTTCTTCGTATACCGACCATCCGAACTCTTTCTCGAAGGTTTTGTACATGCCGTTAAAGATGTCTTTTTGGGGCACACCCTCAATGTGGGAGATTTTTCTCACCATCTCCTTAACGTCATGTTTCCACGAAGTTTCTGCTGGCTGAATGTAAGTCTTACGCGGAGTATAGGAACCATTCTGATAAGTTGGCTGCTGGATAGTCGTTGCCAGCTGCTTCTTGATCTGTTCAATTGTGGAGATAATGATGTCGTTCTTGCTCACAATGCGTTCTGCCTTCTCAAGGTCTGCTTTTGTGAAATGAATCAAATTCTCAAGAGCTTCCCTGTCCTGCCGGCGCTTTTCTTCCATCTCGGCCATCTGAGAACAAAGCTGAATCTGAGACTGGCGAAGTTCCTCGATGCCTTGCGTCATGATCTCAAAGCGTGCCTGTCGCCGTGATTCCGCGTCGGTCATCTTCCCTCTGTCCAGAGATACGGTTTCGCCCTGCATCAGAGCGACCATCACATCCCAGCAGAAATCAATAAATGCGTTGGCTTTGGGCTGAGTGCTGAATCGGCAGATCTCCATGACACCACGCAGATTGTAACAAACAACTTCACGAGTTACCGTTCTTTTACCCTCAACCCCGAACATTTTGTTCGATGTTGAAAGTGGGTCGAGACGTTCTTTGTTACGCTTATGGATCATACGGATAGAATCGTTCGGATTGTTATATTCCAGCGCCGAGCCAATCTGCTCCCGGGTCATCCAGAAATCATCCTGCGCCCTGCCGTGACCGACCGCCGGATTCTCGTAGACCTGAATCTCAAGCTCGCCGAACTTCCTTGTGGTCGCCAGCTGCATCGCTACGTTTTCGTTCTCATTCACTTATTTTTCCTCCCTTATGTATATTTAAGTCCTGTTTGTAAAATGATGATAACACATTTTCTCTGCGTCGTCAATTGCCATTATAAACAGAACTTAAACATACTTTTTGTACTATTTTTGTCGACTACCTTATTTATAATAGGCGTTAGGCAGCGCCTTAATTGGCTATGCATAAATCATTGTATATTATTCATCATTTATGCATTATTATTCATCGAGATCTAAATGATGTTGTTGCTCTTTTAAGCTCTCAAGATTGATCTTTAAAAGGTTCCGAGGTTGATCATAACGCGCTCAACTCGGATTGATAGAGTTCAATTGATGAGCTTCTGTCGAACTTTGATGAGCTACTTCGTTGAGTTTCAGGCGTTTTGCAACCAAATTGCCTTGCTCGGCGTCCAGCGGTTCTGGGTCTGATGCCCGTCGACTCATTTGGAGGCTGAAGGCAGGCCCCTCCGCCCGGGATACCTCATCCTACCTTTGCGTAACTGTCGGTCAACCGGCAGCCGTAACTGAAATACGTATTCATCTCGATGTTTTACGATAACGGTCTTGCGGTGATTGCCTCAGCGATATTTTCCTAAGACGTGTTATCTAACGCGGTCATAATATCACCTCATTTCACACCTGTGACCGTCTATGTAATTCTTGTTTTTCGTTTCGCACGCTCTCCGGGGCGGCTAGGAAGCCCCACAACAGCCTTTCTGTGCTTCGTAATGAAATTCCATTACAACGCATCAAAACCGTGTATAGCGCCATCTATGCCGTTCTGGCGACGTGTGCCGACATCAACTGCGTTCCACGACATCTTTATCTGTCCACATCGAAACATAAAACACAGCTTCACCGAGATCCGACTTGAGATACCCCTCCAAGCCGCCAATAGTGTTTTTAATCTCGAAGGTCACCTTGTCGCCGTTGATCTCGAACAGATGACCATCTCGCTTACGCTTGTTACGACAAGTGATAAAGTCCTCACCAGCCGCGCCCTGCTCAAGCTTGACCCACTTGGTAGGAACCCGAATCAGAACGAACGACGAATCGTCACCGCTCCGAATCGAGAACTGATCGTACTGTTGGACAAGCCCGACGAACTTATCGAGGGTGAATTCATATCGACCGGGCTCAAAATTAGTCATATTGGTCATAAAGGTTTTCTCCTTCCCTGCTTTCTTCTCCGCTGCTTCTTCGCTTTCGCTTCCTTCTCTCCGTTCTCCCTGATGGTTCTTTTTTCCTTAACAATCCTTTTAACTCCTATAATCCTCTTACTACACAACCATCACTATCACATCATCATCACTATATCAAACATCCTATTCTTTTTCTAAATTTTTTTCGCCGCCACTCGCTCATCGCTCGCCACGGCTTCAAATCAGAGGCGCTTCGCGATTGGACTTCGCCCAAACCCATTCGTTATTTCGTTTCTGATTTTTTTTGAATTGTGAATTGAATAATTGAATAAATATACATTTCGTTGCATATTGACCAATTCGCCCAAACTGATCAAAATATATAACTCTTCAGCTTCTATTATACAACGGTATGATGTCACAGTCAAGTAAGTTAGCGTAGTTTTTTGAAGATTTTACAACTGTATGGGGTGAATTAAGTAACACTTAAAGAAGTTTAACTAATGCGAATCAGCCCTGCTCCAGCACCCATTTTCACGCCGATCGAACCAAACTCACTGAATTCTGGCGTATTGTAATTGACAGCATAGATACAAGGACACATATTTTCAATGTCGTCCCAGTCCATCGGCCATTCATCTTTCTCGTCGCTGACATAAAGCAGATTGTCAATGACGCCGAGCTCCTGATGGAATGACCGGATCACACTGTAAACAAGTCCACCGTACTCTTCTTCGAATTCGTGGACAGCTGCTTTCTGTTGATCGTTCAGAGCGTAAAATGCACCCCAAGGCGGCTCACTGGACAGCGGTGTACCGTCTGCCTCGAACAGTTCAGTTGCTTCATGAAGGAATCCAAACGCTTTCATCCGTTTGATAGCTTCGGCACGCTTCTCTTCGATTGATACTTTCATCAGGTGTCACCTCCAATGACCTTGATTGATTTGATAGAGTTATTGAGATAAACTCTTTTGCGAAGCGTTTCCAAATTATCGAGAACTCTATCGAGCTTGCGCCAAATGTAATACTCGTAGTCGCTCATTCGACTGATAGGAGTACCAACCAGTTTTTGGAGCAAAGCTGCAATATCATCGTCAACAAAGTCCAACTGGAATGCTGCTTCGCCCGGTTCCCAAACTTCGCTACCACGAACAGATACATCGTATGTAACTTCGATCGATTTCATTATACTTCACCCCTTTCAATCAACATTCTTGCCGCTTCTTTCAGGATACAGACGCCCTGTGCACAACTCGCCACATCGATATCGTTTTGTTTATACAGCATCCAAATCCCGCCAAAGAAACATACCGGGTTGCCAGCAGTATAACCAGCTGCATTCTGCCATAAACCCAGACCAGTATTATTGAACAACTTGTCCTTCTTGTAGGCTCGCCGCAGCTCTTTCAGTGAAATAGGAATGTACTGTTTGACCTTATCCAGACCGCCCAGATAGTCGATATAACGAGCATAAATTTCACGATGATCGAGTTCTCTGCCCGTCCGCTTATCAACAGTGTTGCAAACGATGCCGCATGCCTGTTCAAGTGTCACAACTGCGCCCCTCCTTACTTGTTAGACTTGCACTGATACTTACGTTCAATCATTTCGGCTTCCACCAAGGTCATACCATGCTTCCACCGAATATCGACAACGGATTCGACTCAGTTTCCGGTCTTACGATTCTTTACGACACGAACTTCCTCAACATCTTTGTGAATCTGTGTGCCGGGTTTCGGGAGATAAGTCAAAACAGTTTCTTCAGAATGTTCCAAATCGTAAGAACCAACAAATGTACAATCACGTTTAATCAGATCAAAGATTTTTTTGCGGTTCTGTTTAGATAAGTTTCGCACGGTTACTCTCCTATTCTTCTAATGTGATATCATCGTGGCCAGCGTCTTCTTCGTTAGCCATTGCCGCCACTTTAGCTGCATTGCTCTTGACAAGATCCCAATATGTTTCAACACGCTGATCGAGAATTTCTTTTGCCTGAGCAATCACATCTGCTTCGGTAACATGATCGCGACTGCATTTCAAATCGAAAATCAACTGATTGAACGTAACTGAATCCAGAATACTTTCATCTGTAGCCATTCCTTCACCAAGAACCCAGCGATAATACATCCTTCGAAGCCTCCTAAACTGTATAAAATTCCTCATAAAAATCCAAGAGTTCGGAAAGCTCTTGTTCGTATAATTGATCATAATATTGATCTAAATATTTCTGTTCATAATCTCGAATTTCATTTTCGAGTTTTTGCTTTTCTTCTTTGAGTCTTTGTTTTTCTTCAAAGAAAGCATCGATTCCTTCTTCGATAGGATTATCTCTTAATGGTTTCATTAGGGACTCCTTATACGCTACAGCGTTAAAACCTCCTGAACTGTACGAACTCGCCATCAGCGTAGCAAGGAGAGTAACACTCAGCGTAATCAGAAGAGCAACACTGCAAGTCACGATAGATGTTTACGAAAGTGGCCACGAAAACAGGTTCACCCTGGATGATGATTGCTTCCGGCTTCAATTTCTCAATTTGTTCGGCCATCTGCCATGCCATATGCCTTACTTTGATAGATGCGTCCGTAGTGGAAATTGTAGGCAATGGCCCATCATGAAGAACGCCATCCGTACACAACTTTCGTGCTGCATCGAGCTGAACGTTGGACCATTGGGCGATAGAAAGTTCAGTCATATTGAGAACCATACTACGTAACTCCTTTCAAGTCAGGTCACGAATAGCAATCTCTACGAAACGTTCGTGCTGTTTGTTGTCGGCATTCTTCCAGCGATAAAGCACATACGGAACCGCCGCTTTTTCATCAATCATCACATCGTAATTGTCGGGGTTCTGAGTTGCTTCCTTGTAAATTGCACGAAGGACATCGAGAGCATCCTCAGAATTTTTATGTACCGACTGAATGCTGTGGGCGTATTCGTTCCAAGAGAACTTACCATCCTGCTTGTAAAAACAATTCTCAACGATATATACAGGTACATTCATAGGTGTGTGCTCCTTTCATTCCATCTCGATCTTAACGCCGCGATATTTGCGATTTCGATATAACACATTAGCCGCCCACTTTCGTGCACAATCGTAGCTGGCGAATGCACGGTGATATGTTTTAAAATTCAGCCAATTACCTTCAAGTTCCCCATGAAATGTAATCTTGTAATGCTGGAGCTGATAGCCAGTGTCTGCATAATCACCCATGCTGCGGGCCCTCACTTCACTTCTCTTGATTCGATCTGAATATAGCGTTCGAACTCATCGCCGTCCAAATTCTTCCAACGATAATGAAGATTGCGGCCATCAGCATCAAATTCGACGTCATAGCACTCCGGGTCTGCACTCACCGATTTTGCCATCTCACTCAGCATCTTCATTGCACGCTTGCGACTGCTATAAACATCCCCATTGTAACGATTGAACATCACCCACGGTTGACCTTTGGTTCGCTTGGAATAGGAATTATCTAAGATATGTACCATCATTGTTACAACTTCCTCCTTTTTGTTTTACTACGTTTACTACTCATGTATTGGATGTGGTTACGTCTGCCCCGGTACCACCAGTCGCCCGGTTTCTGATATGCATTTTACATACGGTTAACTTGTCCGTTCGGGAGCCACCCAGCTTATATGAGACTTACGGGTCGATTATGCCTATTTGCGACTACCGCCAACCTTGTATGTATTGTACGAATTTATGCTCGGATGCGTCGAGCACGTACAGCGTCAATTCTATTTAATTTGAAAATTTCAGTTGGACGTCAAAACAGTTTGTATCGCCATCCCATGAAAATTTTCTCATTGGAGTAAGACGCGACCCTTGCACCAAAGACCACTCCTAGCGAGCGGTAACTGATTTTACAATTCAAGCTATAAACCCTCCTTTCGTTTAGTTTCGCTCACTTCAAGTAACACCCTCTAGTTTACTTTTATCATTGATTTATCAGCGTGGCCTTTGCATCAAAATCAAATCAAATTTCACTAAAGCGGTGGAGCGCCCTTCTGTTTGTGCAACCGCTTCGATCGTGACGCTATGTGCCCCACTTGCGATTGCGTTCTGGGCTTGGGACCAGTACCAGTTCTGCAGAACCAGTAGCCGCATTAAACCCCGGCAGCACAGCTGTTGCACTACCGGAGTTCCCTCTGCGAATATTTTTTGTTATGATATCATCCGAGACTGCGTTATGTATATAGGGAATTTCTGGAAATTGCTTTACTTGTTCGCCGCAGCCGCATCGTTCTTCTTCGGAGTCGGCAACTTAAATCGAACCAAGATTGTGGTAGGCCGAACGCTAGAATTAGTCGACAGATGGCTCTTATACGACCGCCTGTCTTTCAAACGAGAAATCACTTCTTTCTGTGCGTTCTTAGACAAAGGTTCCGGTTTCGACACTGCTTCCACCGACTTGATATTGGCATCAAAATTCGCCACACGGAAACAGCCCTGCCGATGTGTTTGGGTTTGCTTGATTTCAACAGGCTCCAAATAATTTCTGTTCAGATTCATCTTGACGACTTCCTTTTCAGTGAACAGCTCATCGGCAATGTAGATAGACCATGCTTCTTCGTTTGCCTTACGCCCTTTGCCGCGATACATGGGTTTGTTGTTGGCACTCCTCTTGGTACGATAGTAAAGCATTTTTGTTACCTCTCTCTTTTGATTGAATTGTGTTTGTAGCAGCGCCCTTAAATGAGTGCCACCGCTTTATTTATCGCAACAGCAATGATTACAATCACTGCTGTGCTATACAAAACGAATTCGCACGGACAATCCAGATAGACATCTACGATGCCGCTTACCAGATTTTTCACCGCACGATACAAGCCCCTACAAAATCGATTGAATCGCGGGAACTCGTCCAAATAATAAAAGCCACGACCAATCTGAAGCCCAGCATATGGAACAACAAAGATTCCAATTGTGACCCAGATGGCGCGGCTACAAAGCTCTTGCCACTCAAGCATTTTCTGCTCTCCTTAGATTCAGATTCTGATGAAATCGTCGATATAGTGGCGCTGCCCGCCCAGATTGAAGTACGGACGCCCGCTTGACGTATATTTGACTTGGCGTGTTCCACAGTCCTCGACCGTATCGCCGTTGTTGATACCTACATGAATGCGCTCATCATCACATTCGTAGATTTCATAACCGCCGAAATTCGAGATAGGACATACTGCGATTGCTTTAGGCGAACTGGTTTGCTTTGTGGCAGTAGTTGGCTCGACTGTGAATTGTTCCGCCATAATTAGCACCTCCGTTGTATCTGCGGTCGTAATTCATTCGCGCTCTTTTGCCGAACATCTTACGGCTGCTGCGGGTCATATCGTGATCTGCATGAACGATAAATCCATGACAGTTTGTGATGGTCGCTATCAGACGGCAGTTCGATTCAATACACCGCCACATCTCTTTCTTTGGCAACGAATCATACGAATACTCGGTCGGAAATCCCATTCTTGCTCGCCGAAAAAAATCAGGCGTGAGTTCGTGGTCGTTGATTTTGACAACCCGAATGATTTTGATATCCTCATTCAGAACCACACCATAGAGGTCACCTGCCATGGTTTCGTAAATTTCACTGACGATCATACGGCTGCACCTCTCAGTCTCGCTCGTATGCTTTCACGACGGTGTTCTTGTGGATCAAGGTCATACGGGAAATATTTGATTCGGCAATCCCCCTATCCAGCATTCGAATTGTTTCGTATGCCTTGCGGGCGATGTCCTCATGAGAGAATCGGGACACGGTTTCGCTACCATCCTTATATCGGACGGCAACAGTCCATTTCGTGCCATCATCCACGATACGTCCGGCGGTGGGGCGCTCCGGCTGCGGTGGCTGTGCCTGCTGCGCCTGCTGTGCTTTCGCGGCCTGCTCTTGCTTGCGCTGTTTTTCGACCTCGGCGCGGAGACGCTTTTCTTCTGCATCAATCATGACGCCGATTTCTTTGACGTCATTCATGGTTTCGTTTGCCATATTTCGCGCCATCTCGCCAGCCTTTTCGCCAACGAACTTGTCGGCAAGCCCATCATAAAGCCACCACTTGTCCATAGCGGCTGCCTGTGCATACTGAAGTACTTTCAATTGATTCATAATAGATTACCTCTCTTCTTTCTGGGACGTGCGATAGTCTCTTACAAGCCGTTCGTAGTCGTCAATATCGGAACGCCAGCCGCCTTCGTACAGAGCGGCAGCAATAGACAGCATATCAAATTTCATAGAATCCATTTCAGTCTACCTCGTCTTCGCTCCACAAGATGTCATCGATAGAATCATCTGAGAATTTGTCGGGTGTGCCGTTGCTATTCATAATGAGGACAACATGCTCGCCCTTCTGTTTGGGGCAAAATCCGTTCCAGAACCAAAGAGATCCATAAGAATCTCGCACCCAGCAGCTGAGGCAGTTCGTGTTGTCAGTTGCAATGTAGCCATCAACAACGTAGTAGCCAAAGGGACCAACGATGTCGCTTTCATAGTCGCGCCATACAGGAGACACGGCAATGAGAGTGTCATCATAGATATTGTCTGGGGTTCCCGCGTCTGACATAGTCATCTCGACATACTGTCCAATGACATAGTCATAAACACCAGCGGTAAAGCCCCACAACTCGCCAGCGTCATCGAGCACTTGGTACTCGCCAGCGCTTTCACTCCAGATCGTACCAGACTGGATATAGGTCGTGGCTCTGCCGCATTAACAGGGATTGCAAACACGGTAGCCGCTGCAAAAATGCTTGCGATAACGACTGCTACGCCTTGGAGGGATTTCTGAATTGATTTCATGATGATACTTCCTTTCTTATGCTCTAAGTGAGACGCCGTTAGTGGGGACGCCGCTGGTGGAACAGTTCTTTGATTGCGAGCTGAATCGACACGGCGAACGCGATACCAACAACGATACCGCAAAAGAAAATGGTCTGAGGACTAAAGTAATCCATACTGTTTGCGCTCCTTTCGATTAGCACCATGTCGGAGTGGCGCACCGCTCACATACAACCTGAGATTCAAACCACCGCTCACATGCTTCGCGGTCTTTCAGTGGAAAACGGTCAACAACAGTGCCGTCCTCTGCATGGATTTCGATACCAATGTGACCATCAGTGTCGAGGAGATACTGTTCGGCGTACCAGTCGCCAATATCCATTTCCATATCGCTGTGCTCCTTTCGTTATGCCCAGCACTTGGCCGTGCTCTCATAGTGGACGTCCGCCTCTTCTAAGGCTTCGGTGTAAATTTCCGCCAGTTCTTTGTCACCAAACATAATTGCGACATCGAGAGCGGATTCAATTGCGATGATTGCCATGATGTCACACCTCTTATGCTTTGTAATTGCGGCACTTCACACCGTTCTGACGGCGAGAACAAGTTGTACGCTTACAGCCTTCACACTCACCACAAGCCGGAGTCGAAATCAAATCATACACAGGATGAGCGACAATCAGGTCATAACAGCCGAGCGTACTAGGAATGTGCCAGCGATTCGGCTCGATCTCGATTGCATTTTCGGGCAGCGAATCGATTCGAGTAGACAAACCCTCTTCGTCATAGCGAACCAATGTGTATCCAGTCAGCTTACAACCGGGTTTAGCTGGAAATTCAAATGATTTCATAATAGGCTCTTCCTTTCTTGTGTGTGTACGCTATTGCGTTGGTCACGGTTTCGTCTGCCCTGGTACCGTGAATCGCCCAGTATCGCCCCTTGCGGAGCAGAGAAAAGAGGTAAAAAGAAAACGCCAGCCGAATTTAATCGAATGACGTTGGGGTTGACCAATTGATTTTATTAAAAGTTTAAACTATAATCTAGCTAAGAGGTGATACTATGAAACCGAAATTGACTTGTTATAGACCTAAATGTAATAACCCAGTTTTTCAAGATGGATTATGTTATAAGCATTTATGTAACAAACGACAAGGAATTGCGAAAAAGAATGGAACATTTATTAAAGTTCGGTTTACGCCAAAAGAACTCAAACAGCTTCAATCCGATAAAATCACTTGCTTAAACTCAAATTTGGGAAATGATTCAAGTCCCAAATTAGGTGCAGACGGTCAGTGGAATCACGGTAACAATAAATAACTCATTAACGCTTTCCGCTTTTGATTAAATAGCCGGATTTAATGGCCTTCTGTCTCTGTTATCAAAAGAAGGACTCATGCCAGTTCCATCCATATATGTCTGCATAGAGCGATTCAGCTTTTTCTGCTTTCCGTTCATCTCAATGGATTCGCCGTAAAGAGTGCAACTAAGTTCTGAGTATTCATGGCCACTCATGGACGATTGACGGTATTTCATTTTATACTTTTTGCGCCGAATGCAATCAGGATTAGATGCTTCTTTATGCCAAATAGAAGCCTCTTTTTTCATTTCGTTCTGGTTGGGATTTACCATTTTGGTTTCCCACTTGTAAAGCTTGATACATCCAACCTTTGCCGCTTCAATAACATGACAAACAATAGCCCTATCGGGGATATCATCCCATCTGGATTTTGTTTTCATGTCACGATGCTTGAGTCGCATTTCTTTTGTTTCAAGGTTCAGACGAGGCTCCGCGACAAATTCCTTGCCGTTGAGCGTGCCATACAGTCCCATATACGGGACTTTGCAGCCATTGTACGTCATTCCTTTACGGTTGACGCACTGGATAACTATGCCATTTTTGTCTCTAAACATTTAGCGCATTACCTCTCTTTTCTTTCAGAATCTTAGTTCAAAGCCCCCGCGCCACGTCAAGGCGTTCTGAATTTGCGGGAGTGAGCAGTTTAACGTCATGCTCGGGACACTAGATATTATTTTTGATTTCATACCCGGCGAGGTTCCTTTCTTAGATTACTTCTTTGACACCGTTAAACGCACGACGACAGCGGGCTTGTTTTCAGGACGAGAGTACATGATATACCCATCCCTTGCGTTCTCAACGTATTTGATAGGTAGACCGGCGCTCAACATCTTGAACACCGTCTCGTCGTCCACATCTGAAAGTCTTACGCCACTTTCCATGACGACATTGTACACAGGGCGAGTGATGACCTCTACATCTGCGCTTGCAAAGTCGTGGGTCAGGTCGTAAACCAGTTCGTCAAGCTGGTAATAGCCATGCTCACGGACGTGGTCGGCGTCAATGGTTTCTCTTATGACATAAGGACAAGACATAGTGATAACCTCTTTTCTGAGTGTGCAAAATGCGCCACACTCTTGCGCTTGACCCCATTGCGGAGCTGGAAAGAGGCCGCTTTGAACGGTGCGACCTCGAAAGGGTATCCGTTAGTGCGTGTTACTGCTCAGCCTTGGCAAAGAACTTGCTCTTGCTTGCAAAGTCGTACTTAGAGGAACGCGCCTTGCCATCAAAAGACAGTCCCTTGGAGATGGTGACAACAATCTCGTCAATCATGGCCTTGTCGCCGATGCCCTTGACAGAGCCCTGTTTTGCGCGGTTTGCTGCAATCTTGAGATACTTGACGTCACAAGACAGCGCGGTGCAAGTTGCAGACAGTTCCTCGGGGAGCATAGCGTTCCAAATGGCCTGGAGCTGAGCAAGACGCTTGCCCTTGTTGACAGTGCCGATAAAGCAGTCCAAACCCATATCTTTAAGAGTCTCCTCGACCTTAGTGCTACGAACCATCTTGGCCGCGTTGAGTTCGGTTGCAGTCTCCTCAGAGAGCATACCGTTGAACAGCATAATCAGCTTTTCGTAATGGCCATCGGAGCAGAGAGAAACCGCCTTGTTGGGCATAGGCTCTCCCTTGTCGTTGGTTTCAACGGCGTTCAGGGTCTGGTAATACTTTTCGAGGGTCTTGAACTTGATAAGCATCTTTGCATCCTGGGTGGACAGAACCATAGTCTTGGGGTCAGTGGTGATCTTCACGCCGGCGTAGTAGGGGTTAGGAGCGTAGGAGCGCCACATTTCGGCGCGTTCCATAGCGCAGAACTCAGCACACTTTGCATCACAGGCGGCCTTGTTGGAATTTTCGACTGCCTTGTTGAGCGTAGCGGTGACGTTCTGAGACTGCTCAGCGGTCAGAACGGTTTTCTGGTCATTCAAAAACTTTACCAGTTCGGGAATGGTCAGTTCGTTCAGTTTGCCCGCCTTAGCAATGGCATCGTAGTCAGCATAAACTTTCAGCATAATAGTTACCTCTCATCTTATAAAAACTTGCACTAAACCGGATTGTTTAGCGCTCTGGTACGGTACGCTTTTGGAGAGTGCATACCGATGACCGTCTCTTTTATGTAAAGCCACACTTGTAGCTTATATGCTTTTGGGTATGTGCTTTTCTCTAGGCCATTGCACTGTTGCCCGTGTTCCATTATGGCACGGACTTATACAGCCCGTGTGCTGTCCATCGTGCGTTAGTTAGTCTTGGCGCACTTTACCCATCTGGAACTAATGGTGTTCTTTTGCTTGCACCCTTGCCCGCTATTCTAGCTTATAGTAGGGGTGGTACAAGAGCTTTTTTCTCCTCTAGGCGGTTCTACGCCATCAAACAACCGTTGCTATCTCTGGAATTGTATATATTGTCGCCAGCTCTGACCTTGGCGTTTTCTACAAAACTATAACTAACTCTGACTTAGCTATAACAGTCCCCGTGGTGTTATCTTAGGTTCTGCCTTTTGTTCAGTTTTCAAGGTACACCGCCCCCCGCACTTTCTCCCACGTTCTTGGGAATTATGCCGGTAATGTTTGGCCATCGGGGTTTGGGCGCACCAATTGCTCAGATAGGAGACCCATGTTTTGAAATGGCAAGGCATAAACCTTGACCGGATACCCGGCGCGGTATAAACCGCCCACATGGGAAAATCCAAACTTTGCAATTTTCAAGGTGCGACTACTCCCCGGGGTGCGGGTGCCGTTCCGGTGTTTCCCGCTCCCCTTGGAGTGACTATACAATACCATATCCAGATTTTTTGTAAAGCAATAGTCCATGCACCAAAATCCACCGCCCACAAAAACGGAATGGAAGTCGCCTATATATAAATAGGTATAAATTCCGTATTCAGGGACTACCTAATCCCACCTTTTAACAAAAGGTCATATTAGGCGAAAACCCGCATGAATCCTAGAAAAAATGGATGGTAGACAGGGCAAGAGGGGGGCAGGTTGAAAATCCGGGGTCAGCCCGCGCGAAGCCCGAAGGGCTTAGTTGTTCTATCTCCCCATCACGTCCCAAACTTCCCGAGCCTCTTACTCAGTTCACAACATTTCTACATCCAGCAGTGCACCACATCACTTCCCAATTTTGATCTCCACAACCATGTCAACCACCACTCTGTAGCCCCTATTTCCACCTATCAAGATCACGTAGCACACCGCACGCCGTAGTATCTCCAAGTACCTCAGTGTAGCTCAAAAACGTCCCGAAGCCCCACCCGGTAAACAACGTATTATCGTTTAAAATTGCATGGTATTATATTGTTACAAATTGCACTTATCATCGTAATTTCATCCCGTTAGTGCCCAACAAAGACCAAAATCCCATTCCCCGATCGCTCAAATTTCGCTCATTTTTTGATCAAAAACGTCAAATTTTGCCATAAAAACGCTAAAAATGTCACTAAAAACGCACATTTCACGCATAAACGCCGTTAAACGCTCCATTAAGCAGCCGTCCTGCGCAGCATCGCCAAAAAACAACGTATCGTCCCGGAAAATATATGCAATTTCGCTTGCAAATAACAAAAATTTGGTGTATAATATAGGTATGATATATTTAAGTCCCGTTTGTGCTGCTGAGAGCATTTCACGCCCGCTATGTTCTGGCAGCTCAAAATTTCGCCCTTACAAACAGTACTTAAACATATTAACCACAAAACGACATCCAATACATCCTTATCAAGGAGGATAATGATCCACTATGAAATTCTATGACACCTCTGCCTTACTAGATCTCCCGCCTGACACGTTGCTTGCGCAGCAGTTTCTAATTGCAGACATCACTCTCTATGAGCTAGAAGATATTAAAACTAGTGGCAAGAAGGATGAAGCCACCAAAGCTAAGGCTCGCACCGTCACTCGCCTGCTCGCCGAACATCCCACAGCGTACACAGTAGTATCTATTGACTACCCACAGCTGCTCTCGATCCTGAATGATGTCCCAGTCAAAGACAACAACGACGGAACGATTATGGCTGCTGCTCGATGGTATCTGAATGAGCTGATTGAAAAGAAAGAAGATGCAGAGAAGATTCAAACCAAGGCGGGAGTATTTGAAAAGTCGGCAGCAGATGAACTTGTGGCCAAGACGACTGCTGATGTTGATTCCTTCTGTTTTGTTACCAGTGACCTAAGCTGCTTCAACCTAGCGCAGCGGGTTATGAAACTGCCCTGTAAACTATCTCTTGATCGCTGCGGAGCCCACAATGACTACACCGGCTGGACAGAGGTGCCCATTGATCAGGGTGGCGAGGAAGCATTAGCAATGGCCTACTCCAAAGATATCGAGCAAAAGAACTTGTTCGATACACCAACAAACGGTTATGTATTGATTCCAAATGCAAACGCAGACGGAGATACGGCTGGGCTCCGTTGGGATGGTTCGCGTTATGTACCTATTAAGTATAAGAACCTGAACACCACCTACTCTGGCAAGATCAAACCACTCAACAATCAGCAAAAGCTCGCCTTTGACCTACTTCAGAACGATGACATCACAATCAAACTGCTTCTTGGCGTATATGGCAGCGGTAAAGACTTCTTGATGGTTAATCACGCTGTTGATCTGATTGAAAAGGGCAAATACGACAAGATCGTTTGGGTTCGCAACAATATCGAGGTCAAAGACACAAAAGAAATTGGCTTCCTTCCCGGATCTATGCTTGAAAAGGTATATCCATTCGCAGCAATTCTAGCCGACTGTCTTGGCGGCGAGGTTGCATTGGAGCGAGCTATCACTGATGGATGGGTGGAGATTCAGCCGCTCGGCTTTATTCGTGGACGCAGCTTCAATCGATCTATAATTTATTGCAGTGAAGCGGAAAATCTCACTAAGCAGCATATTCAGTTATTGATTGGTCGAGTTGGTGAGGGCAGCACACTGTGGATTAACGGTGATTTGAGACAGATTGACGATGTAGCTTTCGAACGAAATAACGGCATTCAGAAGTTGATTGATAAGCTGACGGGAAACGAACGCTTTGGAACGGTTTACTTGCCTATTACGGAACGCTCTGAGACTGCCCGTCTAGCTGACATGCTTGATTAAGGAATTGCGCTATGATCATAACTCATATTGACCCATTTGATGATCCAGAGCTGTGTGCGTTTGTACAGAAAGCAGCACAACCATATATTCACCGTGGGATGACGATGCGAGAGTGGTTGCGGATTCAGGATTTGATTTATACAACGGCCTTAAAAGTCTATCCTACTTATATTGACAAAATGAAGAAAATAGACGCACTGAGAACGGAGCTAAACGCTGAAGCCTTACATCGATATTTGATTACGCCGTTTGGAAAAAGGACAGATGTATGGAAATAATGAATGAAGCTGATGTGAATATGTTCTGGGCGATTGATGAGTATTTGACTTATAAGATGTCGCGATACTTTGATACCTATATTCTTCTACTTGGTTTAAAGGACGATTCTGGTTTCTTTATGAATTTTGAAGGTGGCAGAGGCGGAGTTGAGGACCATCTATATAAAGAAAAAGGTCCAGCAGCATTTGCGTTTATTGGAAATAATTACAAAATTCTGCATAATGATGACGCCAAGTGGATCGTCGATTTGGCTTTAAAACTATGCAAACAAATTTTTGTTGATTGATGGAGGCTCCACATAGTATGTATAAAATATTCACCCCACGCGGCGGTGGCCGCACCTATCAAATATGTAAATACGCAATTGAAAATGACTGTGATATTATTGTACCCGTTCTGAATTCTATCCAGCACATTGTAACGATCATAATGCAAATCTGCTATGATTCTAATGGTGAATATGAATATATTGGATATAATGACAGGCTGCATGATATCGAGGTCAAAACATGGAACGACACAATTGTGATCCATATTATTGATGCTACTAATTTTCAACATGCGACGTTTGGTCCCGCCAGAAGAAAACCAGTGGTGATCGACGATATTGATGAATGTATGAAGCGTGTTATAAATTCCAATCTAATTGCCGCTTGTTCTATGGCTACATATGACCCATCTAAAGTTGCACTAAATCCAGAAATCGAGGACGCGGACGATCCAACTATAGGAAGACCAACGCCGCAACTGACTTGTAGGAGTTTGCTATGATAACAGATGTTTTGGGAATGACTAATTACAAGAAGAACGAGAAAGAAATATTAGAACTTGCAAGTAAGGAAATCTGTGAACAGCTTAGCGAAGAACGAAAACAAAAAGTGGATTCCATTGTAATTCATGTTGATGTAGACCGCAGATACATACATTATGATCCTCCGTCATCTTTTATGATAAATTCAATGGAGATCTTTAAAGTTGATATCATGTCCGGGTCACATTTGGAGACAATCGAGGGGAAGGCTGCGGAAAGTATTTATAGGCGATATTTTGAATTGGTAGGCAAATATGCGTTGCAATTCAAAAAACCATTTACCTGTAAGAGCCTATTATAAACTCAACAGTTGGAGGACCCCATAGTATGACACGAGAAGAAATTATAAAAGAAGCGATGGGTTACGCACAAATTGGACGCTTCGGTTACTACAAAGGAATTTACGATGAGATGTTAGCTGTTTTAAAATGTTTTGCTGATACTGATGCAGAATACGTGAATTTTCAAGATATGCGATGGCACTTAGATGAGAAAAACGGAAGACTCTATTATGAACGCTTGTTTGATCAATGGGAGCCAAAACCAACGCCATGGTATCAAAAGCCATTCGCTTGTAGAAGTTTACTATGAATAAAATAGAATTCGAGAATGGATCGGAAATTCAGGTTATAAAGTATGACAACGAAAGATCTCATGATGACGTAATGACCATTTATTCCACTGATGACAAACCAGTTAAAGTGTGTTACGAGAACAACTGGAACGTGATGAAAACAGCACAAGGCGAAGATGACGAATATTTAATAAACCGTTGCATTACTGCAACAACATTGCCAAGCAGGTTCGAATATGAATTCTATGATTATTTTTCTTCGCCAGCCATTAGTACGAATACATACAACACTGGGTATCGAAATATTGATTTATTTAATCGAGAATATGAAGAGATAAGTGATGGAGAAACAGTAAAAGATGCAAATATCGAAACAAAGCATAAAAAGCCATTCACTTGTAGGGGTTTACTATGAATCACACTGTAACTGCCAGAGTCGCAATGCTGACTTCTGCAAATTATGACGCCAAAAACGGAATCTATGTCCCATTAAGTGACAACAACATGGTGTGGGTCATGCCATTCAAATCGTATCGCGATCTTAGAGCGTGGTATTTAAGAGCAAACGATGGTTCAAAAATATTTCATCAAATATGGTTTGGACCCGGGTATACATATAATTCCATGAGCGATGTAGCGACACGACTTGCGAAAGAGTTTGATCAGCTTAATGATGTGGATTATTGCAGACTTGCCAATAAAGATGACGTTTTAGATTTGTTCCATCCTATTGAACTTGACTATACGTGGACTTGGGACCATGTTGTAAAAATCAAAGCACCATGGTATGAACGGAATAAAAAGAATCTAGTATGCCACAGTTTATTATAAGTGCGCAGCAGCGCCGCAGAGGGAACTCGCAATGAGAATATTATTCGTAAAACCAGAAAACTACCAAGCAGTATGTAACTGGTATGACAGATTAAAAGAAGTAAAAAATCATCCAAAGACAACTGTAATATGTCAGAGCCCAGAAGAGTTCCGCGCACAGTTCGACAAAGATAAATTTGGAGTCAAATATACTACTTTCTATTTCGATGAAGAATTTGGAATGATCAACACTGTAAAATGTTTCAAAGAATTTGTGAGACTATATGGTGATGAGGATGCGCGGTATATATCTGAGGCGATGAAAATGCGAACCATCAGTATTGACAGATTGTTGTGGGCGGGCGATTTCAATGTATTTAAAGGATTTTGTATTGACCCCGACTGTATTGATGATGTTATCAGAAGCGCGAAAAGACCGTTGTCATGTAAGAGTCTGTTGTAATAGGAGATTAACAAAATGGATGTTATTGACTTAGATTTTATTGGGAATCCAGAGAACCCTTATCGTTATTGGATATCAAACGATTTAGCAAAAAACGCAACTATCACCATACCTAAAGAACAGCCTATAGAAGAGTCTGCATGGGATAGACTGAAAATAATAGAAGAGCAAATCGCAGATATTTACAACCAATTAGATAAACTAAATAAGCCACTTCGGTGCAAATCGCTTCTATAAGGAGGACTATTATGAAAGAAGAATTTTCAAAAGAGGATATTTTTAATATTGGATTTGCCGTAGTTGATGCGGTGCGTAATTATAGTGTCACAGTAGATAATATTATTGACGCTATTCAAGTATACGCGGACTGGCAGGAAGTTATTGGCGATGCTTCACTGTATGACACACTTTGGATGGAAGATTATACGCCTATGTCCCCTTCTTTAACCCGATATTTATATCATAAGCTATATGGGTTGGAAGAATACGATAACGACAGTAAGGAGGATTACGGCGATGAATGACCGCAAGCGAGACAAGAATTCTAAGAGTACATATATGAGAGCCGCCCGCAAACAGCGCATGATTGAAAACCAGTTTATGCAGGAGATTGAAAAAGCACAGGAAGCTCCGGCGTCTAAATATAATAAAAAATCCCACAAGCAACGCCGCGAGTGGGATGATGAAGAGTAAGGAGGAATGCAACAGTGGATAAAGATCCTAAGAAGCCCGACGATCTGCAAGACGAAAACGGCCAGCATGGCATGATGAGTACAAATATTCCTTTGACTATTGCGGTATCGGCTTTTATCAATAGCAAAAACTGGTTTGATTGGATACTGCACGCTGCTGAGGCACTGGTAATCTTCTACTTGACATATCAGATTATTGGCAAAGTGTTATTCGTTGCACTGGTTATTACTCCCCTTCTTGTATTTTATATCAGCAGCGCAATTAATTGTTACTACGTTGTGTGCGATGGTGAGTGGGATGATAGCGACGATGACTCTGGCGATGACGACGATTTCCACAATAAATTAAAGTAAAGGAGAATTGATATAGATGTTTTCTCCTCCATTATATAGCGTTTTAAAATTTCCTCTTAACTATATTATTACCCATGATTATAATTTCAAACTAACTAACGAAGAACTTGTTCATTTCACTGTGTTACAGGGAGACAACATGATGTTTCGCCAAATTCGTATGATATCTATGAATGACGATAAGTTTCAGAAATTTGTTGTTTTTGTTGATGCTACAGGTGGATACAACAAACCAAAAGCTCTTGAACGCCTTGTAAAACACGGATTTAAAATCAATGGAGAAACGTATTTGTTTAGTGAACGCAGTGCAAGTATGGTTCGTCAAAGCATGCTTAGCTTTGTTGAACGTCATATTGCACCAGAACTTGATAGGCGAATTAGTATGGGACTTGATTTTTCTGAAACGCCAACTGTTCTTAGCAAATATTATGCTTATCGTGGTTTGAATCTTTCGTCTGCTTTTTGCTTACCGGAATGGGAACCTAAAATTTGTATCGTTGATGATTACGAGAACACAATTAAAGACCAAATGGTCGAATATCTATATGATAAAACAACGGAATTTATTGATAAAGCAGGTAACAAAAGAAGTTGGACACAAAAGGATGTCGCTGTAAAGAAAACCGATATCACTATTAACTGCTTCGATGGTGCGGGTATTTGTCACCCAGAAATTATGCGCCAGATTGAACGCAAAATAAATACCGATGAACATATTAATAGTTGCATCATTCGCGCACCATATATTAAAGGATGCATGCACGAGATTGATTATGAATCATTTTATGCAGAACGTGGCGTTACAAAAATCAAAGATATTTGGGGACAAGAATATGATGTAACTCCCGGCAGTGAACCACTTATGATTCTTACCGTCAGCCTTTATAAAGGATATAAATATTTCAAGAAAGACGGCACATATAAAGACTGGGAGAGATATTGGGAATGGTTTCGTAAAACAAAAAGCTGCTTTGCTATTGCGAAATGGAATTATAGTGCTGAACGAGAAAATTTAACCACAAAATGCAATTATCAAATTTTGCAAAATATAGACCTAGAATTTGATGATTTCAAACACTTCGCTGACATGTCTGTAGATTTTTATGAAAAGGTTACAAGTGATGATATTTTTTACACTGATTGTTTCCTTGGATTAATGGCTGACGATGTTAATCCATTGAATCATTATATTGCTGCATTAGCACGTAATCAAGAAATGATTCACGAGCCATGCGTTAAAGAGTATGTCCATTCCTTACTTGATAAAACTCGTGATGGATTTAAATGTGGAAAACTCTGGATGAATGCAACATTTAAATTTTGGGTACCAGATCTTGTTGCTCTAATGGAATGGGCTGGCGGGCTCCCTGTTGTTGGAGCGTTAAAGGCTGGTGAGATTTATACTTTTGATCGTCGTGGCGTTGCACTTGGAGACCGCATCTGTGAACGAAACCCTCATATATCAAGATCAGAGCACCTGCTTGTTAGCGCAGTCGATAACGAATTGACTCAAAAATATTTTCATGGGCTTATGAATTGTTGTTTTACTTCGATTTATGACATTAATGCACCTCGACTCAATGGTTCCGATTTTGACGGCGACCTCGTTCTTGTTATTGATGAACCTTCCATGATTCCTGGAGTACATACAGATATTCCTATTACGTTGGATCTTGAGGACAAAAAGACTGCTCTTGCTGAAACTGATACACTTGACAACAAATTTGCTTGTACTCTTCGTGGCCTTAAAAGTCAAATTGGCGAGATTTCAAATTTAAGCACTGTCTATCAAAACAAAGTTCCTAAGACTGAAAAAACAAAACAAGAATATTTGAAATATGTTTCTCTTTTGTCCGTCGCAAATGGAAAAGAAATCGATAGAGCTAAAACTGGCTGCGGATATAAGATCCCTAGAAATATACAAAAATATGGTACTGGTCCTAAGAGCACGCCCTATTTCATGAAATATGCAGGCCCTTACTACGCACGTTTACATAATCTCAGTAAAGCCCATAGCAATATGAATCTGCTCTGTATGAGCCTTGAGCGTTGGGAACGTGGAGTCCGTTGGCATAAAGAGCCAGTTGGCAGTTTTGATTGGCACATAATGTATGATTCGGAAATCGGCTATGATCAGGATGTATTTAATGAGATCGAAGCCATCTTTCTGGACTTTAATAAATACCGCAAGAACCAGTTAGAGCTCGAAAAGAAAGCCAAAAACTGGAAACTTTATCGTAAAGAGCTTGAAGGTATCATGACGAAAGAAGAAGCAAAGACCTATGAAACCAACTGGCAAGCAATTTATAACGTGTATCGTAATAAGTGCAAGCTGATTTGTCCTGATGTTCGTGAGTTGGCTAATATTCTAGTCGTGCTGTGCTATGAAAAATATCCCAACAAGTTTAAAAAGTTCCTATGGCACATGGCTGGTGCTGGTGTAGTTGAAAATATCAAACCAGTTCCTGTGCAGTTACCAGTTCACGACCAGAACGGCGAGTACGAATACCTTGGTCAACGATATAGTTTAGCTGAACCGAAAATTTACGAAGCAAGGGTAAAGTAACAAAGGAGTTTATCATGTTTAATCTATTCAAAAAGAAGAAAGTGCAGCAAGAAGAAGCCCCGCAGCAGATGGAATGTCCTAAGTGTGGCGGAATCATGACCCTGACAAGCGGGCTGACATATAAATTTCACTGCCGGGGGCATGAACTCGAAGCCTCAAATGTTACCGCCATGAAATGTGCGAATTGCGGTGAGATGATGTTTAGGTGGGACGAAGCACAACGCATTCAAAAATTCGCTCATGAATCTGTGGGCTGGGAGGATAAAACAGAATGAGTCCTCAGTATTTTAAGACAATGACTGATGCTTTGATAGCTGTAATATGTTTATGCTTAGGTATTGGGATTTGGGCATCTATTCCTAGTAAAAATGATGTAGGCGATAAAGCTGTTTATAATAGGACTTCTCTGTGTAGTATTTCTAATACGAAACTTGTTTATGATGAGAACACAGGAGTTGTATACTATTTGCTATATAGTGGATATATGTCTCCATACTATAACGAACGTGGACAGCTTTGTCGTTATGTTGATGGCAATATTGTACCAATCGAGTAAGGAGGTTAAATGGCTTATACGACATTTTATTGCAACGAAAATATACTTCTTGACAATTGGAAATACTATCACGAGTCAAACCTGATGCTGCGGAATTTATTGAAGAGAACAAGCCTCTCCCCTATTGAATGTGCCACGATTTATTATGAACAAATGAGAAACCCTGAGTCTGTCAGTTATGATCGCAGCCATCTGATTCAAACATTCAGCCGAGGGCGCAAAAATAACGCACCGATACTTGACGTACATCAAGTTGTTTTATATCAGAAAGATTTAGATTATATCACCGACGCTCGCCGCCGCTATCACATCAACTGGGCACAGCTTAGAGTCTTGCTTGGGATTATCTTCTTCTGCCGACTATATGGCAGTGACACGGTGGCATTAGACACTGATTTTAAAATGAAGCGGTTTGGAAAATGTTTTGATGAACAGACCGAAATCATGTATCACGGTGGGTCCAACTGGGACGATGGATACAACACGGTACGCGGCATGTACGAACTGTCTGACGTGCATCATCTACTCTATCGAACTGGAACAGACGATATTGGCTGTTTATATACATATCCGAATTTTGCACTTGATAAAGATGACGTAATTGCGTACACCTTCAATGTAACACTTGAGAACAACCGACTGAACCTCAGTAAAGTGGCACGGGAATTGTTTGATCCCAAGGAATGCTATTGTACTGTTTGTGGTGAAAAGTATATCGCAAAGAGACCGAATGCCAGTCTATATTGCAAAGAGTGTGCTACAGACAAAGAGAAGGCACGGTTAGCGAAAATCAAACGGAATTGACGAAGATACACGAAATTAACTTTATTTTCTTAATATATGAAAGGGCATAGTTCTTTCAACTTTAAATTTAAAAGGAGATTTAATACATATGATTGAAATTACTAAGAACGAAGCGACTTACCTGCGGAAGATCATCCCTAATGTGCATATTACTCGCACTACTCATAAATGGTACGCGGAAGAAATCAAGTCTGTTCTAACCCAGCTGCCCGGCAATGTTGAAGCCGAGGAGGCGTTGCGCAAGCTAAATCGCACTCATCGCACCAACTCTAATTTTGAGATCTGAGGTGCAGAATGGACGAAATTAAAAAGAATGAATTCAGAAAGACGGATGACGAATCCTTTGACGAGTACATGATGCGTATTGGCAATGCGTGCTCTGAGCGAAAATTAACATGGGATCAAGCAGCCGTAGTTTTGAACGAAGCTACAAATTCCAATTTTGGGGAATGTGCTTATCGAAAAAAGTACAAATCGTGGAAGGCCGGCTACGACTACGCGCTTGAACATATGAGCGATAGCACTGTGGCAGACGAGCTGCAGCGGCTGAAGATAGAACAGGTCAAGATGCGAGACGAGCGGGCGGCAACAAACAAGGTTTATCGTGATATTGCGCGTGCTGAATCCATCAAGGAAATGATCGCAAGTGCTGTTGTGCCCTATGACAAGAATGATTTTCTGAATATTGTACAGTACGAAGGCAGCGGACATGACTTAATTGTGTGCCTATCTGACTTACATACAGGTGCTGGCATTGACTCCGCATGGAACAAGTTTGATAAGGAAATTTTAAAGGCAAGGCTGGAAAGCTATGTCACTCAGGTATTTAACATTGTTGAGCGACATGCTGCTGAAAAGATTCATGTTCTGTTGCTTGGTGATCTTATCAATGGTCATATTCATATCAACACTCGAGTTCAGAACAATGAAAATAGTATCGAACAGGTTATGACGGCCGCAGAGTTGGTGAGCAACTTTGTAGCAGAACTGTACGAAGTATGCCAACATATTGATGTGTATTCGGTCAGCGGCAATCATTCACGGGTTTTCCCCAACAAGGAAGAACAAGTTGCCGGAGACGAACTCGAAGCGCTGATTCCGTTCTATATGAAGGCACGGTTACAGAATCTGGCTGGCATTGAAGTAAAAACAGAGAAGCTTGATCCTACGTTTGGTGGATTTAAGTCTCGTAATAGTCTGGTGATGTATGCACATGGAGATAAAGACTCCCCTGCCAACGTCGTCGAACACTTGACCATGATGGTGAAACAGCCGATTGATCTGGTTTTCCTCGGACATCGCCACACAAACGGAATGACAACTGTGCACGGGACAAAGGTTATTGAAAGCGGCTGCGTATGCGGTACTGATAGTTACGCTGTCGGTATTCGTAAGAATGATATTCCACAGCAAGCCGTAGCCGTTATTGCTGATGATGGTTTGACCTGTCTGTATGATGTGAAGCTGGAAAAGCCAGCAAAGATAGTAATTTAACATTGTAATTCATAGAGATTTTCAAACGCTCTGGGCTTGACCGCTCAGGGCGTTTTTATATTGTAGAGGAGAATTATTATGGACGATATTTGTTCTGTTTTGGCAGGTTCCAAACACGATTCTGTTTATGCTGATCCCGATAAGGACATTGAAACCAGTCTTAAAGAACTAGGGATCGATATTAGAAACGATGATGGCGAATTGAAAACGACTTATCAGATCCTAAAAGAATTGTCAGATAAATTCAACAATAGTTAAATAAACGGCTCGTCCGAAAAGGCGAGCCATATATGTCGCAGGTGACAGCGCCGGTGTGCTGGCCAGCCTCATAAGCTGAGACAAAAGAGAAATCTTAGATGCGTTCGACTCGCATACCTGTACCCATGAAATTAAATTGTAAAGGAGGTTCCAGAATTCGAAGATGGAAGAAAAATTTCATAAAGATTTAGGAGGCGATTACTTCTATTGCTATTCCCGCCGTTGTGCATTCTTTATTCGTGCAATGGGAATTTTCTATGAAGAGATTGGCGAGCATCCAACTACGGGCTCTGTATATACAAAGTTCCACAAAACAAAAAAGCTCAATGAAATTTTAAAGCTATGGGATGATATCAAGTATCGCTTCGACAATATGTCAGATGACGGAACGGTGGTGAAGGACTATGGCCAGAACTACCGTTGAAAAGAAACCGCCACGCATTAAGGTTCCTGCCTCATGGAGTGGTGGCAAATGTATGTGCTGCGGAAAGATCTATGATGTGCGCAAGGGAAATTTTTCAAAGACGCCGAGTCAGTGGTTTATGGGTAACGATGGATATTTGCCGTGGTGCAATGAGTGTCGTGAGCAAATGTTTGATTTCTATGCAAAAAAATATAACAACGAAGATGAAGCAATTGATCGGTTAGCGATGATGTTTGACACATATGTAGATGATAAAATTCTCGAAGCTTCTGATCATGCTCAAACATATACTCCAAAAATCAACACCTATATGGGACGACTAAATATGAAGCAGCATGCAGGAAAATCTTATGACGATGTGATCGATCGGAAGAAAAAAGAAGCCTTAGCTGCTGGTCGTACTGCAAATACAAAAGTGACACAAAAAATGAGAAATTTCTGGGGCGCTGGTCTGGATGAACAGGATTATTTGTTTCTTGATGATCACTATCAGAATCTTATTACGCGCCATGAATGTAAAACAGCCGCACAGGAAATTCTCTTCAAGCGTATTGCAAAGGGCGAACTTAACTGTGAAAAGGCAGACGCTACCGGCGACACAAAGAAAATAAAAGAGGCAAACGACAACCTTCAGAATCTAATGGGTTCAGCTCAAATCAAGCCGAATCAGACGAACGATAACGCACTGGCCGAGACTAACACTTTCGGAACATTGATTCAAAAATGGGAGGAAGAGAGGCCAATTCCAGAACCCGCGCCTGAATGGCAGGATATCGATGGAATTGGAAAGTATTTTAGAGTGTGGGTACTTGGTTCACTTTTAAAAATGTTCCATTTAAACAATCCATATCAAGCAGAATTTGATGAGGAAATGGAAAAGTATACCGCGCATAAACCAGAAGCTATAGAAGACGACACCGCAGACACCAGCTTACGCGAAACCATCTTTGGTATCAGTGAGGGCGGTGGTTCTCCTTGACAAAAGAAAAATTAACAGACAAAGAAGTAGCAAATAGTAAATCAGAAAAGATAATGAATGCAGTTGCTTGGTATTGTGGATATTATAGAAAAAATCCGCAACGTTTCGCCAAAGAATATTTGAATCTGAATTTGAAATTATTTCAGCAGATTTTGTTGTATTTAATGGTTCGAAGTACAGGTTTCTGCTTCATTGCCGCTCGCGGTCAAATCTATAGGCCGCCATTCTATTTGAATGAAAAAATCGGGCAATATCGGTGAAGGCTTAACTGCTAATACCGAGATAAGTGAGAAGATTGCGTAAGGCTTCTCGCCATCGTAGAGCGTAGTGGGTGAATAAATATAATCCCGCCAAGAGTGTCCGACGAGAAAATGTACGCCAATCTGGGACTGAATCGACAGTCCGATGCAAATGAGATAAATCTCCAGAGCAGTAGATAAAAAACTACTGGTTAACAACATAATGCTAGGCAAATCTTTTCTGACTGCTGTCTTCATTGTGATTAAATGCCTATTGTGGCCGGGCACGAAGTGTATTATTGCATGTAAAGTGCGAACACAATCTATCAACATCCTGGACGAAAAAATAATGAAGGAACTTGTACCAAACAGTCCTTTATTACAATCCGAAATCAAAAAAGTCGATATCAATAATCAGAAAGCAGAAATTATATTCAAAAATGGTAGTTACGTTAAAGTTGTGACGGCTACCGACTCTGCGCGTGGTGCGCGAGCAAATTTAATTTTGGTCGACGAATACCGCATGATGGATGAAGATATCATCAATATGGTTTTGAAAAAATTCCTAAATATTGTTCGCCATCCCGGATATTTAGACAAACCAGAATATAAACACATGGCTGAACGAAATCAAGAGTTTTATCTTAGTTCTGCATGGTTCCAGAATCACTGGAGCTACGAAAAATGTAAGGACTATTTTGTAAATATGATTGATCGAAGTAAAAAATATTATTGTTGTGCTTTTGATTACAGAATGAGTATCAAAGAAGGTTTGTTGTTGAAAGAGGCCGTTGAAGATGAAATGTCCGAATCAAGTTTTTCCGACCTGAAGTTCTCAATGGAAATGCTGACTGAATGGATTGGCTCAATTGAAGGTGGGCTATTCCAGTTCGATGACATCAACAAAACTCGCGTTATTGAAAAAGCATACTACGCGCCAAATATCGTGCTCTCCCCTACTGCAACAGATATCCCTAAAAAGAAAAACGGAGAGATTCGCATTTTAACTGCCGATATCGCACTGATGAGTTCCAAGAAAAATGACAATGACGCAACAAGTATCTTCCTTAATTGTATGATACCAAACAAATCTGGACGTTATACGAGTAATTTCGTTTACTCAGAGAACGTTGAAGGTATGAGCGTACAAGATCAAGCACTGAAACTGCGCCGCTACTTTGAATACTTTAACTGTGATTATCTCGGCATTGACGCTCGCTCAGTTGGTATTCCGCTGATTGACCTACTTATGCGTGATATCTACGATCCTGAAACTGGCGAAACTTATCCGGCAATCAGCTGCTGCAACAATTCAGAAATCGCTGATCGTTGTTCTGATAAGGTCGCTAAGAAGGTCATTTGGGCTATTATGGGTAGCGCACAATTTAATAGTGATGTTGCTATTGGTCTACGTAGTGGTTTCCAACAGGGGCGAATCCACCTTTTACAAAGCGAGTATAGCTGCGAAGATCAACTACGCAAGTTGTATAAAGGATACGATAAAATGTCGCCCAGCGAACGAGCCGCTCTGCAAATGCCATATATCAACACTGGTCTTGCAGTGAACGAGCTTGTCAATTTGGGCTACGAAACAATAAACAACGGAATCAAGGTCAAGGAGAAATCTGGATGTCGCAAAGACCGTTACTCTTCCCTGTCCTATAATTATTATATTGCGCAGCAAGTTGAGCGCAGCATGGAGAAACGGCATAACAAACCAAAGCTGCTCGATTTTAACTTCCGTGCGCCAGTATTGAAGAAGGGAGGGCTGTAATGGCTGAAAATATAATGAATAAAAAGGTCATGGTCACGAATTCCAAAAGTGGAAAGACCTCCTATGTTACATATTCTGATTTAGTAAGTGGCGTTTATGCTAACCTATCAAAAATTGGCATTCGCAACCTTGAATCCACATCAGAGACCAATCCGACATATACCAAGTATACGAAGGATCAAATTGTAAAGTATCTTGCTAATCCAGCTAGTTACGAAAAGCAACTGCGGAATATGAGCAAATATCTGTTCAATATTTCAAACTACTATCGTCGGCTGATTCAATATTTTGCGAATATGTCTACATTCTCTTATGAACTTGTTCCTTACGGTCTTGATCGATCTAAAAGCATCAATCTGAATAAGTTTAAGAAAGCATACTACGCAAGCTCAACAGCTGTTGAACTGATGAACATTCCACACGAAGCAACCAAGATTTTGACGATTGCATTTCGCGACGACGTTTATTACGGATACGCATGGGAGACGAATGATAGTTTTGCTTTCCAGAACCTAGACGCAGACTATTGTAAAATCAGTAGCATTGAAGATGGTGTATACAACTTTGCATTCAACTTTTCATATTTTGATTCAAACCAAGACAAGTTACTGAATTATCCGCCAGAGTTCCAAACCATGTATAACACTTATAAAACCAATACTCAGTTATATAAATGGCAAGAATTAGATAGTTCTAAGTCAATCTGTATTAAGGTAAATGAACATGACTATATCCCCATTCCGCCGTTTGTGAGTCTATTTAGTGCTCTGGCGGATATTGAAGATTACCGTGCCATTAGCAAGAACGCCAGTGAGGCCAATAACTACAAGGCCATTGCGATGGAAATTCCAATCAACGACGAAGATGGTTCGTTTTTGATTGACTATGAAACTGCTAAAGAGTTCTACGACATGATGAGCAATGTGTTGCCGCCGAATATTGGAGCGATTTTGACTCCCATGAAGTTAACTGACTGGAATTTTGACAAAAGCGGTGTAAATAGTGATACGAATGAGGTTGCAAAGGCCGAAGCAACACTATTTGCACAGGCTGGTGTAAACAAAATCTTGTTTGGCGGCGGTGACGACCCGGCTGCTTCAACGCTGAATCTGTGTACTGTAAATGATCAAATGATTGTATTTGCGGTGATTCGTCAGTTGGAACGCTGGATCAATCGTAAACTCAAGAGCGTATCAAGTTCTTATAAATTCCGTATCAATTTCCTACCGGTTACACATTACAACCGTGCTGAAATGCATGAGCGATATCTAAAGGACGCCCAATATGGTATTCCAACACGTAGCGCTATTCTTGCAACCGCCGGGTTTGCTGGCACGGATTATGAAAATATGGCTTATCTTGAGAACGATATACTCGGCTTGAATACTGTTGAAGTTCCACTTAAAAGTTCTAATACACAGTCTGGCGCTGTAAACGAGGGTGGACGCCCATCTAATGCAAGTAAAGGAAAACAATTAAGTGACGCTGGCGAAGTAACAGCAGATAGACAGGAGGAGTAACATGGCACAATATCTATGTGAAATGGTTGTGCATGGTTCTCACGCCGCCGGGATGTCGAAGTTTTTGATAGAACACGGCGCTCTCCTTCTACGAAAAGATCCACCAAACAACTATGTATTTATCAATGATAATGTATTTGAAAATGCTCTGGCTGAGTTGCAGATTGCAATTCGTCAGGGCTTTTATTTTACGGACGAGGAGGTGAAAGCAGAATGAATCAACGATATCCAATTTCTTTTTCAAAGAAGAATGAATATGAAACTTCTGATTTTCGCTTCATTGATGTCTATATTGATGTGATGCACACAGGAGCAAATTTTAATAAGACCAGCTTCACGAAAGATGTTATCAACAAAGCTGTCCCGACTATCGCCAATATGCCGATTCTTGGTTATGTAGTGAACGAACTGGACGATGAAGATAAAGACTTTAAAGGTCATGAGCACGAGCTGCGAATCACCGATACCGATGTCAAATATCTGTATGCGGGGCAGGCTTATGGTGTGATTCCTGAATCTTGCAATCCACGTTGGGTTATTAAAGATGACGGAACCGGCACAGAACGTGAATATTTGCGTGTTGATGGTTTGATTTGGACAAAGTTTGGCGACCCAGTAGATATTTTTACTCGCGATGTAACAAAAAACCACAGCGTCGAGCTGACCGATATGATTTACGAGGCGAAACGCGATGATGGAATTACTCCCGTTTCGTCTTTTAAGTTTGATGGTTGCTGCATTCTGTCGACCACCGATCCGAAAATTCAACCCGCAATGACTGGGAGCTGTGTAACCGCCAATTTTTCTGTTGACGATATCACATCTCAAATTCGAGAGCGTCTCTATGAGTATCAGTCTCTCCAGCAGAATTATTCTGCAAAAAATGAAAATCCATCCGATGAGGAGAAAGGAGATATACTGCCAATGAATGAAAATGAAAAGAATACGACCGTGGTCGAAAATCCTGAAACCGTGACTCCTCCGGCAGAAAATACAGTACAGGAGCCAGACGTCCAGACTGCCGAGAATACTACTTCGGCAGATGGCGAAGGTGAGACTCCTGCGGCTGAAAATGCTGCAGAAAATGAGGGCGTGGGTGAATCTGCTCTGACTGAAAATACAGCACCGGCATCTGAAGATGAGCCCACCGCTACTGAAAGCAAGGAGTTTACTCTAACTACAGTTCAGCTGATGGACGAGATCGGTACTAAGCTTGCCGAGCACACTCATCCTTCTAGTTGGGATTCTGAGTATATGATTCCAGATTTCTATTTTGAAGATCTGATGCCTGAGACAGTGGTGGTTCGTTGCTCAAAGACATGGCAGTTGATGGGCATTCCCTACTCTATGAATGGCGACAACGTTGTTCTGGATTATGAGAATATCAAGCGCATGAAGGTTACATATGAGGATTGGGATGAGGGTGAAGTGATGCCTGGCACTATCGCCGCCTTTACTACTCTAACTGACAAAATCGCTGAGCTGTCTGACAGCTTTACTAAAGCAGCTAATGAAGTTAGTGAAATCAAACCTAAGCTGGAAGCATATCAGCAGGCCGAAGCTGAGGCAGTCGCCGCAGCAGAAAAGGCTAAGCGTGATGAGCTGTTCTCTATTATGGATGAAAAGCTGGGCGCAAATGCGGAATATACCGCACTGAAGGAGAACACGGAGATTACTTATGCTGAGCTGGAGACTAAGTGCTATGCACTGGTTGGCCGTCAGTCCGCTGAGTTCTCTTATGTTCCCACTACTAACAACAAAGGAACTGTCCGCTTTGGCGTGGGTGGCACCCAGAACGGTTCAGACGCCGCGTATGGTGGCCTGATGGAACACTATCTCGGCAAGTGATAATTCAAAAATTTAGGAGGTACATAATTATGGCAAATATTAAGCATGCTGTTGTGCGCGTTGACAAGCTGGGTGGCACCATGGATGGTGCTCAGCTGGAGAGTGCTATTTTTTACAAGGAATCCAATGCTGCTGAGATCGATAACGCTCAGCTGGTTGTTCTGGGCGAGAAGCTGGGTCGTGAAGTTTACAAGGCTACCGCTCCTACCGCAACTTCCACCGTTGCCGACCTGTATCTGACCGCTGGCGTTGAGCTGTTCTATGATCAGACCGTGGCACACTATCTGCCCGAGTGGGTCAACGAGGCCGGCAAGCCTGTGCGCATTTACGCTTTGAATGTTTCCAAGGGTGGTTTCTCTGCTACTGCCGAGGCATTTAACGGCACTCCTGCAAAGGGCAAGTATGTCGGTTTTGCTGCTGATGATACCAAGATCCAGATTCAGGAGACTGCTGATGACAAGACCTTTGGCTGCATTGACTTCGTTGAGACTGTTGGTTTTGGCGATGGCCGCTATACCTACTACATGATCACCCTGAAGTGATTCCGACGTTTTAAGAAATCAACATAAAGCCGTCCGTTTGATACGGGCGGCCATTTTTTATTATAGGAGGTTATATACCATGGCTATTGATTCTAATCTGATCAAGCTGGCTGTTGATGGCTACAAGGGTCACGTCGCCGGTGATTATTCCGTAAATGATACTCAGGAGGCTCTGCGCAACGCACTGGTCGAGGCAAATGGCGGCTCCACCAAGCTGGATCTGAAGGCAATTCGTGATGGTAAATGCAATGGTGTGTTTGCTATCGTTGAGGAACTGGTGAATGTTATCCATGAGGAAGGTCTGAAGGGCGATGAGTTTTTCATGAACTTGGTCGAGGATCGCAATATGTCTCTGGGCGACACCAACAAGTTCCATATTGAGAAGGAATGCCTGTTTGCTGTTGCAGATATTGCTGAGGGTACTCAGGGCGTTCGTCGTCAGCGCATCGAGGCTGGTACTGACGTTACCGTCAACACCCAGCTGCGTGCCGTTAAGATCTATGAGGAACTGAATCGTGTTCTGGCTGGTCGTATCGACTTCAACAAGTTCGTTGACATTGTTGGTAAGTCTTTCACCAAGCAGGAACTGGATGCTGCTTATGCTGCTTTTGTTGGTATGTTCTCTAAGCTGCAGGCTCCGTATACTGTGACTGGTACTTATGATGAGGAGAAGCTACTGGATCTGATCGAGCATGTTGAGGCTTCTACTGGCGAGAAGGCAACTATTATCGGTACCAAGAAGGCTCTGCGCAAGATCAAAACAGCTAATATGTCTGACTCTGCCAAGGAGCAGGCTTATGCTATGGGCTATATTGGAGCTTTGGCTGGCACTCCCTTGGTGGCTGTTGCACAGCGTCACGCTTATGGTACTGATGACTTTATCCTGGATGACAACACCATCTACGTGTTTGCTGGCGATACTAAGCCCATTAAGCGTGTTACTGAGGGTGATGTCACCATGCTGATGGGCAACCCCATGGACAACGCTGATATGACTCAGGAATTCCTGATGATGAAGCGCACCGGTATTGCCGTTATCTTTGATCGTGACTTTGGCGTATACAAGCTGTCCTGATCATCAAATTAAAATGTTACATAGGCGGTAGGGATTTCCCTGCCGCTTCTTATTATATAGGAGGAAATAATGGCAAGACGTGCAACTACAAAAGCTGCGGCTCCCAAGGCAACTACTGCAAAAACTCCCGTTGAGCAGTCCGTTGTTTCTACCGCAGAGATTACAAATGAAACTATGGTCGAGTGCCGAAGCGGTGTCTCTGGCAATCTGATCTATAAGTCCTCACTAAACCCCGGTTATGTAGTCGAGTGGAGCGGTTTGGGCGAGATTCAGGAGATGGAGTATCGCGAGCTCGTTTCTATGCGTGGCAATCAGCGCCGTTTCTTTGAGGAGAATTGGATTCTGATTGATGACCCCGCAGTTATCAAGAAACTTGGTGTCAGTCGCTACTACCAGAATAGTCTGTCTACTGATGACTTCGAGGATGTATTTAATATGTCCGCCGACGAAATCAAGGAGATCGTACCCACTTTGCCGGGCGGCACTAAGGACGCCATCGCATCTGAGGCTAAGAAGAAGATTGATTCTGGTGAGCTGGACAGTCGCAGTGCTATCAAGGCGCTGGAGGACTCTCTGGATGTTGAGTTGGAAGATACCATCTAAATAAAGGAGGCGGGCTATGGCAACCACTTTTGAAAGTATCTATGCCCGCTGTCGTGGGCGAATCAAAGATTATGACAAAGAAGGCTACACAGACGAAATGTTTGCGGCCGTCGAAAAAGACCTGCTTCAGGCAGCGATTGACGATTTTGCAGACATCTGTGTTAATGACCTGACCGATTACGACGAGGAGCTTGAGATGTTTAACATTACGCTGTCTCGCAAAGAGCAGAGTATTCTTGCCCTGAGTATGATTGTTCACTGGTTAGAGCCTTACGTCTTTAATTCTGACGCACTAAAAAATGCCATGAGTACAAAAGATTTCTCTATGTTCTCCCCCGCTAAGCTATTGGAGCAGATGAAAGACTTGTTACAGTATTCAGAACGGAAATTGAAAGCCGAAATGAATGGTTACTCGTTTAGAGTAAACAAGGTTTCTGAGTTGACTGAGTAAGGCGGTGGCTTATGACTCGATCAGAATATAGAAAAATGCTTAAACTTAATGGACCAACCCAGCGTGACAGAATAATTAACAAGTCAATTCACGACCAAAACAAGTTGGCTCCAGTCAGTCCTTCTTTTAAAGATGTGACGATTGATGATATCCCGCGTAAACTGAATATTATTTCTTCAACTGTTATGGATCAAAAGATCATCCATACTCTGCCGGGCGAAGACTTTTCTATTGGAAGCATTGTCTATTGGAGCAAGAGCCACTGGTTGATTACAGAAAGAGACCCGGAAGACGAGATTACAGTGCGCGGACGTATTCAGATTTGTCGAAAGGAAATTAAATGGCAAGATGATAATTCTCACAAGATTCATTCTTTGTGGGCTACAGTTGAAAAGCCGTATTATTCCAATCTGGAAGAGAACAAGCAGATCAGTTATTCTACTCGCGAATTCCGTATCCAGATGCCTTTCGATGAATACTCTGCCAATCTTAATATTGGTAAGCGGCTAATGCTAGAAATCATTAACGATGTGCCTAAAACATATCGTATTACTTCGGTCGATCAGATGACAAGCCGTATTGACTACAATAACGAACAGGTCGGATTTCTCTCATTTAACGTTGAACAGGATCTATATAATCCAGAGACCGATAATGCTGAGAAGATGATATGTGACTATGTTCCTATTGAAGATACAGAAGAAATTCCGCCAGAAATCGTCTATCCACCGCAGGAGGCTGAGCCAGAATATGTTCTCAGTATTGATTTTACTGGAGCTCCGACAGTTCAAGCCGGCGGTTTCGGTAAGCTGTTTACAGCGAAAATCGATGGCGAAACGTGTAAGATGGCAAATTGGAATTTACAGGGTGATCATGTTCCTGACGAAATCCATTTTAAGAACGCGGAGGATTCTGTGTCTAGCGCAAAATGTAAAGTAGTTTGCGCTGATAATCCCAAGCTGATTGGAACCATTGTATCTTTGACAGTTCAGTCAGGTAAATTAACCGCCGATGTTGATTTGGAGGTGATCTGATATGAATTTGGAAGAGATCGGTTCTTTCAAAAACAAAGTAATATCAAAGCTGATAAACGATGACAATATTCTTGATGTCCTTCTGGGGGACATTGATGACATTGAAGATCCTGAAACTGCCCTGCTTGGTAAGGATGGGTCAGGAAAGGGTGGCTGTGTTTTTAAATACGAGTTCGTTCCAGACACCCAAGAGAATTCCAAAACATTTTTGTGCGTTGAGGTGGTGCCGGAAGAAACTGATGGCGACACGATTACAGACATGACGATCTATGTGTTCGCATATTGCAGCAAAAATCTCATGCAGACTTATCGCCGCAAAGGACAAGCTGGCACTCGAATTGATGTTCTCGTAAGTGACGTTGATAAGATTTTAAACGGTAACGCTGAATTTGGAATTGGTCCACTTGAATGGATAGGCAGCAGTATTTATAAACCAGCACAGCCCTATTATGGTCGTATGCTCGTTTATCGCGTTGGAACTTTTCGGAGGGCAAGGCGATGATTCGATTAAATTATATAGACCATATCAGCCCTTATGGGGTCATGCTGCGCGAAGTAGGTCGAATTCACTCCCCTATTCTTGAAGATATTTTGAAGCTCGGCTACAACCAGTATCAGCGAGTATTGACTTTGTTTTTGTATACACCAGAAAAATATTTCACGGACTTCTCGACAGATGCCAAGATAGAAAATCCGTGGAATCAGTTCACAAATGAACAAAAAAATGAAATGACAATGTTTGATATCCTAACAGCCAACGAAGAAGCCAGATCCGAATTGATTTCGGGTTTGGCTCTTTTTATTTTCGGTAATTTGGAGTGGGATGAAAAATATCGCGCAATTTTGATTGATAAACAAGTCGATCCAAAAGGCAATGCGTCAATTGGCGGCTTTGTTAACAAATCAAATTACAAGACAGTTGTTCAAGTAATTTTGCAACTACTTGATATTGCGGATGATGATATGCCCGAAGAGAATCCTAAGTTTAAAACCGAAAAAGACCGGTTGTTTTGGGAGAAATTTCAGAAAAAGAAGAAAGAGTTCGCAAAAACAAAAAAAGGCGACCCCAATTTGGAGCTGCCTAATATGATCTCGTTGTTGTGTACATTTCATCAGAGTCTGAATTATTCAAATATTTGTGCCCTCACCATTGGTCAGATACGAGACACGTTCTCCCAATTGATGAAGGCAAAACAATTAAATATCGCAGAGATGAACTATTCAGTTTGGGGCGGAAAGTATGACCCGTCACAGTGGATAGAACGCATCGATAAAAAAGATGAAAACATAGGAGGATAACAATTATGGCTAACAAGAATGCTAATTTTGCCAACCGCGAAGTTGCCGACCTGATGCTGATGGACTATTCCACTAAGAAAATGTTCCTGAATGTCGATTGGGCTAACGTCACTTCAACTTCTTTCGAAGGTGACCGTGTATTTGCTACTGGCGGTCAGGGCGCTCCCAACCGCGTGCAGTTCGACGGCTCTCGTAAAGGCACTCTGACTATCGAAGCTCAGGTGTATCCCGTCAAGGTCTTCCAAATGCTGTCTGGTAATGATCTGGGTACCACTGCAAACTTCCTGAAGCGCGAGAAGGTTACCGCTGCCGACACTGCTAAGCTGACTCTAAGCGAGGCTGCTGCTGGTGATTACGTGCAGGTCTTCAAGGCCGATGACGATCTTGGTACCGAGCTGACAGCTACTGTGGCTGAAAAGGAAGTCACCGTCACTGTCGAGAGCGGCGTTGACTACATTGTGTATTACTATAAGAAGTCTGCTAAACCTCAGGTGGTGCATCTCGATTCCAAGCACTTCCCCAAGGCATATCGTGTCGAGGGTTCTATTCCCTACAAGACCGAAGACGATGTCATTATTGAGGCACATCCGGTGTGGTACAAGGCCGCTCCGCAGGCTGGTTTCGAGCTGTCCTGGCAGAATACCGGCGATCCCGTTTCCCTGACCATGACCTTCGACGTTCTGGCTGATGCTGATGGCAACATGTTCGACCTGGTCTTTGATGGCGAGTAATTGTCGAATAGTAAATCAGAGGTAGAGTCTTTCGGGGCTCTACCCCTTTTATGAGCGCACGACCGCTTGAGCAGTCATGCGTTGATATGAGGAAACTCACGGAACCTAAAATAAAAAGGAAGTGTTTATCATAAAAATCTTAGCTTTTGACCAAGCGCTGATAAAGACTGGCGTTTGTACATTAGACGACGGCACTGTATATCACTCGCTGATCGATTTAAGTAAAACCAAAGACCCAGTTGAGCGTCGCGCTATTATGCGCCAGATGATACAGAGTCGCATCAAAACCAACAATCCCGATCTTGTCGTAATTGAAGACGTAGCGCTGCAAGCATCAGCTAAGACAGTAATTCAGCTTGCGCAGTTGCAAGGGGCGATTATTGGAGCGTGTGAACTATTCAATATTCCATATGAAATCATAAAGCCGACTGAATGGCGCAAAATGCTCGATTTCAAACAAGGGCGGCAAGTAAAACGCCCAGAACTAAAACAGCAAGCTATTGACTATGTAGCCGAACATTATGGTGAGAATGTCTCTTCTGATGAAGCGGACGCGATATGTATTGCGACTGCCGCACTGATGAGACTTAAACGAAATAAAATTACACAGGAGGACTAATAATTATGAAAAACAATCTGAACCTAGAAGAGCGCATCCAGTTTGTTGATGGTGTTGTAGACCTGTCAAAACGTAATGGCAAGTATGATCCCGCACTATATGATTATGCTTTCCGTATTGTTGCTGTTGTCTACTTTACAGACACTGATACAACCGGCATGGATCAGAACGCGCTGAGTGAGTTGGCGTTTTCTGATGAGACCACAAAGATGATGAATGAAGCGCCTCGCAAGTATATTCTTGGCACGTTGAACAAAGCTTGCCGTGAAAAGATCGAGATCGAACGTCAGCAGTATATGGCACTGTTCGAGGCAACTGCAAAAAATCAGCCGTTTGAGGATCTAATGCGGCTGGCAGCCGAAGTGCTAAATGGTATTGGCGAACAGTTTAATATGAAGGAAATGATCAAAACTATTTCTGAAGAGAATATGAAGAAGCCTGTGACTGATAACAGCTATAGTGTTAAAACTCCAGAAGGCTTACTTGATGGAGCTCATGCCACAGTGCTTGCCGAAAACAAGGAGTAAGATTATGGCAAAGTTTACAGCTACCACGGTGGATGCTCTTCAGACTGAAATCATGAGACGTGCAAATCTGGCACTAAAAAACGAAATTGCAAGCACTGTAAAAGAGCGGCTTAAAACTCATGTGCAGAAAGATGTGTATTCAACCTACTCCCCAGTCGAATATGAACGGCGCGAGGAATCTGGTGGCTTAGTAGACGATAAAAATCTAAAACACAAAGTTCGAGATCGCACGCTGTATGTGTATGAAGAGGCACCTATTGATGGACCGCGCTTAGACGCTCCAAATTTCAAAAACAAACCAGACAGTTTAGCACGTATAATCGAAGAGGGCGCTTACAATCCGTGGAATTATAGAAAATATAAGTGGACAAAACCACGTCCATTCATGGAAAACACACAAGATGACATCGATTATCGATACGCTGATATTGTAAAGCTACTAAAAAATCGAATCGAGCATGACAAATAATTAAAAAGATGAGCAGACTTATTAAAGCCTGCTTTTTTTAGATTCGGCTCCAAAGGAGGAATATAATATGGCGCGTGAACCAGAACTGAGTATTAAAGTTAAGGTAGATCCACAAATCAAACCAACAGAGTTAAAGACAAGCATTGAGCGAAAAGTAAAACAAAGTGGTGAAAAGCCACAGATTGATATTGATCCTAATGTTGATGGCATAAAAAAGAAGGTCGAAGATAAATTAAAGAATATCAAAGCAACTGCAAGTATAACGCCTGTTGTCGATACTGAAAAACTCAAAACAGACATTCAACAGCAGATTAACGGCATTGGCGATATCCCGAAAGTTACTGTTGGTGTTAACGTTGATGATTTTAGTGACGAACTCAGCAAACGACTCAAAGAAGAATTAAAATCAGTCAATGACAAACTGTCTTACTACTTAAAAAATCTCACAACAAATACAGCTGGTTTAAACAGTGTCGTAGAAGGGTTATTTCCAAGTCGTGGCATTTCAAATGCTGTTCAGTCAGAATTAAAATCAGTTCAGGCAGAATTAACCGCAGGACTAAAAGGCGTAAAGAGTAAAGTAAAACCATTCAAAGAAACAGATCTTTTTCAAATTGGAGATACAGAGAGCACGACAACAATCCGACGGGTTGAAAAATTGGTTAAAACCATTAGAGAGCAATTTGCAAGTCTTGATAATTTTTATGATGCAGATGAAGAAAAATTTCTTGATGGATTTAATAGTGAGTTTGAAAAATTTCAAAACAACGCATCCGAAACAGTAGAAAAATTATCTGCTCTAAAAAAGAATTTAAGTAAAGACAAATTCAGTGATCTTCTTGACAATGAGGATTTTGATACCGAGTCTACAACAAAAGCTCTTACTCCTCTTATTTCTTTTTTAAAGAAACTCTCAACCACGTCAATAAAAACAGGAGAAGACTACGATAATTTATATGCACTGTTTAACAACAAAAACACAAACAAACTATTTGACGAGTCCAACGATCACTTAACTAGAATGAAAACGCGAGTTGGTGACATCACGGCTGAGACAAAAACTGCTATAGAAGTCACAGGCGAACTCGCTAAAACACTTAACAAAGCTATTAAGGATGACAATTCCGGTTATCTAAGTGATGCAGAAATAAAGACATATGGCGCTGCTTTTGATGAAGTTTTGAGCAATATTGCAACAAAACAAGAAGAGATCAATACCAAAAAGCAAAGAACAGTCGAATTAGAAAATGATCTATTGACAAAAACAAGATCCAATCGAGAAGCTCTCAAACAAGAACTCGAAGAGTATAAAAAGCTATTGAAATCCTTTGGTGTAAAGGGAGACGAAGATGAGGGCAATCCGAAAGGTAAACCAAAACCGAAAAGCAAAGAACCGGACAAAACTCCATCCCAGAAACCAGCAGAAGAGCCAAAGGCTGAAAATCAAGACGCTCTAAATAACGGAATCGCTAAAATTCAGGCAATCGTATTTGATATCAATCAAGAGGAACTTCAAAAGTCTATTGATACAATTTTTGCTAAAGTTTCTGCTCCTATCGGATTCAAACCCGCTAATGGCGCTATTGCGAACATAAAGCAGCAGCTACAAGAAGCGTTCAATGATGTTGTAATTTTAGGCAACAGCATTACAAAAGATGAAGAAAAGAGCAGTCAAAATTCTACTCCTCTTTCAACTTCCATATCAGGTAAAGTTACAATCACAGATGCAGATGTTGTCGTGGATGTCAAAAACCCAGTGGCAATTCCCGGCACTGTTACGGTCAACCCGACTTCTGTTCAATTTGGCAATTCTGACGACCTTCAGAAAAATGCCAGCGCTCTATCGTCTGTAAAACAAAGTCTAAATAAAATTTCTACAAGCGCTGAAGACTATGGCACAAAAATAGCAGCGATTGGTCCATCTGTTCAGTATGTCGCACAGGAAGTTGATAATCTCAGCAAGTCTCTTGAGAATCAAATCACAGACTTGGATCTTATTGCTAAAAAGACAGATGCCTATGGGACAACAGCTAATTCCGTCACTTTGAACACAAAAGATGTAGCTGCTCCGACTGCACCGGTTGATATTCCCGGCAAGGTAACTCTTAAAGTAGAAGACGTAACTCCTCCGAAGGATTCTGTGAAGATTCCCGGTAAGGTCGAACTCGAGGTTTCTGATATCACTCCACCGAAAACAGCGGTCGAATTGGAAGGTAAAGTGTCTAATGTTACAGTTGACAATTCCGCCAAGGGCAAAAAGAAGAATGTCAAGGATGATGTTAAAAAGCCTGAAGTTATTGATTTGAAGGGCAGGGTCGAACTCAAGGACGAGGATATCAAGAGACCTAATCCTCTGAACCTCAATGGCGCAGTAAAAATCAAAACAGCAGATGTTAAGATTGACGATGTTGAGATTTCGAAAAAAGAATTTGATATCGCGGGCAATTTGATTCTGAAGAATGCGAAGATTGTTGATGCAGTTAAAGAAGCGGCTGGTGAAGCAGCAAAAATCAAAAAGAAAAACAACCCTGCCGAGAATAGTGGCGGAGGAGCAGAAGAAAAAGCGCCTGATTTTGATCGTAAAGCGAAAGAGGCTCATCTTGGCTGGCTTATTTCCAATATTGGAGAAAATAGAACATATTTACAGAGTGCAATTTCAAATAAAGATTCAAACAAGAGATCTTGGTATGCAGGAAAAATTGCAGACTATGAAAAGGATTTTGAAGAAACAACAAGAGAACTTATCAAAAATCTCACAGAAGAAGAACAGGATTGGATCAAATCTTTAAAAGGTATAAAAGATTTAGACCTAAATGATCCAAAACAGATCGATGAGCTCATGGCAGATAAAACAATCTCGTGGCCATGGGAAGAAAGCGGCTCTTATTTAAACGGTACATTAAAAGCTGCCAATATGACAGGATTTTATAATGTTTCTGAAACCGATAAAGCTAAAAAAAGAAATAGCTATGAAAAAGAATATGTTGAGTTAATAAAACAAAAACCGGCATTAATTAAAGCTGCTGCTGAAGCCAAAAAGCAATACGGCGAAGACAGTGACGCCTATAAGGATGCTGTAAAGGCCAAAAAGGAAAATGAAGAATCTCTACGTGCTATTAAAGCTGATAGGCAAAAAGCCGGTGCCCCGAGAGGGATTGTTGGTGGTGGATATTCAAACTCCCCTACTGTCCAAAGCACATTGGCTGACATTCATAAACAAGTTCAAAAAAGGCGTTCAGAATTATTGTTGCAAAAAGCAAAAGATTCTAAAAGCGCTGATGACAAACAGGCTCAGCAAGCGAAAAAAATTTTATCAGACGCATTTATTGAACAGGTAAAAGCTTATGCTGATGGTCTAAAAGAATCTGCGAAGTATAATGATGACGACGTTTCTGAATCTGCAAAAACTGCTCGTCAACAGATGCAGGATGCTTTTGATTCCGCCAATGACAAATTTCTAGATTTACTTGATGTTCTTTCTGGAGATGAAATCGATCAACTAACATTAAAAGCAAAGAAGGAACTTGATTCTGCAAATATAATTGTAGAGCGTCGAACTTCGAAGCGCATTGATAACAATAACAAACTTCAAAATAATCGCTACCAGAATCTTATTGATAATTTATCAAATAAGCAAAAAACTTATGGAACTGTAGAAGAGGGTAAAACAGCGACGGATATTCAAGTTGCGCTTCAAAAGCAGCAAGAACTTGTATCACAGATTGCCAAAGCAAAGGTTGGTACAGAAGAATACAACAACGCAATTCAAGCCGCAGAAGAAAACTGGAAATCTGTTGTGGCAGTTATAGACACCGCAGAAAAGAAGCAAAAAGACCTTGCAAAAGCCGTCGACAGTATTGAAAAGAAATTCTATCAGCTTGCAGAAGAAGTTTCTGTCAGTTCTAACGAGAAATTAAAGAACTCTATCAATGGAGTTATCACCAAAGCGGCTACACTTAGCGCTCAAAATCCAAACACATACGAGAATTATGCAGTTGATTATAATGAGCTAAAGCGTGAATCTTACAAAGCCAACGCGCAATACACCATTTGGAAGAGCAATTATAAGAAACTTGAACGCGAAGGCATCAAAATTGCCGAGGGCGTTGAAGTTGCTCGACAGATGCAGACCGATGGAAGTCTTCAGAATGTCAAATTTGATAGTATCGATAATCTTCTTAGGCAGTTAAATGAGCTTGAGCCTCAGACTGACGCTTATAAAGAAAAACTTGTAGAAGTTAAAAAGATTTGGGAAGAAATCGAAAGAAAAGTTAAAGCCGTCGAAGAGGCGGAAACCCAAGCCGCAAAACGAGAAAGTACAAAGATATCAAACTTAAAATCCGTCAGCGATGCAATATCTCAAAATAGGGCCACAATGAAGGATGTCCAGAAGAATTATGGTACTGATTATTCTTTTTATGGCAAACTACAAGAAAAAGATTCAAAGCTCAAAACTTTACTCGATACGGTAAACGAATCTTCAGATCCGGTATCCGCTGCCAAAGGATGGGCACAGAATAACCTTGGTATATCTCCAGATAAAATTAATTCTGTAACGGATGCAATAAATCAATTACACCTCGCCTATAGAGAAGCAACACAAGAAGCAAAAGATTTCAATAAAGAAGCCTCTCGTGAAAAATCTATAAATAAGGCATCAATGGAAGTCGCTAATCTGAAGGCAACTATTCATGATTATATTGCTGAACATAAAAAGCTTGAAGGAACAGACGTTGGAAAGTCTCTCTATGAATTACTTGAAGCTTTGAATCAAAGTGACGCACCAGAGAAAATTGGTGAACTGAAAAAGAAATATGCAGAGCTTCGCGCTGAATCTAAAAAGTTGGGTCTCGAATCAAAAAATCTGCTTGATGTGTTCGAAAAACTGTTTGGCCAACATTTGAGCACTATGATTACTATGGCAGCTCTGCACAAGATGCAAGACGCGCTACGGATCGTGTATCAGAATGTGGTCGAAATTGATACGGCAGTAACTGAGTTAAGAAAAGTCAGTGAGTATACAGGAAAGTCCCTTGAAGAGTATATGGGACGTGCAGCAGAACAGGCTCAAAAGTTAGGCGTATCTATAAGTGACTATGTTAATTCAACCGCAGATTGGAAGCGGCTTGGTTATTCTGATGAAGACGCCGAGAATTTAGCAACCTACTCTACCCTACTTAAAAACGTTGGCGATAATATCGATGACGTTAACACCTCGTCTTCATATTTGATCTCAACATTAAAGGGTTTCGGACTGCTCGCTTCAGACGCTGAAGATGTCGTTAATAAGATTGACGCCGTTGCAAACACACAGCCCGTTACTGCAAAAGACCTTGGTGAAATTCTAACGCGCAGTTCTGCTGCTATGTCGGCTGCAAATAACACGCTAGAAGAAACATTGGCTCTCGGTGCCGCTGCAAACTCCGTACTTCAGGACGCTGACACTGTTGGCACAATGATGAAAAGTTTATCGATGTATCTGCGTGCAGCTAAAACAGAAGCCGATGCAGCCGGAGAATCGACGGAGGGAATGGCTAATTCCGTATCTGAGCTTCGAAGCGAACTGAAATCTCTGACTGGCGTCGACATTATGAGTGACGCTGCAGGTAAAAACTTCAAGTCTACATATCAGATCATGAAGGAGCTGTCTGAGGTTTGGGGTAGTTTGTCTGATGTTACACAAGCCAATGTCACTGAGTTGATCGCGGGCAAGAGGAATGCAAACGGTGTTGCAGCCATCCTGAACGGATTTGACGTCGCAGAATCTACCATGAAATCCGCCGCTAATAGTGATAACGTGGCGTGGGAAGAGAATGAGAAGTACCTCGACAGTATCAATGGCCGCCTCGCACAGCTCGATGCAAGCTTCCAAGTCCTTTCTCAAGACGTCCTCTCTTCCGGCCTCGTTAAGAGCGGCGTATCTTTCCTCACATCAATTGTTAAACTTCTTGATAAAATCATTAATCTCACTGGTGCCCTTCCTGCTGGACTGGGCATCGCAGCATTTGCAACTCAGCTGGGTAAACCCAAAATGACGGGTTTCATGATTGTGCCCAGCAATACTCCGGGTGGTGACACGGAACAAGTGCTCCGCAGGTATTTTATTATATCATTGCGAAGCATGAGGGAGTATTTAGTAAAACCGACGAATATGGTGGCCTAGCCACGGCGAGTTTGGGTGATTCTCGTCCGGGAACCGAAAGGAATCCGCAGGCAAGCTCTGCATGCGCCTACATTATTTATAATAGGCACTGCCAGAGACGCTTCAGAGAGCATAATGTCGGAGTGGAACTACGCGCATAATAGCGCCGCAGGTTCACTATGGGGTGCTCCAAATCACTGCCACGCAATCAAGCGCGTGCAGGAAAAATTACAGGCGGTCTTTCCCCTGCCGTCAAAAGTGGAAAAATATTTTTGTTGACTATCTTAGTATTTCTGGCTATAATAAAAATATCAAAAATAACATATAAGCAAAACGCATGTAGTGGAGGTATTATATTATGGCACGTCCTAAAGGTAGCAAGAATAAAGCAAAGGTTCTCGATGGCGTAGATTACGCAGCACAGATCGCTGAAAAGAATACTGCCGCAGAATCTATTGCTCAGGAGATTGCAACTATTGGTGATGATATCGCTGCACTGAACGCCCAGCGTAAAGCAAAAGAAGCAGAGTTGAAAAAACTCAACAAAGAGATCACCAAGCTCGAAAAGAAAAAGGCTGATGCCGACGAAAAGATTACGGCAGAGCTGAATCGTAAAAAGGCAGAAGATATTGTCGCCAACGCACTGGCAAATGGTGTGACTGCTGAAGAAATCGCTGAACTTCTGAAATAACAACGGCGTAGCCATCATAATGAACAAGCCCGACTTCCCTACTGCTGGGAGGCCGGGCGTTTGAATTAGAGATTAAAAGACTATTGTCATTTTATGGGAACTGCGGTATACTATATAAAAAGAGACAAGAGAGGTGACGATGATGAATAGCATTTTAAACACAGCTTCGTATATTGTGCACAGATATAAAGAACTTACAGGTGACGATATCGATGAGATGAAACTGCATAAGCTTCTGTATTTTACTCAACGTGACTCTCTTGCAATACAAGGAACTCCTGCTTTTTCGGGTGATTTTGAGGGTTGGAAATTTGGGCCAGTATCTAAAACAGTTCGAACAGCATTGAGAAATAATACATTATTCAGCCATAGCGCATTTATTTCTGCGGACACAGAATATGTAGCAAACCATGTCATACTACGATATGGTACATTAGATTCTTGGGATTTAAGTAATCTATCTCATAGTGAGTCTTCGTGGATAAAATCTCGCGAGGGTGTTCCAGAGGGTGAAATCGGAGATAGAATAATAAACTTAGAGGATATTAAAGAAGACGCAAAAAAGGTTCGTCTATATGACAACGTGTATGATATGTATTATGACGAATTCGAAGACGCAGACGAAAATGAACGTGAGGCTGTTGTATCGTGATTGGTAAAATTTGCAATGTATTGTTTTCATACTATGATATTAAAGCCGGAAAGATGAGCCATAAACATCGGCCTGTTCTTATTGTAGGTGTTGCAGATAACGGAGACTATGTAGTGTATCCAATTTCAACAGTCTCAAACAAAGCAAATCTATCAGATAACTACGATGTAGAAATAGATCCATCGAATTATCCTAAAACAAATTTAAAATCCGTATCCTATGTTCGGACGCATAAACGCTCAATTGCAAATCGCGGAGAAATCATTGGATGTATTTGCGATCTCAAAACGGAGTATATTGATCTTTATACAACCATTATTAAAAAGGCACAGGAATTCGATACAGATTTGATGGCAAAGGCCGTTTAAACTACAAAGAGTTGCTTTTCAGGTTTGAGTTAGTAACTTATATCTAATCATAAAGATGGGGAGTTCTTCGGAACTTCCCATTATTACTAAATACAAAAGAAACGCTCGGAGACATATAAGTTCTCCGGGCGCTTTATTTATGCCATTTTAGTTAGTTGCAACTCACAATTCATACCTACAATTCTTGCGATAAAATTATTTACTGGGTTTGCTGGCGGTACAGTTACTTTTGCACTTTAGCTTTCCGCTCTGCTTCTAGCTTTACAAAGTCAAGCCCATATAAATCTTCAAGCTCTTCGAGGACGTGCTTGATTCCATATCCAATATGCATCTCGTTTGCGCCAAATTTATAATAGATATCGCCAAGCGCTTCCGGTTCAAGTCCAAGATCGTCAATTCGACCTCTGAATTTCCCATGACCGTCAACGGTTACGGGATACCGAAAATCAGCGCCCCATTCATCAGTCCATCCGTTGTACGAGTCGCTATTTGCGCATGTGTCTCCAATTCTGTATTCAAGTTTACAAATGAGGTTCATAATGTCCTGATTGACTTTCATTTTAATTCTCCTTTAAAAATTACTCCCGCAGTTTTTGCAATGCCACTGTTTGCCGAGTTTTCCACTGGCAGCGCCCACGAGAGACACAGACACTGCGCGGCTCACGGTACTGATCTTTTCGGTATTGGTGGACTTACAGTAGGGACAGACGACACGCTTGCCGCTGGCGAGGTCTTGCTGTTCTTGTTGTTTTGCTTTCCATTTTTCTACCCGATGTGCTGTTTTGAGTGCTTTTTGTTTGCGTTCGTGTTCCTGACGTTCGCACTCTAAGCATCCAGGATCTGCTTGTTCACGAAGATAATCTTGGTACCAGCAAAGAAATCGATTGTTAAAGGAAGAATACGTTTTATCCGCTTTTTCTCTTAACTCCTTAACGCTTCCTGTTTTTTCCTTATTTACTGATTCTTGTACAATTCGTTTATATTCTTCATTAAATTCCGGGTACTTTTTCAAGATTTGATCTACCATATAGGCATATACAACAGATTTATAAATTATATTATTGTCCACAAATGTAAGGCTTGGGTCCTTATACCATTCAATATATGGATCTTCTTCGAGATATTTATATTCAGGGTATTTTCTGTACAATCTTTCCCCTTCTTTAACTAGAGCAATTTTAGTATAATCCCCAAAAAAATTTTTTGCAGTTCCCAAAAAAGGATTTACATCTCTTTTCATTTCACCGATTTGCATAAGCTCACCTCATTGGCAAATAATTCCAACCGACCATTGAGATTATTATACACTTTGACAGTCAATAAGTCAATGATTGAGCTTAGCAAAGGATTTGATGGAACTATTGAAAAAGCAATTTCCTCTACGGAAAAACTTAAAGGACTACCTGAAATCGTCCAAAAGTATATGATGTGGGGAGACTATAAGTCTGGATTTGTCAAAAAAATCGATGGCAGTAATTTTGGAACTGACGAAAATGGGAAAGATATTCAAAATTACGTTGCTCAAATTTCTAACCTTGATAAAGCACAGCGTAAGGCGATTATTAGTGTAACAGAACTTGGTGACGACTCGGAAAAAACTATAGAAAAACTTATCAAGCTCACTCAAACAGGTTCTCGTATCAATGGCAAGGTTTTCGAGGCAAGCTTAAAGTCTGCCGGTAATAGCGAAATCAATCAAGGCGATATCAATTCTCTGATGAATGCTCTTGGCATGAAAAACGGCGATAACTATGCATTACCCGACACTAATGAAGTCAAAAAAAATCTCAATATGTGGGCAAAGGCCGCAGAGAATGCTGACGCCAAAACTCGTCTTATGAACGCAGGTATCATTGAAAGCACCAAAAATGGCTACGCAATGACTGATTCCTTCAAAAAGATGATTGGCATCGAAGAGGTCGATGGCGTTGTTAAAACCGGATTAACTGCAAAACAACTTGCATTGAATGCAGTTATGCAGATCGGAAAGCAATTGGCTTTGTCTTTTGGTGTCGCGATTGCCACATGGGCTATTTCTAAAGCCGTTGAGTATCTGATGAATCTCAAAACCCGTTCTGAAGAACTTGTCGCTACAATGAATGATTCTCATGATGCAGCAGAACAAGCTACTAAGGATGTTGAAGAGATCCAGTCTAAAATTGACGAACTCAATGATTCCCTAGAAGCTGCTGGAGTTAAAAAGATTGAAGATATTGTTGATCCTGCCGAGCGTAAGCGGTTACAAGCCATCAACGATATGTTGCAGGCTCAACTCGAACTCAAGAAGCAGTTGGAGAAGGACGCGAATGATAAAGCAAATGCCGATACAAGTGCTGTTGTGAATGATAAAACAGAAGACAGTATTGTGAAATCCAGCACAGTAAATGTTTCTTACGCCGAGGGTGGTGCAAATGCTGGCACTCATCAGCTTGCAGAGAAAGTCTCCAAGACTGAATCTCTCCAGGAGTATGCAGCAGCACTCGAAGATACTACTCAAAAACGTCGTGATCTTCAGGTTGAACTCGACCAAATTGAAGCTTCTAGCGGAAAAGATTCTAAAGAGTATGCAAATAAAAAGAAAGAACTCGATGCTCTGAATGAAACTTTTGAATCCCAGAAAACCAAGGTTGAAGAATTGTCTACTGCTGTTTCCGAGCAGATGGGCAATTACAAGACAGATGCCGACAGTTTCGCCCAGTACAAGGATGAATATGTTGCTGGCACGAACGCAATGACAGAAGCCACTAAAGCTCTGGCGAATGCACAAGATAATACAGGCATTGACACTACCAATCTTGATATATTCTCAGAAAAAGTAAAACAAATCAAGAATGATATCGACAATGGTGATTCTCAGCAAAGTGATTGGAAAACATTCAATGGGCTTGATGCATTTGATGGAATGAGTGGCGAGGCAATAATCAACATTGATAAGGACTCTTCTCATCAAACCGAGACCGAAACAGCCGCGCTTGAAAAACTCCATAAAACTGCAGACGAGAATAAAATATCATTTGAGTCTCTAATTGGTGTGTTTGAAAGTTTCGGTCTTGTGCAAATTAGTAACTCTGCAGCTGCTGACGATTACGCCGATAAACTCGAAAAAACAATGGGCGTCATCGACAATATTCAATCAGCATACAAAGCCTGTTCTAGCGCTGTTGAAGAATACAACCAGTATGGGTATATGAGCGTTGACTCGTTGCAGGCTCTTTTACAAATGGACGACCAGTATCTTAATACTCTTGAACTTGTTAATGGAAAGCTCCAAGTCAATCAAAGTGCATATGCAGATTTGTTGGCAACTCAATACGCAGAAGCTCAAATGGAAGCTATTTCTCAAGCGATATCAGAACTAAATGCAATTGCAAAGGGAGACGCTGCAGAAAAAGCCGAGACATTTACTGAAGCGACTGAAGATGAAAAGAATAAGCTTATTGCTTTATGCCCTGCTTTGAAAGATGCTACTGTCGGAACAGGTGAACTTGCTGCCGCATTAGCCGCTGCACAGGGAGCAGCCAATGGAGAAGACGCTGACGCTGTTCAAGCTAAAATTGACGGTGTTATGAACGCATTGAACACCAGATTAACGCTTATTGGAAATAATATGTCTGCCGCAATGAATGGTGCTGCCGGTTTACGCAATCAGCTCAATGGGTTCAGCAATTCTTCGAAAAAGGCCGCTGATTCTTCGAACAAGGTGGCTGACTCTTCAAAATCGCTTCTTGACGCATGGTCTACTCTGTCTTCTGCTATGGAGGAGTACAACAAGTGGGGTAGCATAAGTCTTAACACGATGAAATCCCTCATGGGGCTTGATTCCAAATACACTTCTTGTTTAAAAGAGCAAGGAAATGAATTGGTTGTAGATGCCACTGCATGTCGAGATCTGATTCAGGCAGAACTAAAACAGGCTGCCGCTACAAATGATGGCACGGGTAAGATTGGACAGTACAATCAAGTCCTTGAATATCTTGATACTCACGCTAAGAATGGAACTATTTCGCTTAATCAACTGAAGGATGCAATTGAAGGTGTAAATACCGCACTGGATGAAGCAATTGGTAAAACAGACGAATTCCAGTCTGGTATGGAGATCCTTCATGATCTGTCTAAGATTGATAATGCAAATGGAGAACAGATTGCGGATTACGATGCACTAAAAAAAGTCACTGAACTAGTTACAAAGCACCCAGAACTCGATGGCATTTTCCTTGATGAGAACGGAAATCTCAATGTTGATGATGACAAGATCAAGAAGGCCGCTGAAGTTCTCATTGGAAAAATTATCAATGCTGCCAATGATAGTGGGCAAACCGGTCTGGCTAAGCTGTGGTCAAATCGCCTTGAACAACTGAATAAAGGCGATATCTCCATGACTGATTTCTGGAACGGTTTTGGCACGGACATCGAAGATGCAAACACTAAAATTGATAAATTCCAGAGTACATTTAGTGCTTTCCGTAGCGCTTTGGAAGAGATTCAGGAAACCGGCAGTCTTAAAAGTCAAGATACTCTTCAAGAGCTCGGTCAAATTGACCAGTCTTTCCTCGATCAGTTCATACAAGATGATGGAACATATAAAATCAACGCAACTGGTTTGCGTGATATGTATGTGAAGCAGCTTGAACCACTAATGAAGGAATTTGATGGAACTGTATACGGTGATTATCTCAAGAAGATGTACGATGCTGTACGTGCTCCTACCGAAGAAGAGTACGACGTATTGGTTAATGCGACTTTAGAATATAAGGTTGCAAAAGAAAAATATGACCGTGCAGTTGGTCGTATTGATTCTTCTGACGCATCTGATGAGGATAAAGAAGCTGCCAAGAAAGCAGCTTTAGATGAACTGACTGCTGTTTATAATCAGAAATATCAAGATGTTCAAGAAACCGATGCTCAAGTGATGGCGAAACTGATTGCTCACTGGGAGGACGCGAAAAATGCGGTCGAAAGTTTCAAGTCCGCTCTATCCGATGCAAAAGACGTTCTGTCTTCCCTGCTTTCTCTCCTCTCGTCTGCAAATGATAAATCCAATAACGACCTCAAGATTTGGGGCGACACGATGAATAAAGTCATCGACAAGCGGATTGAAGCGTTAAATAAGCAGAAGGAAGCGCTTGAAAAGGCTAATGACGAAGAAGAACGGGCTATTACTCTTGCGAAGCTCAAGGCAGAACTTGAAAAGGCTCGCACTCAACGCACAGTTCGCAAGTATACCAGTAATGGTTATGAGTGGGTGGCAGATGAGTCTGCAGTAAAGGACGCCAAAGACAATTTAAGTGACCAGCAACGCCAGTGGCGTAAAGAAGATGCCGAGAAAGCTATTGACGACCAGATCAAGAAGTACAATGAGTTCAAGGATAAGTTGTCTGAGGTCATGGATGATATCGGCAAGAGCTGGAAGGATTATCAGAAGGAGCTTGAATACACCGCACAGATCCAGAAAATGAGCCTGTCTGATATGGAGGGCTCGTTGGATAGTTACCACAATAAAATCATTGCGAGTCTGAATACCGGTAGCGCAATTACAAGCATCCAGAATCTGATTACAAACCTTGAGTCGTTAATTAATACGCTGATAAAGGTAAATAACCTGTACTCCATGTTCAAGAATGGCACGTACAAGGATCAAGGTTTAACAGGTCTGTGGAACACCATTAAGGGATTCTTTAGTAAAGGCGGTGCGGAAGCCACCAATGAATCTGCCAATGTGATCGAGAACTTCTTTAATGTCTTAAAGAGTAAAGCTCAGTCCTCTGGGAACGGACTTGTTGAAACATTTGGCGGTATCTGGAAGAAAATCAAAGCCGGAGCTCAGAGTCTATTTGATGGCTCTGGCGATGGCGGCGGTATCATTTCTACCTTTGTGAATGGCTTTAAAGCTATTGGTGGCGCAGTTAAGAATAGTAAAATTGGCTCTGCTATCATCAATGGTGGCGGGAAGTTGGTTGCTGGTGCTGGAAAACTCGTCAAAACAGCCGGAGGTGCTTTGGTTGCAGCTGGACCTTATGCAATTCCGCTTGCTGCGGCCGCTGCTCTTGGTATTTATGGAGGCGTAAAAGCCAGAAAGCATCAAAAAGAGATTTGGTCTAACAAAGAGGACGGTTTTGGAAAGAAAGCAATTAAGTCGGTTGCCTCTTTCTTCTGGGATATTAGTCCAATCGGCGCAATAGTAAATCTGTGTAAGGATATTGCCGGTAAAAACAAACAGATTGCAGACAACACAAAGAAAGACAATAAAAACAATGCCTCTAATTCTTCTGGAAGCTCAAACACTAGCAGCGCAGGCGTAGTCATTGGCAACATAAAAGACAAAAAGGCTACTGGTTCTAAAGATATCAAGCAGTCCGGTCGATATAATGTTGACGAGAGCGGTCCAGAACTGCTCGTGAGACAACCTGCTTCTGGGCGCTATACCTACCTTGAGACTGGTGATGGTGTTGTCCCTGCCGACATCACTTCTCGCCTGTTTGACATGGGCGGCAATCCAGACAGATGGTTTACAGAGCAGATGGAGCGTAACGCAGGCATTAGCAATATTCAAAATCGCACTGTCGAGGGCGATAAGATAACCATCGGTGATATCTATATTCAGAATCCTGTTGGTGGTGTTGATGACCTTGCACGCGAAATCAATCAAAGAATGCCCGCTATGTTTAAACAAATTCAAAGTAAGCGATAAGGTGGTGATTATATGAGCAAAGAATCCGCTAACGCAGTCGATGTACTGATAAAGCATATTATCAAAGCAGCGAATGACGCGGTGAGTGCTGCTCGATTTGACAAAACTCTATTCGGTGTTGTGACTGGTGCTTTCTCTGGCGGTTATGTGGTGACGGCAACCGGAAATGAATACAAAGTCAAAACCACACAGCATTTTGATACATACGAGCGTGTTGCGATTACTGCTCCGCAGGGAGATTTTAGTAACCTGATAATCCACAAAATTTAATTGGTGTTCATTGCGGGAAGCTTCGCCAGTGACGAAGAACCCCGCATTTTTATTTAAGGAGGTGGCATTTATTGGCGAAACCAACGATTAGGCCGATCGGGATTTTTGACGCCGCGATTGGCACATCGGTCTATTTTTTCATGAACGCATCTAACGTTTCATTGGCTGAGTATGAATACTATATCTATAACGGCAAAGACGATACCGAGGCTTGCCACTTCATTGGAGGGGCTGAGACGTTAAGTTATAATATCAACACTGGATATTCTTTCTTTATCGCGCCTGTAAGTGATGGTTTAAAGAATCAGTCGAGCAACTATTATATAAAACTGCGAGTAAAAACCAACGAAGATTCTTTCTTTGGAGATTCTTTCTTTGGAGATTGGAGCTCTGCTGTTTCTTTTTATTGTAAGGACAAGCCGACCCTAGGGTTTGCTGGTATGACAGCAGGCGAAGTAACGCCGATTACAATGTACGCGGCAGTGTTTGAAATGAGATACACAAATATTGTTGAACAAGCAGAAACATTAAAGAGTTATAAATATTATTTTTACGATTCTAATAAAAAGCTCATTGCGTCGTCCATAGAGTATCCCGGAACTATTACAAACACATTTTCTCAGTACGGATTAAAAAACGAATCGACTTACTATATTCGTGGCACCGGAATAACAAAGAACGGTTATGAGCTAGATTCTGGATATTATGAAATTCACGTCAAATTCTCGGACATCGCAAATAGTTATGCCTTGGAGGCTGTAAACAATGCTGAAAAAGGATGTATTGAGATTTCGTCTCACTTTATCTCTATTGAGGGCATTCCGAGTGGAGACTATACATTCGAAACAGATGAATCAGGCATGACATCTATTGATCTCTCCAGTGGCGCAAATGTTATGTACAGTTTGTCTAGTGATAAACGCCCGTATGATTTTGTTCTGAAATATGTCGTAAAACCCGTGTGTCACAAGACACTCTCAAAGATTATTTTTGAAGGTGATGTATATGGGGAACTGACGCTAAACGTGCGCAATTATGGAGGTGGTGAAAAACTTCATGCAACGTTTAGTCTTCATATTGGAGAAAATTTCAATTATATAATCAGAAGCAATTGTATTGATGCTGTAAGTTGCGAATATCTTTACATCTGTCTTTCTCGAAAAGATGGGTATTTTAATTTGGCTATTAAAGCCATCGACACGGCGGCGAGAGAGGCGGTGAGATAATGTTTTTTGGATTGGATTTTTTAAACGGAGATAACTCAATCGGGTTTACGAATTTTAATGATAAGTTGCAAGGCTTTTTTATTTCAAATTCAAAATTTGATAAAATTTATCTCACAAAAGATACGCAAAATACATCGAGCTCTGATTTTACATCAAACGTCGATACTATATTGTCAACAACGTTTGATGATAAAACTCTTGAAGCCGGCAATATTGGTTCATTTGGCAAAAGACTGCGTTCCATGCAGTTGAAGCGACGTGAAAATGGAAGAAACGAATGGACTACGTTAGCAGGATACACGATCACAGACACAGAACATTTGAATTTCTCTTTTGCTGATTACTTTGCTCGTGGACGAAACACAAAATACGAATACTGTGTCACGTATGTTCTTGATGACGGTACGGAGCTTCCATACATTACAGCGTCAACCACAAGCCGATTTGATGGCGCTGTAATTTCAGACTCCACAACCTCTTATCATGTTTTGCTTGATCCGAAGGTCACAAATACAACAAGAAACAGAGAATCCAAGGTTGTCACTACATTGAATGGAAAGTACCCATATATCTTTTGGGGAAGCGAATCCAATTATGATTCAGCAAATTTTTCTGGAACAATCATTAAAAACGATGGCTGTGACAGTTGGGACTTTGATGGTTCCTATCGTTATAGAGAGGATATGATAAATTGGCTTACAAACGGTGCTGCAAAAATTTTAAAAATGGAAGACGGTAGAGAGTGGATGCTTGCCGTTGACGGAAATGTTGATGTTGATAATTCTGAACACATTGATAAAGTCACTATCAGTTTTAATTTCACACAGATAGGAGACTTTGATAGCTCCAAAGACTTGAGTAATAATGGACTGACGGCATTTGACGAAAGTAAATATAGTGTATTTTATTCTGTTAATCTTGTTCTTGAGAATGCAATAAGTTCAAACCGGAGCGTCGCCGTAAAGAGCGGATCAGAATACCGCACAATACTATCTCCTGCTGTTGGATATGATCTTGATCAAGTAAACATTGTCATGAATGGTGTTTCCATTACTGATTCTGTATTCAATGCAAAAACAGGAGAGGTCGTCATCCCTTCTGTAACAAGCAATATTACGATTTCTGTTATCGCAGCGCGAATTAAAGCTGCTCAAATCGAATTAGATTGTACGACATTGAATTTAAAGAAAAATAACCGCAAGCAGTTGCATTTAAAATATTTACCAGAAAACGCGAAAGCCGGCACGGTCTCGTGGACATCAACAAACGAAAGAGTTGCAAAAGTTATCAATGGCGCAGTTCAGGCCGTTGGTCCCGGAACGGCAACTATTACAGCAGAACTCGATGGTTTAAAGAAGAGATGCATTGTTAACGTCGTATCCCTTTCCGATGGCATCAGTCTTGGCAAGTTCAGAGAAGGAGCATCCATTATCGAGCAAGAGAACGGAAGCGATACATATTTTATTGTGGCAAAACACGATTACGAGCCCGAATTAAACAATCGTGGCTTGACACTTCTTGTGCGTAAAAACAATTATGAAAAACGTCAGTGGAACGACTCGAATCATCTCAATGCTTATAGTGGGTGTGAACTCGATAATTGGTTCAATAAGACTTATTTTAATCTTTTGAGCGATGAACTAAAAAGAGCAATAGAAATGACAAAAATCCGATATACGATCGGAGGAAAAACGGCTGGTCAGACGCAATCCACTTTGCAGAGAAGAATTTTTGCATTGTCTGCAAATGAGCTTGGAATAAAGCACAAAAGTGCTTATGAGGAGGGAAACAAACTTCCAACATCTGACCTGTTACTTTCCACCGGAAGCTCCGAAAGCATGGCACAATGGACAAGAACACCAGCGCAAAAATCAAACGATGATCAAGCAAAAACTAAAAATGCAATATGTGTCGTGCTTAATAGTAAAACCTACATAGCGTATTCTATTTATTGTTATTCTTCGGTTGGATGGTACGTAGCTTATGACTCATCAGGACATGGTACAAGTCGTCGATACGATGTTTACGCACGCCCGGCGTTTGCAATAAATAGTGCAGTTGTTGTAAAGCTTTCTTACGGAGTGGAAGTAACGTCGATAACGGTGCCAGATGCACAGAAGAATCTAACAATGTATCTCGGCAACACTTATCAGTTGACACCTACTTTTGCGCCAATTGACGCGACATATCCGGTGATATCCTATGCAAGCAGTAATCCTTTTGTTGCGTCAGTTGACAAGAATGGACTTATTACAGCTAAATCAGTAGGTGAAACATCCATCACTATTTCGATTGACAACATAAATCTGATATGCTCAGTGACAGTGAAAAGCCATTAAGTAAGGAGGTGTTTTAATGCACTACGTTGCAACAGTTCAAGAGTTGCAGATGTTAAAAGCCAGAACGAAACACCTTTACTGCAGGCTTGAGCTTCTTGACAAAGACCTTAACGTCTTAGATAGTTTAGAAGGATTGGCGCTAGATGGATCAATTTCAATCGATGCGAATGCTGATGTTAGGCATACATTTTCTTCAACCATTTATCTAAAGAAAAACGAAACGATCAGCAAATACTCTACGGAGGACTGGGTTGATAAGCTTGTACATGTATATATTGGCGTAAAAGCGCCAGGCAGCTCTACTTATTGGTACTCAAAAGGTGTATATGCATTTAACACAAACGGATTTACCTACAATGCTACAGAGCATAATTTATCCATTTCGTGTGTAGACTTGGTTGCTTTGTTGGACGGCACATTAAGTGGAACATTGACGGGAATAAAAACAACATTACAAATTGGGTTGAAAATTAAACAAGCAATTATTGATACATTTAAGCTCGCCATCTCATATGGTTTTATTGGTCATGTTAACTATGTGGTTGACTATTGGAATCGTACTATCCCGTATGATATTGACTTTGGTACGGCATCATCTGTGTGGTCGATTTTAACACAATTAAGAGATCTGTATTATCCGTTTGAAATGTATTTTAACGACACTACTTTTGTGTGTCAGGAGATACCATCCGGTTTTGACGACCCGATTGTCATGGATAATGAAGATTTTCAAGAGTTTGTTATTTCTGAAGGAAATAATATAGATTATGGTGAGATTAAAAATTGCATAGAATTGTTTGGCGCGTCGATTGAGTATGATACATATGTGAAGAATATGACGCACAATGTTTCGACAGATATTGCTGAAAAAAACAGCAACACAGTTAAATCAAGCTCTGTTATATTAAATGTAACAAATCTCGACATGACAAACGATTGTAATATTGCGCTTACGACTCCATTTGAGGGATTTTGTAAGAATGTAAGTATCAAAATCAACAACACGGTCACAAAAGAAGACGGAGAAAAAACAACCAAAAATGTTTATCAGTATGGTCCATTTACTTTGTATAAGTCAGATGTTGATGAAAATGGAACTGACGTGCCGATTGACGGAACAAGTCTCGCTGCTGACACAATGATCGTTATCAAATATTCAAAAGATATGAATGCTTTGTATTATCGAGGGGAACAGCAAACTCACGCGATGGCGTTGCTTGTTGATAAAGAACCAACAGAAGAAGAACTAAAAAAATACAAAAGAGACGAAGCTTGCAATAATATAAAGTTCATTAGTCTGGGAAAGAGCAGTGGCTCTATTACAGAAATGAATCCACGTTTCACAATTGATAAAATCGGTCGAAGGAACAAGATTTGTTCTGGCCAAGAGTACGAAGTGTACTATACAGATGAATCTGCTATGCAATGCGCAGAATACGAATTATGGAAATCCTGCCGACTAACAGATAGCGTAAATGTGGAGTGTTTGCTTATTCCGTGGCTTGATGTAAACCAAAAAATAACTTACGTGCCAGAATACATAGACACGCATGGTGAAGCATTAGAGTTCATAATAAAGAAAATAGATATTTCTATTGGAGAAGGAACCATGACACTAACGCTGATGCGATATTTCCCATACTATCCATATATTGTCCAGAATAAATACTAACCAGCTCCGAGAAATCGGGGCTTTATTTTATGCTTCAAACACAGGAGGTGCAATAAATGACTTATGAAATAAATCAAGACGGAAGTTATAAAGACCTTGAATTTACAAACTTCCCTGCCAAGATTGATAGCTGGGAGGACAGCGAGGACGTATCCTCCGATTATTTGGACGCCGCGAACAACTATAAAGCAGCATTAGCGAAAGGCAACTATGCTACTGCTCAAAATATTCTGTTGAGCACTCCTAAGCTGAAAAACATGTTGATTGGTGCAAAAGATATCAATGAGCTTAAACATGCTGTTATGGCAATCGAGCGTTTTTATACAGAAGATATCAAATCTCTTATTACTGATTATTCTAATGAAGCAAAGGAAAATGCTCAGAAAGCAACAACTGCTGCGTCAAGCGCTATGAGTTCTAAGGCTGCTGTAGAAGAAAAAGCCAAAGAGGCAAATGACAGCCAAATCGCTGCGAAACAGGAGGCCACAAAAGCGGCAGAGCACGCCGAGGCTTCGTCAAATAGCGCAAGGGCGGCGGCGGCCAGTGAAGCAAACGCAAACACCAGCCAGACAGCAGCCAAAGCGTCCGAGGAAGCAGCTGCCGGGCACTTACAGGCCACAAAAGAATACTTCGAGCAGGTGCGCACGATCACTATTGGTGCACAGGGATGGTATGCCACACCAGAAGCACTAAAGGTTGCGGTTCCGGTTGGTGAAAACGGTTGGTGGGCTGTCGTTGGCACGACCGACACCATATGGACGTGGGACAGCGACACGGGAACGTGGAAAGATGGTGCGCAGACGGCTGACTTATCCGACTACTACACCCGCGCTCAAGTGGATAACAAACTATCCGACTACATGAATGAAATGCCTTCTAAATTTGTTACTCACGGTGTTTTTAACTCGGCGCTGGAAGATTTTCTACGATGTGGGTATTTGGGGGAAGCAGACCCAGGCGTGGGCTCAAATCTGCCTACCGGTTGTCTGGGAATCGTGTATCAGTAAGGGGGTGTGCATATGAGTATGTATGTAGGAGTCAAAGACGAAGGACATCCGATATCTAAACTGTATATTGGTATAGACAATAAGGCGCGGCTCGTGAAAAAGCTGTATATTGGTATAGACGATAAGGCGCGGCTCGTGTATTCCTGTGATACGCAGATCATGCCACTTAGCGTAGGCAATTCGGTCAAAGTCAAAAATTGATAGTGGCACATATATGAACTTTATTATCGTGCATCATGGGTTGACAGGAATCGATTACGCTCAAAGCTGTAACGGTACTTGGTTGATACAAAGACACGTTTGTAATCGAGTGGCATACGACGATTCGTTCTACGAAAACTCGAGTCTGCACAGATACATTTCGGCAGGAGCTAAGATCGTGTATATGTTTACAGTTACAGAGAAGAAGGCAGAAAAAACAAATGAGCTATGAAAAACAGAATTTTGTGGACGGCCAAACGCTGATAGCGGAGATGCCGAACAACATGGAGATTAGTACAGGTTTGTGGTTGATACAGTAATATAGACAACGTTTGATATTACTTCATAGTTAGTAAGAAGGTCTGCTTTTGTAATAGCAGACCTTTATTTTTATGGAGGTGTTTATGAATATTATTTATTCAAACGATGGGCTCAGGGCTACAAAATACATTGAATCAAAGTCATATAGTCTTGATGAAATTTCAGATTTATCGAAATCTGCCGCAGAGAGTGCAAAGTCTGCGCATGACACAGCTCAGACTATTTTGGGTACCTTGGAAACGGTTCAAGCGTATGTCGATGCTATCGAGAGTAATAAAGTTGCTGCTGACGAATTAGCAGCCAAAGCATTAGAATTCATTTATTATAAACGGTAAGGAGGCGTGAAATGTACACTTTTTTAATTGGCGACGACAATACTTTAACAGCCAGTGTGACTGAGAGAATTATGGAGCGCAGTAAAATGGTAGATAATATGCACTTTCTTGCAGATCAAATCTACAAAGATGTAAACATGAGCGATTTTATTGTTATGCTCGAATACGTGTTGCCTATTAGCAAAAAATACAAGACTGAATTCTTAAAAAAGTCAGAAGATTTATATAAAAACAAGCTAGAATATCTTCTTCCTTTCGACACCAATTTAACCAGTGAAGCAGGAGATATTGAGATTCAATTGACATTTACCAAAATCGAAATGGACTCAGAGGGTAAAACAACACAGTACGTTCGTAAAGTTGGTCCTGGCATTGTGCACATTATTCCTATTAGCAAATGGTCTGATATCATTCCAGATGAGGCGTTGAGTACACTTGATCAGCGCATTATAGCACTTGAAGCACTCAATAAAGCTATGACAGATCGTTTCAATATCAATCTTGACAACAAGGCTGACAATCTAATGTACGACGACAAACATCGTATTCAGCTCACATCTAATGGAAAACCAATCGGCAACGCAATCAAAATCACCACAGAGTCTGTCGAAGTGGAAGATGGTAGTTTGCGTGTCGTTCAGTTTTAATCACCGTATTTAAAAAGAGGTGAGAAAATGGCAGACTGCAAATATTCTAAGCTCGGTTATGGCCGTGCGGGCGATGTTGAGTCTGCGATTGCTCGTGGATTGATTGACGGGAAAGATATCATAATCACAAAAGACACATCAGAATTTATGTACGTCCGAGACGATCTGTCTGTTCAAAAGATAATGTCTCGGACGCTTTGTTTTGATGAACCGTCTATCGCAAACGAAGAACTCAATCGCAATGAATCGACCTATGCAGGTCAAACCGTAATGATCAAAGATGTAAAAGGCAAATACACGCCCTGGATCGTTCAAAAAAGTTCAGAGTCAGGACGATTTTTTGTTGAGCCTTTTAATATTCAATCTATCAATTTTCAATGGACCGAATTTTAATAAAGGAGGATTTTTATGGCAGAAGTTAAATTTTCGTATGGTACTAAAGCACGGTATGACGCACTAGTACAGAAGGAGCTCGACACTCTTTATTTTACTACTGATACGCTGCAGATTTTCAAGGGCAACACTGAGTACACAAAGAGTACAAAGATGGTGTCTGCTTTGCCAGCTTCTGGACAGATTCAGGGCGTCATCTATTTCCGCATGAGTGATTATACCATGCACATTTGGAATGGTACAGAATTTGTTCAGCTGAATAAGAAGACTGTAACTCAGATTCCGGCAAGTGCAACAAATGATGATATTCCGACCTCTAAGGCTGTTGCTGATTATGTTCAGGCAAAGATTGAAGCAGTTGAAGGTATTAAAGGTAAATTTGTCACTGATGTTACTTATAACGCTGGCGTACTGAGCGTGGCAAAGGGCGGCGAGGCTGTCACTACAACCCTAACTGGCGTTATTCACGAGCCCACTTACGACGCTACAACCCGGACAATTACGCTGCCTGTGTTCGGTGGAGACACTCTAACCATTGCACTTGGCAAGGATCTGGTTGTCACAAATGGTTCTTATAACGCTAAGGATAAGAATATCGAGCTAACCATCACAAGTGGTGACGTTATCAAGATTCCTGTTGGTTCTCTGATTGATATTTATATCGGTGTGGCAACTTCTACTGCAACTGTGACCGTTTCTGATGATAACAAAATCAGTGTTGCTGTGCGTGTATCCGCAAAAGCTAACAACTCTATTACGATTGAAGAGGATGGTCTGTATGTGGCTGTGCCGGATGCTTACACTAAGGCAGAAACAGATGCAAAAATCAAGAAGGTGCAGGATCAGCTAGATGGACACTCTAAGGATACTGTGGTGCATATTACCGCTGAAGAGCGCAACACTTGGAATACAAAGGTGTCTCATGATGAACTAACTGCTGCGAAATCAGAAATAATTGCGACTGCTGCTGCGGACGCTACCAAGAAAGCCGATGCCGCCCGCGACACTGCAAAAACCTATGCAGATGGTTTGAATACTGCTATGGACAATCGCGTCAAGAACGTCGAGGGATCTCTGACTTGGAAGGCTCTTGATGATTCTGGCGCGAACGCTGAGACATAATAATCTAACATGAATCCCTGCACTCTGTAATAGAGTGTGGGGTTATTTTTATCGAAAAGGAGTTTCATGATGTCAAAATTATCACTTTTAGAGATTGCACAATCTCAACTCGACAAGACTCCAGTGATCGACGGACAGCTTATTGTCTGCCTTGATACCGGAAACGCCTATCGAGATACTGCTACGGCTCACGTAAAAATCGGAAGCGATTTAGAGGTTGTGAGCGACTTACCATTGGCTCCTCTGGCCGAAAAAATCTATTATCTGAAGCCTGATAAGCTATATGCGTACTTGGGCGGCAACTGGACGCTATTAAACGACAACAATTTCTCACTGGGTGCAAATAAGAGCGCACTTAACGGCAATGCAAAAATCACGCTGGATGGCGCAAAACAAAGTTCTGTATCCATTAAGGGCACTGGCATTACCACTGTTATGACAGATGAGAATGGAGAGATTGTTGTGAACACAGGTGATCCTTCTTTGTATATCAGCGCGGCGGTGGATGCTCACAACAGCGCGGAAAATGCCCACAGCGACATCCGCGCCACCGTGGCAGCCATGAACGCCAGCATCAAGGCCATTGAGCTAAAGTTTGGCACGAACGTGACCAAGAACCCGTTCAGCGCCACATTCGGCAGTCTGGACGGCCTGACCGTGACCGGCGTGTGGAATGCCGAGCAGGCGCGGATGGAGTTCTGACAATGGTTGAATTGTTCAAGGCATAAACGAAAACAAGGAGGTAACAATGGCAAACGTAAAACTGGGCACAAAGGTCGTTGGCAGCATCGTCAAAATCAAGGTCAACGGTGCGGTCAAAGATTTCATCATCGTGCATCAGGGCTTGCCCAGCAGCGCCTATGATGCAAGCTGCGACGGTACTTGGCTTCTGATGAAGGACATCTACACCACGTCCATATTCAGCAGCAGCGATAACTTCTACAAGGATTCCAGAATCCACACATACCTGAACGGAACGTTCTACAACCTCATCGACAGCAACATCCGGGCAGCTATTAAGCAGGTGAAAATCCCGTACCAGAACGGCATTGGTTCCGGCGGCAGCCTTGCCACCGGCTCCAATGGCCTGAGCACGAAAGTATTCTTGCTGTCCGGCTATGAAGTTGGATGGACGACCAGTGACAGCAACTATTTCCCGAAAGATGGTGCAAAGCTTGACTACTTTGGAAGCGGCTATGGCGGCAACAGCAAGCGTGTCGCATACAACGGCAGCAGTGCTGACGATTGGTGGCTGCGCTCTTCGCTCATCAACAATGGCGACTACGTCTGGTACGTCCTTTCGGATGGCTCTAACGGCAGCTGGAGCTGCAACGACCCCAGTGGTGTTCGCCCCGCTTTCATTCTTCCCTCTACACTCGCGGTCTCTGACGATGGCACAGTCAGTGTCAACACCGCACCTACTGTCACCACGGACGGCGCAGCTCTGGGGCAGAAAAACGCGGCCTTTGCATGGAACTACACCGTCACCGATGCTGACGGCGACACGCTGACTGTCACCGAAAAGCTGGACGGCAAGACCACCAAGACCCGCACAGGCGTTGCCAGCGGCATGGCCCTGACCTTTGAGCAGACCGCCGATGCCGCAGGGTTCCAGCGCGTCCTGAATGGCAGCCACACCCTGACGGTTGAGGTAAGCGACGGCAAGGAGACCACCAGCGCGTCCGCAACCTTCACCAAGACCGTCCACGCCGCAAGCGTGACGCTGGCCGAGCCTCTGACCGTGGAGGGCGACATTACCGTTGCCGTGCTTCAGGTGACCGGCTCCATCCCTAGTGACGCGAAGTTCAAAGCCGAAGTGACGAACAACGCCGCGGACGAGGCTCCGGTCTGGCAGGATGTCACGACCGAGGTGAAGAAAGGCGTGAACATCGTCTTTGAAAATAAGATCGCCGCGGCTGGCGCGGCATTCAACTTCCGCGTCAGCGTGGAGCGCGGTACAAGCGGCAAGGGCGGCTACATCGAAGCCGTTTCCGGCGCATTCCAGTAAGGAGGACAGTCACCATGATTCAGTGGAAAAAGGACAATCTGCCCACCCGGCAGGAGAAGGAAGCCGAAGCCAAGAAGCAGGCCGAGAAAGACGGCCTGCCTGACCGCGTGGCCGAGGTCGAGGACGCAATGTGCGAACAGGACGCAGCCAACGAGAAGCGTTTGACCGACATCGAGCAGGCTCTTTGTGATCTGGATGAAGCCATCAATGCCAACAAGGAATAAGGAGGTAAAGGACTATGGATAAAATTTGGGCAAACCGTTTGATCGCTGGCACTAAAACTTGGGCAGAGATGCCCGCATCCCGCCGCGTTGGTGTCAAGAAGGTTCTGGCAGAGCGCGTGAACAAGGGCGAGATCACCGCCGAGGACTATAAGCGCATTACCGGTGATGACTATGACATGGCCTGAGCTGGTCGAGCGGCTATATGGTCATTGGCGGGCTGAACAATTATATTCCGTGGAAAACACCCATGTGGAAGCAGGCCAGTGTTGGCGCACTATTTATAACTGGCATAGAGCTGGTAGTAGGAATTCCGCTAAATCTGATGCTGAATCTACATATTTGGGACTATTCTTCCCTTCCATTTGATCTGCTGGGTCAGGTTTGTCTGCCGTTTACCGTGCTGTGGTTCTTCCTTGCTCTATTGTGCATTTTCACCGATGACTGGCTAAGATACATTCTTTTCAAAGAAGAACGTCCACACTATCACTGGTAATAGAAAAGACCCAGAGTTGTTATGCTCCAGGTCTTTCCTTTTTATTGTCATTCTCTTTCTGCTCGATGAAGGGATAAGACAATTTTAATATATCACATTGTCGAATTTTGTCAATAGAATCGAGGTGATGAAAGTTAAATGGAAGAGATTATTGATTTTTGTTTAAATCATCTTGGATCTGTTATGGCTGGCGGCAGTGGTTTGATTGTCGCAGTTATGTCTATTATTCAAGTATCGAAAATCGAAATCAATCCGTGGTCTTGGATAGCCACCCAATTGGGTAACGCTCTTAACGCTGGAGTGATGAAAGAAATTAAAGATATCAAAACAGAACAGGAAGAAACTAAAAAGAAGCTTGACGCACATATTGAAGAAGGCGAAGAGCGTAAAGCGGATAATTATCGTAGTCGTGTTCTTCATTTCAATAACGAGCTCGTCAGAGGACTCGGACATACCGAAGAGGACTACGATGAGATTCTTGGAGTTATTTGGAAATACAATGAATATTGCAAAACGCACCCCAAGTATAAGAATAATAAGATGCCACATGCTATCAAGAATGTGGAGCGTATGTACGATGAGATGTTGCGCACGAATGGATTTTTGAAAACAGAAGAATAAACATATGAATCGTTGACCCGGTTGGCTTAGTGCCGCCGGGTCTTTTATTTATCAGGAGGTATATTATGATGGATTATATGAATCAGATTATTTCTGTTATTGTTAAACTGGTTATCACTGGTGCAGGCACTGCTTTTATCGCCTATGGGATTCCTTACCTGAAGCAAATCGGTATGTATAAGATTGTCCAGATGGCTGTCCGTGCAGCTGAAAAGCTTGGTCTTACCGGAGCGATCAAGAAAGCAGATAAGAAGAAGTACGTTATTACTATTCTGGAGAAGATGGGTGTAAAAGTCACTCCTGTTATTGAGATGATGATTGAAGCTGCCGTTAAAGAGCTGGACATTCAGAACGAAAAAATTGAAGCCGAACTCAAGAAAGATTGAAGGTGTGTTTCCATGGGCATTATTACATATTCCATGAAAAAGGACTGGAATAAAAAATTGTCTAAGAATTTCTGCGCATATGAATTTGCCTGCAATGATAAGAGCGATGAATTCAAGGTAGCAACTGAGCTGGTGGAGACTCTGCAACAGATTCGAGACCACTTCGGCAAGCCGATTCTGATTAGTTCTGCCTACCGTACTCCTGCATATAACATTTCAATCGGTGGCAGTTCTCGCAGTCAGCATTGTCTGGGTACGGCAGCGGATATTCACATCAATGGCGTTGATCCGATTCGTATTGCACTGTACGTAGCGTCCCTCCCCTACTTCCAGAAGCATGGCGGTATTGGCTATTATAGTCGAGCACAGGTGACAGGTGGCTTTGTTCATGTTGATGTGCGTGAGACTTATAGCCGTTGGGTCAGTAAAAGTGGTACTGCATATCAGGTCGTGAGTAAAATCATGCCCACAATTCGTCATGGCTCTAAGGACTGCACTGGTGGCGTGTCTTATGCTGTGACCGTGTTACAGCGGCATTTAGGCTTAAAGGTAGATGGCATCTTTGGCGCTGGTACAAAAGCCAAGCTGGTAGAATGGCAGAAAGCACATGGATTGGCGGCTGACGGCATCTGCGGAATGGCAACATGGAATTCGTTTTGATGGCAGACAACCAGAATATATTTCGTGCAGGAGACAAAATTAAATTAGATGGAGTATTATTTTCAAACAGCCAAACTCACTGCGGTATGCGCCGCCGGGGAGAATGGTTTATATATGATGGAAAACTAGTCAATGGTCGCTATCGGGTGACGAATCTTGAAAGCCGCATTGGCAAGTATCCAATTTCGGTAAATGTATCAGGCTATGTTGAGCCAAGCGATATTGAATTGGTTGACAACAGGAATGGACATTGATATTATTATTCCGAGGAGAAGATGTC